TGTTAAACATGTTCAAGGAGACCTGAGGAAGTTAAGCTCTATGAAAGAAATGTATGACTCACCTACGACGATTGTAAAGAAAGAGACTATGCGTCGGTTCTTGTTGCCTAAGTCGTATAATGAGGATACAAAGGATATAACTAGGAGACTGCTAAACAATGACGTGTCTATAGACGAGCATCTGACGTCGCTCAATGACACCGACAGAACAATTGTAGGCCTTCTATGGCACGAGAATGTCGTTGATTGCCTTACCAAGCTTCCTAAGTCAGATGCGTTCCCCGTGTATCTCGAAGCGCTCGATAATATCTGTTACGCCGACTACATAGACAGAGTCACTTTCCAGAAGCAGATATGGCAGTTCAACGAGATGAGTTCACTCATGAAGACGTTCAATAACAATAGACTATATCATGGATCGTTTAAGAAAAGACCCAAATACAATCCAAGTGAAGTGAGATTTACCAAGGTTTTAACCAAGTATAGCACCGAATACAATAACTCTGTCTTTGTACAAGGTGTCTGTCAGAAGCTGAATATGGACAGGAAAGACGCTTTTTCATTCTTCCTTGACATGCGCAATAAGCATTCGGATGAGAGCATATACAAGATGTTCGAGACATATGACATCAACAAGTTAGACATTAATAGAATATACAGGTATTTGGACAAGTACACCAGAAAAGACTGTGACATTGACGATTGATTAATGTTTTGATACACACTAATCAATTGATAATTTATGATTTATGATTGGCTCACCACTCTTCCTGGAAGTCCTCCTCCGTTGCCTCATGCTGGACCGGAGGGGTGCGTGGATTGTTCTTCATGAACTCGAGGTATGCGTCACGGTTGAAGACTCCGTCAGGGAAACTGGCAGCCTTGCGCGCTCGCCACCAACCAGCCAAATAAGGGTTCAATGTGGCTTTGTGATGACGCGACCACTCTTCGGGTGTATCGTAGAACAGCATCAAAGGTTCTTTGTTCACAGGATCTCTTGTGTCTCTAATGTACCCATTAGCATCATGAAACCCAGTGCAGTCCATACTCTTGTATAACTGCATCTCGTAGTACGATCCCTGGTTGCAAGGATAAGATTGGCCTGTCTGTGCGTTTACACAACGACCACCGATACGGGTAGGATAGTATCGTCTCTTTCTCATTCTGGTTTTCTTCTCATTGCGATCATCGTCGTAGTTCTGCGCATAGGTGTCATCTTCTTTCTTCTTGCTTGGCATGGTAGTCAATTACTGTATACATACATGCAGGGATACGCTTTAAACTGTTCTCCTTATTTGTTTTGGCCATTATTAGAGGATACCACTATATTCTCGTTACTCACACCTCGGCCAGTCATCGCTCTTAGAATCGTTAACTCGGTATTAGCTTCATGCAAGCGTCTCGTAATTTCTCCAATGATATCATGTTGTCTCTGCAATAAACCGACTATCTGTTGTGGTGTCATTAGCTGGGGAGGACCAGGGCCTTGCTGTATCATGATACTGCCTTGTGACCTGTAATGATTGGCCATGGCTTCTGCGTCTTTTCTTCGCTTTTCTTCGATCTGAATTATCTGCTTCAGGACATCTGGTTTCATGTCTGGTTTTCCTGGTTCATATACGTCAAGTAACCCTTCGATGTCTTCCATATAAAACTTTCTCATATCAGCTTCCTTGACAAACTGCTCAACGGTCTTCTCGGACTCTCTCACATAACCAGGGTTCGGGTTCTCGAGAAGCTTCCTTTTGTCAAATGTGTTATGCTCATGCGAGAAAACAAGAATGCATTTAAGTGGATCTAGTTGTACGAACGGAACTGTGTACCCTTTCAAGAAGGCTCTCTCTTCTGCAAGAGCTGCTGTATCTTCATACTGTGTCTGGTTGAGAAGCTCCTTACGGAAGGCGAATGTTCCAGCAGTGGCATGGTTAGGACCGTACGGACCGAACTGATACAACTTCTTTATGTGCTTGAAATAAATGTAGATTTCACTGGATCCCGCACACATTGCTTCTGGATTAGCTTTCAACGTCTCTACAGCGTGGGAAACACGCTCTGGTGGATAGTAATCGTCATCATCCATGTAAACAATAATGTCTCCTTTTGACTTTTTGTGCATGAGATTTCTTTTCTCGCCAAGTGGCATCTTTTCTGAGTAGTAGAAGTACTTGACAGACGGATGGTTGCCGACCAAATCTTCGACTTTATCGGTACCATCATCTATAATGATCCATTCCATTCTCTCTTTGGGATAATCCTGATGGTCAAAACACTTCATCATTCTAGATATGAATGGTCGTCTATTGAATGTTGGTGTACATACACTAACGAATGGGTAATTGGAATCCGAAGACTCGCATTTAGACTCGCATTTAGACTCGCATTTAGACTTTTTCTTCAAGTTCTTCTTTTTTGCCATATAAGCAAAAAAAGAGATACGCCTTTACACCCTTTGATCTATATTAGCTTTTTCGAGACATCTCATAAAGTGCTTTGAGTATCAGCACTACCCAGGCGATGGTCATTCCTGTAGATATGGTTGAGTCCAAGTGGGCTGCAGCTGCTGAAACAACGAAGGACGCAAATACGAACCCTAGGAAGCCACCGTTGCACTTAATGATCTGTCCTATTTTTTGTCGGTCCATCACAAGTGGCGCTATCAGGAAAATGACGAGCAACTGAATCATCATTGATATAGAGTTACCGAGTGGCATAAGCCACGTTGCCCAGAATGGAAGGAATGCGTTCAACGCACTCCATATCAAACCATCCCCTTCATCATCAAATACTCCAAAGAAAAACGAACTGAAGTACACCAAAACACCCATTAGCTGAATAAGAGGGTAGAAGAACATTCCGATTATCATCATCACCGCTTCGGGGACTACGTCGGCTACGCCTTCCAGAACTCCCAACAGCTTAAGTATCTGCTCTCGGTTCCACTTAAAAGTGTGTGCGGTCGAATCAGCGATCCAATTCTTATAACCGGCCCACGAGAGTCCTTTATGATCCCCTTTCTTCATAGAGTACGGCCATCCACATGCCCGCCCATCGAAACCTAGCAATGCAGCAAGGTTTATCTCAGGTGCCTTTATTTCACCTCCAAATATATCGCCGCCGCAACTGCCTGCCGCTACGTTACCACCTCTTTGTCCTCTCCTGCCGCCTCCACCCATTTTTTTCTCACACCAATAGTCCTCTAGTGCGGTCGGAAACAAGACGTGTTTTCTTTTGTTTCGCACAATGTAAATAAAGTTGGCTCCAAGTATGGCTAAAACCATAGTCAGCACAGCGCCACCAATGACGCTGCTTAGAAAGCCAGGAACGTCATTATTCGAGCCACTACTATCAGTCGTATTGGTTTGCTTTTCTTCGTTCTTGCTGTCTAGCGCTTGTGTATCGGGATCAGACATGTCTATATAATAACCAGATTAAATAGTCTGTGCACTTTGTATAGCGTTACATGAAAGCGGTCGAACTAGTACTATATATGCTCGCTGGCCTACTGTTAGTTCTTTCATTGTATTCTCAGATATCCGATACTTCGAAACAATGTCAAGAGAGAAATGTCTACTATCCTGGCTCTTTGTTCCGTGTCCGGGAAGGCATGAAATCATCAAGATCCACTACAGTGACATACCCTGATGCGTATCCACAAATACATCCTCCGACGAATTACGCTGTTATAGAACAGCAGGATATTGAACTCAAAAATGAGGAAGTCTCAGCTTATATTCAAAGTGAGGCAAGTGGGTTAAATACACACGAATGCCGTTCTACATTGTCAGGACTGTTCCAAGACTGTGGACCGAATCCACATAACGCCTGCTCTATAACTCCATCACTAAAATAAGAAAAACAAGGCAAACAGACTCATTCTTCTCTCTCTCATACAACACTCTTTTATACATCATGATACAACTTGTATGAATGATAGGCTACCCAAGCTCCAAATGTCAACAATATTAACGCTGTTTCAACAATTACGCTCATTTTCTTATATACTGGAAACATACTCGCAAATACTTGTTTCAATTTTTTGACACATTTAAATGATTACATAGAATACTTTCGATCCAATCATTTACCTTGCGAACTCTAATCCGGCCATACCCGACTCGAACTTCAATACGTTGAATCGCTCTTCCATAACCACCAGATTAAATGTGTACTCGTAGATACCCCATGCAGGCTTTATGGTACCGATAACTACCCCATCTGGACCACAGATCGTCGAGAACTCAGCTTGTGTATCGAGAATCGGCGTAGTTGTCGACACCTCAAACTCAACCGTGGTGAATGGACTCATATTCATTGCTCCACTAGGTTGAAAATCTGTAGGCGTCGTATTTAATGAGAAGTTGTAGCAGTAGAGTCCGTCTTGTCCGTTACCACTGGTTCTGACATACTTCTCAACATATCCAAGGACACCTGCGTCCTGTTGATTCTCCCGGTATTTACCATCCAAAAGGAGACCCCATGATGTCATTATCATCTCCACATTCAACGGGCTCGCTGTTCCAGTGTACATTATTCCAGTATGGGAGTTGTCGGCATTGTACATTGGGTAAAAGTTGCGTGTGTTCCCTTGAGAATCGGTACATGTATATGGTACTACTGTTTCCAGCATTGGAACACGAACCCCTGCAGGTTTAACCCCTGCATATGCCCAATTGGTGTAGTTGGACCATTCATTCCTTTCAAACGCATCCGACCTCTGGAAGAACCACATGTACGACGAGACCATCCCAATACTCTTGAGATCGACTCTTTGGGACCCAACCACGTTCTGATATTCGGTTGTATAGACCTCTTTAATCAAATACTGCTGAGGCTGGGATGCGAATACCCGTATTTCGTCATCGCTGAGAAAGCAATACGTAGATAAGAGATGGATATCCGAGTCCCAGTTCGTTCTCCGATCCTCGTATGCAGTATTTGTACGTACGTCAACAACTGGAGGTGATTGAAGGAACTTATAGAATGCGTATGTACTACTTGTGGGGTCAGTGGATTCATAGTAGCCATACGGTTCATACTCTTCTGAACCACCTGCAATATGTCTAACTCTATATAGTTCCTGTACAGGACGAATGACAACTTCTATAGTAAGCTCAGCATATTGAAGAGAGATCAATGGGAAAGCCATCTTAGCGGCTAGCGTGAACCAAATGTTAAGCGGTATGTATAGTGTTCTTCCGCGAATAGACGGTTCAGCACCTGCCGTGTTGAAGTCTGGATTTGAGCCGACCAGGGCATTTGGATAAACGTTTGTTCTGCCTTGAGCATTGGCTGGGTCATTGAGGTCTGCGACATTGCCAGTCATCTTGTAATAGAGTTGTTTCTTGGCTTCATCGAAATCTCTCTCGACCATATTCATCAAGTATTGGCCCGATAATGTCTGAATCAGCTGACCTCCTACCCTGAAATTGACATGTTCTATCATCTGGGAGCCAATATTGTCAATCCAGCGAAACTCGAATGGCTGCCATGTTTTGGATGGGCTATTTTCAACAGCATCACATAGAGGTGGCACGACTGGGCTCCAAATGTTAGGCAAATTGACAACTAAGTATGTATCCATTAGCAGATCAGCATAACGCGGAACCTTGAAATCGAAGACAGACCTCTCCGTCATACGTAAAGTTCTCTGTCCATTGAAATCTATACGAAACTTCTGCATGCCGAAATTACTGTACTTCGCATATGTAGTCTTGAAGAACGTCTTTTGTGGGTTACCATTTAATATCACGTTTTGAGCGCCGTACGCAACTAAATTGAGCAGTCCTCCTGGCATCTATATAGAGATGCCAAGATTATTTAACCTATTTGGTCACCAAATATAATAGCTCCGTATAATAATGGAGATAACTTCCGATATGGCAACTGAAGCACTCGAACAATCAAAGATAACAGGTTACATCGTCCTAGGTTTAGCTGCTATTCTTCTGATAGGTGGCGTTTTCTGGGCATGGAACAAGAGTACGCTTGATAATCAGAACTGTGAGAACATGAATGAGCTATATGCGGATTTCCCAAGCCTAAGCACTATTAACCCTGATAATGCAGACTACCAACACAGTCTTCGCGACTATTATATCAAAACAGCATACAACGCATGCTCTGCAGGTCAGTTCAAGAATGACTTCGTCAATGTCTGTGCTCTTAAAAACAACATCCGACAAGGCGCAAGATGTCTCGATTTCGAAGTCTACTCTGTCGACAATAAACCAGTTATTGCTACAAGCTCTGTGAATGACTTCACAGTGAAGGAAACATTCAACTCAGTCAACTTCGCTGACGCACTAACAGTAATCAGAGATTATGCTTTTGCAGGCGGCACATGTCCTAACCCTAATGATCCCCTTATTATTCACCTAAGGATAATGAGCAATAATACTCCTATCTATAAGGATATTGCCGACCAACTAGAAAGCGAGTTGGGAACAAGACTGCTTGGTCCGGCGTACAGCTATGAAAATCAGGGCAAGAACTTGGGGAAAGAGCCAATCCGCAATCTTATGGGCAAAGTGATCATATCAGTTGATAAATCTAATCCCATATTCGAAAATACGAAACTAGACGAATATGTCAACATCGCAAGTAACTCTATCTTCATGCGAGCACTTCGGTACTCCGACGGTGTAAGATATACACCAGATATAAATGAATTGATTGAATACAATAAGAAAAACATGTCTATCTGTTTACCAGATGTCTCTCCTACTGACTTCAATTATCAACCATCAACGGCTATGCAGTGTGGAGTACAGATGGTGGGAATGAGTATGCAAAACTTCGATGCTAATCTAGAGTATTATGATGTATTCTTTGATAAGGTTGGCTCCGCATTTGTTCTGAAGCCTGCCGCGCTAAGATATATTCCGGTTACGATACCGGCACCAACACCTGCGCCGGAGTCCAACTCATATAAGGAACGAAAAACGGCTACTGACTTCTATAGCTTCTCAATGTAAGCGCGTATATAATGTCATGCATATATATATACGCACAATGTCTTGTATTACAAAGTCTATGACACTCGAGGAAAAAGAACTCGCAATTCTTCGCGGTGCGGTCGATAAAGCAGAAGCGAAAGCAGGCAGAAAGATTACACACGCAGAAGAAACCAAGAAGATGATCGCAATAGTCGAGAACTTCCTCATTAGAAGAAAGCTTGTCTGTTATGGTGGAACTGCCATTAACAATATATTGCCTGTCCAGGATCAGTTCTACAACAAAGATATTGAGATCCCCGACTATGATTTCTTCAGTCCTGACGCTCTCAAAGACGCCAAGGACCTAGCAGACATTTACGCCGATCAAGGCTATAGCGATGTGGAAGCTAAAGCAGGTGTTCATCTTGGTACGTTCAAGGTGTTCGTCAATTTCATCCCTGTCGCCGACATCACCGAGATGCCGAAGGAACTATTCAAGTCCGTCCAAGGTGAAGCTCACAAAAGAGCTGGCATATTATACGCTCCTCCTGATTACCTGCGAATGGCTATGTATCTCGAACTATCTAGACCAGATGGAGATGTAAGCAGATGGGAGAAAGTTTTGAAACGACTTACGCTGTTGAATAAACACTTTCCAATGAAGAATCCACGCTGCAACCATGTAGACTTCGTTCGCAGCTTTCAAGGCACAGAGCAAGACGCAAGAGACATATATAACGTGACGAAGGATTCTATTATCGATCAAGGTCTTGTTTTCTTTGGCGGATATGCGGGTCATCTATACAGCAGGTATATGAAAGGCAAGGAGAGTAAGCGTCTCAACCGTTCGGTTCCGGACTTCGATGTATTAGCTGAAGACCCTGAACGTGCTGCGGTCATTATCAAAGAAAGACTGCTTGACGAAGGGTTCCAGACAGTCAAGGTATACAAGCACAAAGGTTTTGGTGAAATAATCGCACCACATTATGAAGTCGCTGTTGGAAAAGACACTGTCGCATTCATCTACGAACCTCTCGCATGTCACAGTTATAACGTGATCCGAGCTGGTGGTAAGAAAGTCAAGGTTGCTACAATTGATACCATGCTGAGCTTCTATCTTGCATTCACGTTTGCAGACAAACCGTATTACGATAAGGAACGCATCCTGTGTATGTCGCAATATTTGTTCGCTGTTCAGGCACGCAATCGGTTAGAGCAAAAAGGAGTACTGAGAAGGTTCAGTGTTACATGCTACGGCAAACAGGATACACTCGAGGACATTCGAGGAGAAAAAGCTGAGCTGTTTAAAAAGCTATCCAAGAATCGTGGTAGCCTGGAATGGGACAAAGTGTTCTTGAGATACAGTCCTGCCCAAGACAGAGAGAAGAAGGAGAAAGAAAAAGAAAAGAAGAAGAAGGCAAGAAGACGAAACCGCACAAAGAACGAAAAGAAAAAAAAGAAGCGACAAACAAAGAAGAAGGGTCTCTTCGGGTTTTAACTTAGGTGATAATTCCAATACTGTATCAACTAAGCTGGTTCATGATATCTATTTATTGACTTATATATATATATACAAATGGACTCTGTTATGTGTTTGTTTTTAGCCTCTCTACTATTGCTAGTAATCCTTTTTCCAAGAAGAGAATCCTTCTCGTCAGCAAAAAAACAGTGTATAGATCAGGGAAACGGCCAATCATGGTGTTCGGATGTCGGAGAGACACAAGCAAGCGGCTGTAGCTGCTCAGGAGGGATGGTAGCATATAATAGATATGGACGATGCTACTGTATGAGCAATTTGAACCAATCAGATAATGCCTTCACTGCAAAAGGTGCGTCTGGGAGCGAGCAGACTGAAGCGCCCGCATCACCTACGGCACCATATGCTGATGTCTTGCAGCAGAATATCAGTGGCAATTCCGGAGCAGGTCCCGTCCCAAGCTCATCAAACATGTCTTCAATGCTTTCACGAGGTTCGATGCTATCAAGGCGTTAACTATGCTAGACTTCTTTCCGAGATTAACAATGACGCAGGCTGTCATTACCATTACATATACGAAGCGGAACCAAATATGTTCCCTTACGCCCCAGTCGTCCCTCCATGAGCATATTCCTGGTTGCCGCTTCATTAACAGGTTGCTTATAGACGACACGCCTTCAAAGATCCGGGAGTGTGGATTATCCTCACCACATGTTGAAAATATCGTGCTCATCTGGTTAATACCGAGAATATCAACGACGATAGTTGGTCTAAGATTATCTTCAAACATGTAAGGAATTATACCATCAATATATTTGTTATCTAAGCAGCTACTGCCGTCTGTCAACAATGGGAGGTATGTGGATCTATTTAAAGTCTCTAATAGTTGTTCGGTGCTTTCAAACGAACTCTGTACGATAAACTCGTAACTATTGATGTCGTTGTAACTGATAAAGACTCTATCATTCATTTCTGCCACATCTGTGTCAGCGAGCGTCTCTTGTAAGGCGTTGACGTACAACAATGAATATCCACTCAAGTCACCTGTCTTTCTGAAGGCAGCTCTCATATCATCAAATAACTTTTCGGTGCACGCAAAACATCTTGCAAACATGCAGATAGCCACTAATGCCCCTGCACTAACACCGCTTATCCTGACGATTTTCGTCTTTCCTTGCCTTTCAAGTTCAACGAGAAACATCCCTACACCTATGGTGATGTATCCATTGAATGCACCTCCTCCAAGGATCACATCGATCTCATCCGGAATAGACTCATTGGGAATGTTTTTTGCCAATGATTCTATGTACTGAGCTAAAATATCAATTGTGGGCATCTCTACTGCCATCTGTAGAGAGAATATGATGAAGTATATAACATATTTTTCTCTCTAAAAGACACAACTATGTCCAGAATTAGCTGGGACGAATACTTCAAAGAGTTGTGTTTGGTGACAGCAAAGCGTTCACCGTGTAAAAGACTTCACGTAGGATGTATACTGGTCAATGATAATCGTATCATCTCTCAGGGGTATAATGGATATCTACCGGGGTTTCCTCATGAGCAGATCATGAGGGAAGGTCATGAAGTCGCAACTGTTCACGCAGAACAGAATGCAATAACAGATTGCGCGAAGAGAGGTGTGTCCTGTAATGGCTCAACCGCCTACATATCACATTTTCCGTGTCTGAACTGTATGAAACTGTTATGCGCTAGCGGCGTATCCGAGGTGAAATACATAGAAGACTACAATAACGACGAGATTGTGCACCAAATGAGCCGTCTAGGAGGTGTAGCGTTGTCAAAGTTAGACACTCAACTGTTGGACGATTTTGTGTGAACCAAATATGATTGCGCCGAATATAACACTATTCACCACATAACCAGATAGATTCAAGTTTCCGTTTGCACCATAACACATAGGAAATGTCTTTAGAAACGTACGTCTTACAACAGGTAACTGATACATGAAATATAGTGCAGCGATCATAACAGGTACTCCTAGTTCTGCTGCTAGACGATCGATCGTTGACTCGGCTTCTTGTTTCTTAGCATTCTGCCTTATTATCTCTTCACTGGTCTGATGTTCCGTGATGTAATCGGATGTAGTACTTGTGGGTACAAAATTAGGTTTGACCGACTCGTCTCTGGTCACCGATGTTTGGTCTAACGGAACATCCCTGTGCTGCAACGATAGAGCACCACTAGCGCTAGCTTTTTGTATGCCACTAACAAACTCGTTCATGTCCATTACCTCGTTCTCCTGTGGTTTGGCGGCTGCGAGATCGGCGTCTCTTTGCCTTTTTACATCTTCAACTTTGCTTTCAACAATTACATTCTCAGTAGTTTGGAGAACAACGTTTTCATCGCTCCCTCCTACAGGTAAGTCGTCTATACTAGTTGCTCCTCCAGACATAGTTTATTATACAGAATCAAACAATAATAAACAATGTTACGCATACCCAACTGTTTTCTCTGGACAGGCGAGAGTCTTGGCCTTAAACTTGACACATGTATCTCCATGAGCATAAACGTTTTCCTCTACATCCTGCAGACCAGGACTAACGAAATTAAAACATCCCAGCTCAGAGCAGGTCTTTCGGAAGAGACTAGCCAGTCCGAGCCCAAGGATTATAGATACGACTACTCTCCCAAAGTCTGTCTTTATCATGTTCTGTAAGTTTCGGATCATTGGTCTTATAGTATATCCTCAAATTATTATTGTATCGGTATTCGCTTACCACCTTCTTTTGGGCAGTCAATTGGCTTCGGTTCGTATGCGTAGCACAGACCTGCCTTATCCGCGTACACCACCTGTCCTGCGTTCTCTGGTGTTGGGTATACAGGGACTGTCTCTCGCGGTGGATTTGATATCCATACAAACAACAATCCTACCACGAATGCTGCCGCCATAATTCGGAAATCAATCATAGAAACTAGACCTGCCATGTTGTATTACAGTGATATTATTCCTGATTTGCTATCACAACTGGATCTTCTGTTAGCTGATATGCCAGATCTTTGTATGTGAAAGGTGCCTGAATAAGATAGCTTATGCCGTCCTCGCAAGGGACAGGATTCCCGTCGAAGCATTCAACGCCAGTATATGCATATGTGTTTTCCATCAACTGTTTGGCTAGAGGCTTCAACTCGCCGTTATAAACCTCAATCATGTCGTTAATTTTGTCTTGTTGATTCGTATCACTGAACTCCTTAGCAAACGCTTTAAGGCGCTGTTTTTCTACAAACATACTTATCTTGTTCTCTGAGATGGCTTTCTCGAACTCGCTCCTAGTTATGGTTTTGAGAGCGTCGGCCTCGACTGATTCTCTAAGGAGCAGATCGTCCTTGAGTTTCTCACGCAGCTTATGAAACTCTGTTAATGCTTCGTCTTCCCCTATGTATCCAAAAAGTAGATTCAGTTTGGTGCGTATGATGTCACTTTTGGTTGTTTCTTCATCTCCTTTCAAGAAAGAAAGCGTTGTCAACACGTTCTCATAACTCCCTTTGTTGATGTCAATATTCAGATTACATGGTTCGCTCGCGTTACCACATTGTGCCTTGAGGTTGTCAGCTGTCACTGAGAATACGATGCCTCCTTGCTTACCACAGTTAAGACACTTCGAACGAAGCTGTGTCATCTTTTGTCTCTTCTGAATAGCAGTGAGAGTACGGTCTCTGCGGATAGCTCGCTTCTTATCTGCGATATCCTTCTCATACGATGATTTAAGTTTGTAGAACTTGTCCATAGCGTCGACTACTGAGTCATCCATAACGTATAGATTATCTACATATTATTCCTCAAAGCAGATAGCTCAGAATGGTTCGACCACACCGGTAGATCGGTGATCATACTTGACTTTTTATCCTTAGTGACAGCAATTTGTTGTAGTTTAGAAACGATGTATTCCTGCTTTTCTTTCGCCCGTCTAGCAAGCTCGGCAGGAGTTGGTTTTCCTTTATACTTCGTGACTAAAAACCCGCCTATAACCAGAATAAGTAATACGGTCATGCTAAAATTGAACAGTAAGCTCGTGTGACTGTCTTTGAAACGCCTGCACTCCTTGAGTGTTTGGCCGAGGAAGTAGGAAACTCCTGGTTCGGTTAGAGTTGGCTTCTCCATTGCTTGTTACTAATGCAAAGGATTATTACGAAATAAATTGTACCTATTAAGTATATAGCAATGGGAGGCACATCAAGCGTAGGTAACTCATACGGTCTGTTCATGCTGATCACCGTAATCTACATAATTCTCGATTACACTACTATGTCCAAGCGAACCGAAGATCCGAAGTCTAAGATGAAACAAGGTCTAACGTACGCATTGATATATTGTAGCGCATTGATCGTGATAGAACTATTCGTCAATCTTAGTCTAACTTCGGAAGTATGTGGAAGTGCACAATGGGGATCGGCTGTATTTGCCACGGTATTTCCATGGGGTCTAATATTCGGTTCAGTAATGTTACTTCTCAATATGTTTCCTGGATGGCTAGTACCATTCTCTAACACATTCGGCTACTTAATTGCCGTGTTGGGAGGAGTGAACGGTGTTGTATCGGAGATACTGTTACCGAGACCTCATGATAGTTCCAAAGGTGCAAACTCTGCTACCCAGGCGGCACTGGCTCACATATATGGTAACAAGAGCCTGATGGTAAACGAGATAACATCTAGTTCATTCAACTCGTTCTGGATCGGAATGAAATCATTAATGAAGCAAAACGCATTCGAGAGCGTAAGATTAAAGGACGAACTTTACAAATTGGTCGTTATGAAAGAATCAGCAGCAAAGTTCCTTTGGTATGTTTTAGCAGGAGGACTCGTGACATCGGTATCATTCAACTATATCGTAAACTCTGCATGTTCGATGTCTATCGACGAGATGGAAGAGAGACATAAAGAATATGAAGAAACGATTGCTAAACAGCATAGCAATGAGAAGGATGAGAAGCCGAGAGTCTACTCCACAACAGAGTAATATGTTTAATCATACAGTCATTAATGCCTATATGATTTTGGGAGTGTCTTCGGTGGCGATCAGAATTGCATTCGCGGGATAGAGACATAGTAAAGAACCGAGAAATAAGACATTATGGCTACAACGATTGCCACAAGCCATGCTGGTAGGACGGTTTTCTTTTGATACCCAACCCCAAAATGTCGTAATGACCCGTCGTCTTCATACATGAACTTGGGTTGAGCGAATACAATCAAGCCGTACGCTATTGCGAAAATTAGTATTGCCGCACTGGTTATGTGCCTACGAATGAAGTTTCGATCCATTGCTAACTATAGACTCGTGCGATAAAATATTTAAGTTTCCATCTCAACGCTCTTAACTATCGATCTTGTCAATAACATCCTTTGTTAGTACTGTCTCTCTTGCCAGTCCATCTAGGACCTTCTTCCTTTCTTTATTACCCAGATCAGAGTTTGTCTTAGCAGCAAGGGTGACATACTTGTCTTGCAGTGTTTCAGACTTTGACCAATCCGGGTGCGCATCAGAGAACTCGGATGGCCACTGACGGCGGATGCCGTGTTGTGCTGACTCGAGGACCTTGGCACCGGAGTCTGGTTCCCATCCATTATCTTTATCGTTGATATACCATTCTGATTTCTCGGCGTCGGTACAGTGGAATGGACGGTCAGTGATGGTAAGAGGCTGAAGATTCTTAAGAACAACATTTCTTATGGCCTCTGGCCTGGATTCATCTAAATCTGCCAATGTAAGTTGTAGGTTTCTGGCGAAATCCTGAATGCACATCGCCTCACCACACTTCTCGTTAAGAAACAGATTGACGTTGTATATTTTCTGATTGTTAATGGTGTTATGCGAACCGCTACCTGATATATGGCTTGTATTACTTCCCAGAGCGTTCGCAGTAGCTATACTAAGCTGACTAAGTGCTTTTACTGCATCTGCGATGCCTTTCAATGTTTCAGCAGTTGAAGACTGCTCTGGTTGGTGTTCTACCACCACGTTGGTGTCATGTTTCCAGTCACATTTATGTTTATGACGATAATAGCCACTATGATACTTGTAGGTTCTACCACATTCACATGTATATACATTCGTTGCTAGAGGTGTAGTGGTCGTGCAACTTTTTGCAACTAAGTCTGTATCATTATGTACCATTTGTGTACCATTGTGTTTTCTCGTCTCAAGATGTTTCTTCCATGAAGATTTTCGTGACGTAGAATAGTCACAATTCTCACAGTAAAATGATTGTGCAACTTTTTTGCAACTTTTTGCAACTAAATCTGTATCATTATGTACCATTAAATGATACATAGAAAAGTTGCTAAAGCCAATGACGCGTGTTTTGTAGTACCTTTTTTTCAGTCCTACATAACCTCCCTACATAAAATATTGGTGTAACTAGAGGTATTCTACTACAAGCGTCATGATAAACAGGGTTTTTTTTTCGTGTTTTCATTCTCGATTTATAAAGAGGAAAATAGGCCCTCAAAAACTGTCTCAGAGAAACAAAGATGGAAATGTGTTCAAAAAGTTAAGTTTATCATGACGCTGTAGAGAGAAGTTGAAAATACTGTTATTATATGACCCTACATTATGGGGCAAGTACCTTTTTTAAAGTTGAAGAAGATGATATTTAGCATTTGTTCTGCTCTACATCATCATGTGCTTAATCGATTCCCATTAAGAATGCACCGGACCCGGCCAACGCTAATCCTACCCACTGTTTATACGAAAGTTGTTCTCCATGGAAATGCCATGACAGCACCAACACTGGTACAATGGCTAGACCATACATTACCTGCTGACCAACTGATCCGCCCTTGTTAATCGCCATCGCATGAATAGGATTCGTCATGAGCGCGAACAATAAGGTCGCAGCAATTACCTTGTAATTGAGCGAGCTCTCAAGTAATTTGGCAGATTTGCCGTTACTAGTCCGCCACAACGTATATATAACGGCCGCTAGGATGCCAGCACATATGGAGATTATCAAACCGTATCCCAACTGTGCCGACTCGTCGTTTTTGACATCTTCATGAATAAAACTAAGCATGAATGAGAACACCCCATATACTCCGGCACCCAACAAAGATATCGGAATCCACTCCATGTGATTGCTTTTACTGACCATCTATACATATAGTCGCGATAAATAGATAGTATGTTGATCGTCACAACAAACTGTCTGTGGAACACTTAATAATCGTCTTCTTCCATCTCACCGTATCCATCGTTGTCTTCGCCTATGTGCGTCATGTCGAACTCTTCGCGTTCTATGTCTTGGGCATTTCGCTGATTGGCTTCCATGTCCATGACGAATACATCCATTAGCGCATCCGTGACACCGTCACCTGTTCCAAGACGCATCTCGTTAGCAGTCCTCTCTTCGATTGCTTCACGTTCAGCATCATATGTATCTCCTTCATAGACGCGGAATCCTTTCTGTTGACCTACGGCCCAGACGCCAAGTTTGTGATTGCGAAACTCCTTGTCGATATCACGCTGGTCGTCCGTCATTGCTGTCAGTCTGGCTACAATACCGTCTTTTTCTTTCTCTTTGGCACGAGTGACACGTTCTTTCAATGATTCGTAGTCGTGATCAATGTTAGATCTTTCGCCACAAACGATGCTCATATACGCCGTTATGATGTTTGCGATCTTACCGGCAGTTTCCTTTTTGTCGCCGGTCATGACCTCTTGCAGAGCCATGTCTCCTAATACCGCTACGTCAACCTGCTCCAAAGGTCTTAGCATTGGGTTGGATGGGCGCTCAGGAACCTCAGCGTAGAGTTCATCTCTATCAACTAGCTTGGCGAGCTCTACTAGAACCGATAGGATGTAGAAACGCATCAATAGTCCGACTAGTCGCTGATCGAATATCGATTCAATCATTTCACCGTCTTCCTGACGCGGTGCAAGATACATCGTGTCCCATGCTAGCCGCTCGAGGTCAAGAGACTCCGTCTGGAACAACTTCATCGCCTCAGTTATTCTCGCATCACCGTAGAACGTAGAGAGAGGAGAGTAGTGTTTTTTGACAAACTCTTGGATATCGTACGCATGCCTTTCACTAAGCTTCCAGTGACGAGGGATAGGTATCTCGTTGTAATTGACGGAGTCTATTATGATGTTGGGGAACACTCTGGTCATTTGTTGAATAGCATTATGTGCGTAATCTACTGTGCGGAATACGGAAGTCTCTGTATTCTTTCTATCTTCGCGGATGGTGGGAATGCTCCCCAGACAGGCAATAAAGTCATTAAGATTAGATGAAGATGAGTTTCGACGGACGAAATCGGTTAAAACTGCTTCCATCTGTGGGATAGATGTACCAAGGTAGTTCTTGAGGTCTCTTACGGTATCGCTGTCTGATTCAGCGGGACCATCCCTAGCACCGTATCGATCAAGCACTGCGACCATCTTCTCTCTGAAGACGAGAGGCACTACCTGACTGTCTGTGTCTTCTAGATGCGAAAGATGACTCCTTAGTCTTTGGATGTTACTGTAGACTGCAACACCTAGGTCGATATTGACGATGTTGTCACGGTTCACAATTGACATGAGTCTGGCTAGGGATTCATTATTATAGTTTCTTCCATCCCTCTTCAACTTCGCGATGTGCTCTGCGATAGAGGCTTTCACGTCGAAGTCATCTGGTTTGTCCATACAAACTGCCCTTAGTTCTTCACTCAATGGTATATCACTGTTGTATTTGCAGTATACGATAAACGCTCTGTAGATCGTTTCTTCGTCGAACTCAGGAGAAAGTGCAGGATAGCGAGTACTTGTGTTCTCTGGATCAAACAAAATCGGTGCCCTAGAAAGACTAGCTAGACCATCAAGCGTCTTTCTGATGTCGAGGACGGTATTATTGTCAGAGATGATCGATGGGTCCTTAGATGCAAAGAAATCGAACGTATTATCCGATTGGCTATTACAGCAGGCGTTCTCTAAGAAAGGGTCCTTAGCTGCGTTACTAAGTACAGCCTGGTTGTCGATAATATCCTTATGTAGTACCTTTTGGATACCTTCCTGTATAGCGAGAGACGTGTAAATGATCTTAGATCTGAGTGCATCTATCTTGAGGAACTGATCAGAAGACCCCTTGCTGACATCCTGTTTGAGTTGTTCTCTGAACTCTTGTGGGATTTTCTCAACTGCTCCTACCTTGACAGGCCTTAGGGGTGGAAGGAAATTAATCCAGTTAGCAATAGACAGTTCCTCTGGAATCTCTACATTGCCTACTGTGTCGTCATACTCTGTTCTTTCTCGGACTCTTTCTCTCATCATGTCACCGGTTAGAATGAGTTTATCGATGTACGTCTCTATCTTAGACATCATTTTCTGTGGTGTTAGTTTCTTGATAGAGTCCCACGGTTCAATTGAGCTTTTGATTCCGTTCGCGACACAAACGATGTATTCTAGCCCCGACTTATCGGCTGTTCCCTTGCTAGGATAACCGGCGAACGATCTTACACATCCAGGGAAAGTTTTTCTCGTCCTGAGAGGAGGAACACTCGTTTGGATGCCAATAAGAAGGAATGCGATGGTCATTAGAATTAACGTTTGGTTATATACGGTCTCGTATGGATCAGGCTTTTTCTTTTTCCGACTTGCGGCAGCAGCAGCCTCGTAGTCTGCTTTGGAGGGCATGCTTTTTGCGAGCAATTTACTTGTCTCCGACATAACAAACTCCTGGAGTGATTCAGTATCTAGACCCATGTACTTCGAGATAGCGTTCATCACTCTGAATATTCTCTCTGCTTCCATTGTTCCAAACGAAGTAGGGGCAGATCCTTTTTGTTGAGCCACAGCTACAGATACATCTGTAGCCAAAACGTCACGAGTTTTCATTGCGAAGCCATCTTCTGTGAAACCTTCCTCTGTGCTGAAATCGATTGTTGTTATCACCCAACTGGAGTACCTATCAATAATGGCCTCACCATCTCCACTCTCGTCACCTTGATCACTGATGATTCTCGCCATGGTCGCCATGTAGTTCTCACCACGAACAAATGCGTCTGCAAGTTTGGCAACGAACGTTGGTAATATCTTGATTCCACTGGAGATGCAATACAACCACCATACATCTTCTCCTTGGTCATTAGCAGGCCTTGTGAACATAGCTACGAACTTTGTTATATCATTCTGCCTCTTTACAAAATCACCTTGAGAGAGAATAGTACTTATCAATGGACCGTTAGGGGATTCCTCAACAAGAACCTCTTTTGCTGACTGTCCAATTGAATACTTCAATATGTCATACTTCATGAAGGCCTGCTTTTGCAGAGCTAAAAGAGCAGGTAATCTATCACGAGCATTCTCGGCTTCGGATTTAATCTTCTTGAAAATGGCATCAGCGTTTTTCTGGAGACGCTTGTCGAACTCATCGGCCATGTCTTTGATCGTATCTTTCTGCATCTCCATCATTGCAACGGGTAATGACTCGCATTTGTCATCTACGGTTATGCACTCTGGCTCTAGATCACAATACATCTTTGATGTATCCCCCGACTTGTCTGCAGCTGATTCGTCTTGAAGCCATTGATTGTCTTTTCGTTGAAAGTACGAGTACACACTCGAACCATCGTCTTCCTTTTTAACAAGTACCGCGATGTCGCCATCCCTCACTGGACGTTTGCCTAATAGTAGGGCTTCTGCTTCCCTGTCTGCGGCATCCGGTGTCATACCAGTGTTCTCTATCAGCTTTACCTTGAGGATATCTCTCTTGGAAGCGTCGGTTTCTTGAATATCTACATCTACTTGATAGTCGCGAATGACATCATAAAATGTCTTGTCGAACTCAATGTCAAAGTAGATTGTTTTTCCATTATCCTCAATAAGAAGTTCCGGGGATGTGTACTTCTTGGCAAGGGTTTTAGATTCGCACTTGGTGTTCGTTAGCTTAGATTCGACTACTTTGGTCTCGCGTTCTAGCCACCCTTCTGTGTCGGCAAGCGCAGCCATGCCATCCTGAATCATTAGCTCGCTTCCAAGCAACCCGATCATGGAATTATAAAACCTACTGTAATCCACAGAGCCCATGACTTTCAACAACTCTCCGTTAGACATTTCATCTAGTGGAAGGCTTGTCAGATCATATGCCTCTATTATGTCCTCTTGTGCTTTACTGCTGTACCCACCCATAGTGTTGTCTAACAATGTTGGGTGTCGGCGCTTCTTTTCATTACTCGAGATGAGTATGTCGTACTCCTTCTTGGAGGTAGCATAGTCTCTCCTGAAGTCACTGATCTTCTCAGTAACGAACTCTACCATATCGTAATATTGCATGAAGGAGAGATCCCTGTGATAAACCATGAATGGTTCGAGATAAGAGACAATTTCGTAGAGGGACAGTCTACCCTTGATGTTGCTCTTCACGAGATCGAATAAAACTCTTGTCTTCGGGATAGATGCCTTGAGGTATTCATCGTACGATATGTCTTTGTCTGGTAACCTCGAGTACTCAGTTATCGCAGCGAGGTAGGTTGCCGCTTCGAAACCAATATCACCTTTCGCGCTCTCGACGACTTTTCGTCGGACAGACGTGCCCTTATTAAGAAGACGCCAATAAGGCATGAAATTAGAAGCTAAGTTAGATCTGGTCATAATGTCAGTTGCCGGAAGGTTTACTCGTGAGAATGTAACGGCTGATTTCGGGAGTGTAAGAAACGACTTTATTACTACAGAATCTGGTCGTGTAACTTCTTTCACATTTACGATCATGTCTCCGCCTTTCACTCTGTGGGCTTCGAGTGTGTTTTCACCAAGGTTATATCGTTGAATCAAGAATCGCTTGCGTTTGATCTGTTCGTTTTTGGCCACAGATGAGTAGAAGTCTTCTAGCATGTCAACAACACCGTTCAAGTTTGTACCAACATCCTGCCTTGTAAGATCTGAAGAGAGAGGTGAAGGGTTTTCAAACGGTGTCCAATACTCTTTCAAAGACCTTAATAGGTAGTTATACCCATTTTCTCCATCAGGGACTCTTCCCGAATTGAAAGCATTGATACTTTCGTCTTCACCTACTCTCTCAGTGGCTAGAGAGGTAGTGACAATGTCATCGAACATTTCAGCTTCCTCAGTGTTCACGTCGAAGAGCTTCTTTTTGTTACGGACAACAGGGACGATCCAATACAACTTCTGTTTTAACTCTTTGAGAGCACCAACCAGAGGCTTGTAGTCTGCGCCTTGAGATTCAGGCATAGAAGCATTGCCGTTTTCATCGAACGTTGAGAAGTCAGTTCGTAACTGTTTGAATCTTTCAATCATTCTGTGGATATTATTGAGAACGCTGGTGGTTCTTTGGTTGTTGGGTATGTCAGAAAGCATTTCGGCTAGAAGATCATTTGTCTGTTTATCGATACCATATCTTCTCTCCTCAGCAGGAACCTCAACTAGCCGTTCAAGAGTTTGTTCTTCAGTACCAAACCGGATCTGATCAGCGGCGAACATGATGTTTTTGACTCTCTCTTTGAAGCCAGGTTCAATCTCGTCCTCTGGAGACTGAAGTTCGTTTTGTTCAATATCATCTGGTTCACTGTCATCACCCGTAACCTCGACGGGTTCTTTCTCCACAAGTGATTCCGGTGTATCCCTGAGGACGAACTTGTCGATAGGAATGTCTTTAGGAATGCCCTTATATGCGAAGTCGATGTATATGACGTTACCATCTGTCAATGTCACCTCTATCTGGTCTTCATCTAGAGATGTTACTTTGCCAGTGAAAGTTGTAGGCAGATCTCCACCGAAATGAATATCAATCCATTGATCAGGTACAAGGCTGTTCTGCTTTGCATAACCTTTCTCATCCGCTCTGCTAAGAATAGAGATGCCTGTAATGGATTCGTTGAGTAGAGAACCATCTTCGTTGATGTCCAACGTTAAAGGAACACCGTCTGCACCGAGAAGATCAATACCGTTCGAGTCAATATACTGGATTAGATATTGCTTACCGTTCGTGTTCTCGTCGGACGGTGATACTAGTTCGACTATATCACCTAGCTGAAGTTTAACTGTATCTGCTGGGGCACTAGCCATTGTTTTATAATTAAGGCAGATATTTATCTGCATTATGTGTGGGATTAAATGTTACGAAAAGAGTTAAAGGATTCCGTTGTAGTCATAATACGCTAACATGTCAGAGACTCAGCAAGCACGCAGATACGACCTTAACACATTGGGCGGCCAGTCCATCGAAACTATCTTATCCGGATGTGTCGATGCGATGCCAGCTGCTCTTAGCCACAAGAGGTGGCGATGGAAGGACAAAAGTTATGATGTTTTCCGCTACAAGAAGGACTTTCTAACAGCTCAGGATAGTCCTCCTGATCTAGGGAAGTTTCGTTCCGCTATTTTTAAAGATGGCAAATTAGTATGTTTTGCACCACCTAAATCTGAGCCGTATGATGCGTTGTGCAGCAATTCCATGATATACGAAGACTTCATCGATGGTACAATGGTGAACCTGTTCTGGTCTGGTGATTGCTGGGAGATGGCTACCAGGAGTACCGTGGGCGCCAATGCAGGCTTTTTCACCAAGACAGGCAAGGCTAAGGCATCAGGGGACAACTTTTAGAGAGATGTTTCTCGATGCGGTGCAGTATGGAGAAAAGCAGACCAGTACAGAGTCCGGAAGTGACTTCTTTGGCAGTCTAGAAAACGTAGACAAGAGAACAGTGCTGTCATTCGTAGTCCAGCATCCATCGCATCGGATTGTTGCGCCAGTAGAGTCGCCATCGATCTACCTGGTAGATGCCTACCACATTGAAGCGAACAGCGCTCATGCGCTCGATAGAGCGGAGGTTTTATCAAAATTACCATCGTTCGTTAGAACTCCAGTTGTCCACGAGAATATAGATCTCGAACGTTGGAAGGCGTGGTCATGGGTCAACTATCATGTGATGGGATTGATTGTCAGGGACTCAACTGGTGCAAGATCTAAGATTAGGAACTCAGAGTACGAAAGAGTCCGTCGACTGCGTGGTAATCAGCCAAAACTGCAGTATCGCTACCTAGTGCTCAGAAAGGAACGTCAAGTGAGCGAGTACCTGCGTTTCTTCCCTGAAGATAGAGATCTGTTCAGTAGTTATCGTGATATGGTGCACGACTTTACTCGCACTCTTTTCACGAGTTACAAGGAATGCTATGTTCTCAAGAAAGCGCCTCTCGCTACGTTTCCCGACGAGTTCAGGACGAACATGTTCAAGCTACATGAGAATTACATACAGGTATTGCGGCCTAATCAGAAATACGTGACTTATGGCGAAGTCATCAGATACGTCAACGAGATGCCTCCTCAGATCCTAATGCATGCTATTAATTTACCGTATCACCGCGCGCGGCACATGAATAGTGAGGAGAGTGAAGGTGCAAGTGATAAATCGCCCGAACAATTGAGCGAGACCTCATCTGACTAGAGAGTTTATAGATAAAGAAAATGATTAAGATTCTTTATCTAAATATGTTGTTTACTCGGTCTTGAAATCCTGAGCGATCACTTCGAATACCTTGTTCATGTCGTTGAGTGCCCCGTTGATCATGTCGATTACATCGGCCTTTTCTGTTGGTTTGATGAATCCAAGTCTTAGAATACTTTCGTCGATATGCGGGTGTGCCTTTCGGAATCCACAGAACTCAAGTAATTTGCTTCCGCCTTTGCCTTCGAAGTATTTTGTATACATGAAGTACTCCAGAGCTTTGCCAATTGTATAACCTCCTTCCATGGTAATGTCAAACCCATTGCTAAGTGCCGACTCGCTTTTTTCTACCATAGAGTGATTGCTTCGGATCTGGGTCTTAAGAAGGGCGATTTTCTGAGTCATTATGTCGCACGCCCTAAACATAAGCTCCATGTTGCTGAACTGACCGACCGTCTCTATCAAGAAGTCGAATGAGTCTGGAAGAGTGAACGTCTGTCCTTTAAGCAAAAGCCAATCTTTCTTCTTGAACTCGATTTCGGCTTCTTCTAGGCCCTCGCTCTTTAGGCCGGCTTCAATCTTGCGCAGTTCTTCGGCGACCTGAATAGGGTCAGGAGTGTTGCCATATGTGCAAGCGGACGCGACGTTGAATCCACCATCTTCTGCCGCCGTCCCAATATCAAGCCGTGCAGTGAACTTAAGAGATTCGCCAGGCAGTTCACTTGATAGTTGGGGTCTAAGGCGAACGACATCAATATAGTCTTGCGTGATAGGGTTGGGAGGGAATATTTTTTTAGTTTCGGAGTCCGACAAGAACTTACCAGTTGACAGGTCTCTGATGCGGAAGTCCGCCGTGGTGACATAGTCAATTACGGCGCCGTCATTAGTTTTATCGAGGACGACCTCGTAATTCTCGATTGGTGTAGCAACATCCGAGATGTGTATTGGTATACAACTAAGCCTTTGCTTGATGAGTTCATTGTTCATACGTGTGGTGTTAACCCCAATATCGACTTTATTCTCTTCGTATGGAGTCGTGCGAAAGACGATACATGGGATATCTGATACGATAATTCTTCGCAAGGCGTTAGCCAGACTAACGTTTACACCTGATAGGCGGAACTTGAGCTGGCCATCTTCTTCGGATAATTCGGAGATACGGGGGTCCATCGTGATATGTACTAGACAAAGAAAAACAATCTCTATTTCGATTTTCTGCCCAATTAGTTTAAAGTCTGCAGTCATTTTCCTTGTATAGGGCAAATGAGTACGATACTGTATTACAGCAACTTCTGTGAGAACTGCAAGTCTATCCTTGCTGATATAGCCAAGAGTCCTATCAAGGATGATATGCACTTTATCTGTATTGACAAAAGAACTAGAGGAGAGAATGGTGCGACGTATGTAGTACTTGAGACAGGTCAGAAAGTGCTACTACCACCCACAGTGACCAAAGTTCCGGCCTTGTTACTCTTGAACCGTGGTCATCAAGTAATATTTGGTGATGAGATTAAGAACCATGTAATGCCTAAGATTGACGCACAGAGGGCTCATGCCGTCCATGATAGTGGTGAGCCATCAGCGTTTGCTTTAGGAGGAGGTGGTGGATTCGGAGTAGCATCGGATAACTATAGCTTTCTAGATCAGAGTGCAGACGAATTAGCAGCGAAGGGTGAAGGAGGAATGAGACAGCAGCACCATTACGCCGGCGTGTCATACAATGACAATATTGAGACACCACCTGACAATTATTCAGCAGATACGATAGGTTCTGTTTCTATGGATCAACTTCAGCAACAGCGATCCGCTGATATTTCTAGCCAAAAAAGATAACACCTGAAAACGTTTAAAAGATAAGGGACAGTTCCATTAATAACGTATGTCAGCCACAGTTGTATCAGCATTTAATACTCACTTTAAGGAGTTTGTAGAAGCAATCCAACATGTGTTTCCGGATGATGTTGAAATAGAGGCGGCCAAGAACGCTTTGGAGAGGTTGAGGAAAGCGAATCCTAGCATGATTGTCAAGGGATTCAAGACCTATGTAACGAATCCTTACGGTGCACAAATTGAAAATGGTGACATTGATTTCTTCATTAACAAGGATTATGGCAAAGATGTCCCCTCCTCTGTTATTCTCGAGAAGATCAACTCCCTTCGCGTCCCCATCTCGCAGATGGAACCCAATGAGCTAGAGAACGTAGCTAAGTATTTGAAGCAGTTGAAGACTATATGTGACTTATACGATTGATAATCTCATGGCTTAAAAAAATATCATTAGTCTCCCTATTATGGAATCGGAGAAAGAGACTCATGATACTAGTTCTGGTCCTCCTTCTGGGGAGAGCGAACAAAAGATGCAGAGCCTAACAAAGGTCTTGAAAGATCTAGTGCGTGACTTGTTGACGACATATCCAGAGCTTGGTGATTCACTACACGATGACCTAAGAAGTCTTCACGGCGATGAGTCAGAATGTCAGGAGGCAGTCAATCGCCTTACTAATCACTTCAAGACAGTGTTTCCAGAGAGATTCTTCGATATCCTCTACGAGAATGAAGAGATATTTTTGGAGGAGTCTGATGTAAACACTGAGTTCCTACCAGGAGTTGATTATAAGACTCTCTGGGCGGCAAACATCTCTGATGCGACAAGAAAAACTTTGTGGAAATATTTGCAATTGATCTTGTTCGCGACAGTGTCTGACGTATCTTCGGGTGAGTCTTTCGGTGACACGGCTAAATTGTTCGAAGCTATTAATGAGAAAGAGTTCAAGAGCAAACTAGAGGAGACGATGAGCAGCATGCAGGATGTGTTCGCTGGGCAAGCAGACGGTGAGGAAGCGAGTAGTGGCATGGGTGGCATGGGTGGCATGGGAATGGGTGGCATGGGTGGCATACCAAACGCAGAGGCCATTCACGAGCACGTCGCGGGTATGATGGGAGGCAAACTGGGGACCCTAGCCCAAGAGATCGCGGAGGAAACCGCGAATGATCTCCAACTAGATATGGAAGACGCATCTAGCGTTGGTGATGTTTTCAAGAATCTTTTGAAGAATCCAACAAAGTTAATGGGTATGGTCAAGAACGTTGGTTCTAAACTGGATGAGAAAATCAAGTCTGGCGATATTAATGAGAGTGAGATCTTAGCAGAAGCAAGTGAGTTGATGAAAAAGATGAAAGACATGCCTGGGATGGGTGACTTGCAGTCGATGATGGGCTCCTTGGGTCTAGGAGGGAAAGGTGCCAGACTAAACACAGGGGCGATGCAAGCCCAGATGGATAAAGCTATGAGACTCGCGCAGATGAAGGACAAAATGCGTGCAAGATCGACTGCACGAGCGAGTGTTCCTCAAGAGCCTCAGCTATCTCCAGAAGAGATAGCAGCAAGGGAAGCGTCAGCTAGAAAGGCAATGGAAGAACTGCTGGCGGAAGAGGAGGTGTTTCGTTCTGGGGAACGAGCAGAGCGTAGCTCAAAGAAGGAGAAAGGAAAGAAGAAAAAGAAAAAAGGTAAAGGTAAATAAGCTCAAATAAAACCTTAAGACTATATATACGAGATGCAATCACCTTTCTGGTTAAAAGATCCCACTATTCTCTTCAATCGTGACCAAATTGGCGAACTATGGCCTACTTTATCAATGGACATGGAAAGGAAGCTAAATGCAGTTACAAGACTAGTGGTTGTGTTGTCACTACTCGGCTATTTGATTACTCAGAACGTACGTATCTTGTCAACAGGGCTGGCGACAATAGTAGCCATGGTTGTCTTGTACTACGCAAAGATGTCGGGGGCAACAAAATCATCTTCAGTCAACAAGAAAGAGGGGTTTGAGAACATGTCTATCTCCGAGATAGAAAGCAATGGGTTTACAATGCCCACCCGAAGCAACCCAGTAATGAATGTATTGTTACCCGAGATCCAGGACGACCCGAAGAGACAGGAGGCTGCTCCTGCGTTCGCACCAGCAGTTGAGAAAGAGATAAATGATAAAGTGGCAGACGCAGTTGTATCGAACTTTGATGACCAGCAAGGCATAAAAGATCGCCTTTTTAGGGATATTGGAGACCAATTCGATCTAGATATGTCTATGCGACAGTGGTATGCTACTCCTAACACAACCGTGCCTAACGATCAAAAGACCTTTGCGGAGTTTTGTTACGGTGACATGATATCATGCAAAGAGGGCAACGCTTTAGCTTGCACACAAAGCATGCCTCCCCACTGGATTAACGGTTGAGTTAAGAGCGAAAAAATAATGTTGATGGATTATATAATGGCTTACGTATCTGATTATACATTCCACAATACCACCAGGATTGGGGGAGACACATGCGATCAGAGTCAGCAGAACATTCAGAATGCTGCATCCGCAAACTACCTTTTAACTAACTTCCGACCTGAGTGTCCTATGGGCGACGCAGTTCAGTTTGCTACTAGTCAGCCAAGTATTAACTTCACTGGAAGTCATTCAGTAGGTATCGGTGGATGCAATATCGACGAGAGTTCCAAACTCCAGATTGCCGACATCAGCAAACCAAAGTGCAGAATCAGTCTTTTCGAGAGGCCTTTTGCTACAGTACCTTACCTTGGTCGTGGGTCTTCTAACCCTGAACTGGAGTCGAAGCTCCAGCAAGGCGAACTTTCTAACAATAAAAAGAGCATTAACCCTAGTTCGGAGGTATGCTACTCGAAATATAGTCAGACTCCGATGCTGCCTTCATTGAAGTCGACGGTAACTAACCCAGCAAATCTTGTTGAGGGTGTAGCCGCTGAAGGATGGGTGAGAGGAGGTCTGCCTTCGAGAGAGTTAGGTGAGAGATCAAGACTACGCACAAACACATACGAAGAAGCAATACATTTAAACAGCTTAGAGTCAATGTCAAGAGAATAAGTATTGACATGGATTCATACTGTAGCGAGCTTCATCTGCACATATCAGGTAATTGATAATGAAGACCTTTATAGAAGTCAGTTTTTGCAGGCGTTTGGGTTATCGCAATGGGACGACCAAGCAATAGCTCTTGCAACCGACAAAGTATTCGCACTCGTTGAATCAGAGCTGATCCCCGCGTTTGATGTTCTAAGAGGCGGGGATAGCAGATTCGGTCATATGCTTCTCTTCATGGGAGACGACTTATCTAATTCGAATCTATTCAGGGTGTTGTTCGTTTACGATCTTTTTTACATAACGCATAGATGTATTTCAGACGTACTAACGTCTGGACGGGTTGATAAAGAACGGTTGACTACTCTATGTAAAGCGATCAAAGCATAGAAACTTTTTATGGACATACTATAGATGGCTTCCACACGTAACAACAATATGCCAGGCAATTATTGTCTTCAACAACGTCAGTTTAGCTTGTCAAGGCAGTATACTGATTACAAGAACTCGCAATATGGCGCTGCATACGACCCCGCTATTCCCTGCATCGGAATAACTCCTAGTCATATGCCAATGGATACTCTTTCAAACAATCCAGTCGAGATCGAATCTGCTCTCTGGGGCATTAACTCAACAAATCTTGTCGACCCTCAGAAACCTGTCAAGCCTGAGCTTAAGACTGTTCCTATGAAAGCATTCTTCGAGACTACTCCTATGATTATGCCGAAACCACTCGTAGTGGCAAAAGACCAAAGACCATTCCCTATACCCGAATAAACTGTGTTGCTCAGAGATAGATATGCATTTCTCTGACCAACAATTTTCTGCCTAGTGTATATAAATGTCTGGATTCACATGTCGAGAAACGTATTTCAATTATGGAAGTTATCTCAGAAGCAGAGGCTATGACAAGGAAATATGTAGTCTAGTTACCGCAATAGAGGACGGAGATATTCGCCTTGGTTCGGTCGTTCCTAACGGTACCATGGATGGAGCAACCGTATATGGGTCGCTACTAGTTGAAAATACGGGAGGACAGAATGCTCCACAGCCACAACTAGGCCAAGTCGTTATACAAGGCGGGGAAAGTGGGAACCCTACTACATCCGGATCAGGTGTTCTAGCAACGCGTCTCGGTTTACAAACAAGACACGGTGCTCACTTAATCGGTCCGATTCACCAAAGCGCAAACATTTCCCATGTTGGTGGAATAAAGAACAGCAATCTATTCAGAGCAACTGAGCATATCTTTGGTCATCCATTGCCAGCAGTTGATACCACCGTAAGAATAAAGGGAAATCTCATTGTTGACGGTTCGTTCTCTAACGTTGCTGACGAGTATGCAGAGTCATTAACTCTTTCAGCTGGTGTCACACATGACAGAGAGATGTTGGATATCTTCCATGGAGCAAGACAAGCCCCGTTAAAGGATATAGTCGACGTATGGCTTGACTCATCTCAGAACATCGATCCAACTACCGATCCGGATATCTATAAGACAGAATTGGCTTTTGCAATTGATGGAGACGTGTCTGGAGCAACAATTGGTCTTAACGGAGGTACCAAGGTACATGGTCATGCAAGGATATTGCGAGGTGCGACTGTCACAAGCGTTCCTGATTCTAGTGGTCTGGATATCTCCTACTCTGTCAGCAAATCAGTACTTGACCCACTGGCACTCGATGTTTATGGTGGTATAAGAATGCAAACAGGGCCTTCATCTGCCTTACCGAACCTAAGTATATACGATCCTACGGGTGTGGCCACGTTCTCGATAGGCCACTCTGCATTGTCGGTGAAAAGTGAGGTTACTGCAGACGGTTCCGCTACGTTTGTTGACATCAGCGCCGTGACTGCAAACTTCGACGATATGAATGTTTCTACATTCACAGTTGGAACACTAGATGCCAGTAATATCGACGCCAGTAATGTCGATGCCAGTGGCATATACGTACAAGGTACTGGTACACCGGTGACGATCTCGAAAATTGGTCCTGTCGGTCTTGCTCTTGCAGTAACCGGAGATATCTGCGCGAACGACGTGTCAGCAAGTAGTTTCTTCGGCGATATCTCTGGCAGTAAAGTAACCGTTTCAGGCACCGGAACCCCAGTAACCATCACCAAGACAGGTCTCGGCAGCAGCCCGGCCTTAGATGTCACTGGCGATCTAAGCCTGAACGGAAACTTGGTCATGGGTGGGGGCGACATCTCAGCAAATGACATAAGCGGTGCGAAAATATACGCGACAACTGGCTTCTTCGGCGGTTTAACAGGCGATGTAACAGGCCATGTAACAGGCGACTTGTCAGGGAATGTAACAGGCAATGTAACAGGCAATGTAACAGGCGATCTTAGTGGCAATTTGACAAAGAATGTCACAACGTTCGTGGACCTATCAGGTCACGACATCACATGTAACGACATGTCAGCAAATGACATAAGCGGTGCGATAATATACGCGATAACTGGCTTCTTCGGTGGTTTAACAGGCGACGTAACAGGCGACGTAACAGGCGACTTGTCAGGGAATGTAACAGGCGACTTGTCAGGGAATGTAACAGGCCATGTAACAGGCGATGTAACAGGCGACGTAACAGGCGACTTGTCAGGGAATGTAACAGGCAATGTAACAGGCAATGTAACAGGCGATTTAACAGGCGACTTGTCAGGGAATGTCACATGTGATTTGACAGGCAATGTAACAGGCAATGTAACAGGCGATTTGACAGGCAATTTGACAGGCGACGTAACAGGTGATTTAACGGGAGATGTAACAGGCAATGTAACTGGCAATTTGACAGGCGACGTAACAGGTGATTTAACGGGAGATGTAACAGGCAATGTAACTGGCAATTTGACAGGCGACGTAACTGGCAATTTGACAGGCGACGTAACAGGCAATGTAACAGGCAATGTAACAGGCAATTTGACAGGCGATGTAACAGGCGATGTAACAGGCAATGTAACAGGCAATTTGACAGGCGATGTAACAGGCGATGTAACAGGTGATTTAACGGGCGATGTAACAGGCCAATGTGACAGGCAATGTAACAGGCAATGTAACAGGCAATGTAACAGGCAATTTGACAGGCAATGTCACATCGTTCTTGGACCTATCAGGAGACGACATCTTCTGTAACGACATCTCATGTAACGAGATAATTGTCAGTCTGGGGACAGGAACAGGAAGTGATGTCAAGATCACTGGTACAGGGAAGTTAGTGAAACTCGCAAGTAGTCGCAAGTACAAAACAGAGATCACTGATCTTGCTTCTTCATACGTCGATTCGATAACCGCATTGCGACCAGTTTCGTTCCGCTATAGAGACGTTGAAAGTGGTCCATTAGCGATGGGATTCATCGCGGAAGAGGTAGAAACAACCGATCTATCCAATATAGTTGTCAGAGACAGCGAAGGCGGGGTTGACGGCTTGGATTATACACAACTGATAGCTCCTCTTGTAAGTCTTGTGAAAGCTCAAGGAGAGAAGATTGCTGCTCTAGAACAAAGAATCAACGTCCTGGAGAACCAATAACTTCAAAGACAGCAAATGATAATAAAAAGAAACATGTCACTTAGAATAATATGGCGTCATATGTTTCATTAGACGATTATCGGAAGGTCAGAAGTGTTCCTCGTTGCTCGTATTTGGCTGTAGATAATTTTTTGAATAATCCAGATGGTACAAGAGAATACATTCTCACCCAAGAGTTTACAGTTCGCGGTAACTACCCAGGGCAGCGCACAGAGTCGTATGCGACAGAAGAAATGAAGAACCTTATCGAGAAGTTCATACAGCCATTTGCTGGGCGCATAACAAGGTTCCCTATCGGGAATGACGATGGTGACAATTATAATGGCGCTTTCCAATATACGACTTCGAGGGACAGGACATGGATTCACAATGATGGTTGGAACAACTGGGCAGGTGTCTTATACCTAACACCAGACGCTCCTTCTTCCTCTGGAACAGGTTTTTACAAGCACATAGAGTCGGGTGCACGAACAGAGCCTGAGGCAAAGCTGCTAGGAATAGACAAACAGATTGGTCAAGAATCCCAGGATTATACGAAATGGGAACTAACCGATAAGGTAGGCAATATATATAATAGGCTAATCCTCTTTGACGCAACCCAATTCCATGCATCGCTTGATTATTTCGGGCAAGATAAAGCAGACGGCAGGCTGTTTCAGACTTTCTTCTTCTCGACCGAGATATAAAGCCAACTGCATTCGTCAATACAGATGAGATACCCTTCTGTATTGATACTACGTGACGATAAAGATGATGACATTGACGGTTTGGTAACCAGTGATGTGGTACGTTTCACACCTGTGTGCAGTAACAGCCAGGCTGAAATAGACGGACTGTATTCTCTGAAATACCACATTCTAGTTACCTATAAGTCAGAAGACAAATATCTGTCCATACGGCTTCCTGAGCGTATTCATCGCAGATGGTTACACATAGAGACATCTAAAAGTGTCGAAGAGTTGAACGATATGGTGAACAGTCTATATGCCTCATTAGTCGTAATGCCGAAAGACCTACTTAGACCAGCTTTCTCGATCTTCACCACATGTTATAACTCGTATGACAAGATTGATCGCGCGTACTCGTCACTACTTTCTCAAACGGAGATCGACTGGGAATGGGTGATTATGGATGACTCGCCATCAGATGATCATTTTCAGACGTTGAAGTCCAAACTAAAAGATGGAAGGGTAAGACTTTATAGACGAAATGGGAACAGTGGTTCAATAGGTGAGGTGAAAAACGAGGCAATATCATTGTGTCGCGGCAAGTACATAGTTGAGTTCGACCATGACGATGAACTGACACAAGAGTGTCTACAGGATGCAAAGAGCGCATTTGAGGGAGATCCGGAGGTAGGGTTTGTCTATATGGACTTCATCAATATGTACGAGGACGAGAAACCGTTCTTCTATGGCAACACGGACGATCATAACGTTTTCATTTGTAAGGGTTATGGTGGATACGTCTCACTGCGTTTTAGGGGCAAATGGCAGTACATGTATCTCACTCCCAATATCAACAATATAACGCTGTCACATTTAGTTTGTTGTCCAAATCATCCTAGAATATGGAGGGCAGACGTTTTGCGAGAGAGAGGCAGCTACTCGGAGCTATTGCCGATTTGCGACGATCTAGAGATATTGCTTTCAACATTGAACAAGTACAAGGCGGCGAAGGTGTGCAAACTTGGATATATTCAATATATGAATCCGAACAACAACAACTTTTCTTTGATTCGCAATGCGGAGATCAATCGTCTTGGACCGAAGCACATTGCACCGGAGTTTTTCAATAGATATAATGTCGATGACGTTATGAGGGACAAAGACGCTTATGAGAACCCGGATTACAGACTCTATCATAGCAACATATGGACAAGAGAGGCAAGCTATTTCCACAAATGTTGGAACTCTAGAATTGGGTCGTCAAAGAAGTCGATCTTAATATTCAACCCACATCAGTTCGGCGATCCTGTCGTAGACGAGTACAAGAATAAAGAGGACCGCATGGTGTATTTGGTCTCACCAGATAAGGAGTTACACTTTCTACAGTTAGCATCAGACACCGTCGGGATTAAGAACATAATGCTGTGGTACCTGCCCGGGAGCAATAAAACCAGTGCAATGAGATATGTAACTATGCTTTTGCTAGGGGACGACGAAGAACTAATCGCTCTTGACTGTTAATAAGGTATTCCTGGATATAGAAATAATACCTTATCTATGTTAGACAATGGTGAACTTTGCTGGCATGCTAGTTGGGATGTTATATAGTGGATGGAACATCAAGACGAAAGGGCCAATATCAGAGCCGAAATGGAGACATTTCGATGTCGAACCGCCATTCAAGGGTGTCGGAGACGAGATTAGCAATGCGACACTGCAAATGAATACGATGAAGTCGCAATGGTTAGAGAGATTGACAAGCGTGCGTGTGAGTCAGATTGAGAAAGAGAGTTTGGCAATAGATGTGTTAGACGCACTTGATATAGTGTCTGCAAGTGTGTTGCCGACTAACTTACTTGCCGGAGGGCTTCTAGGCGACTGGGAATGGTCAATCGATAGTAATTGACTGTGAAACAAGTCTCCATAGCTTAGGTTTGAGGTTGTTTGGATACTTCGTAGTACTAAAAAGATTTTCTCCAGGAAGGAGACTCTTGCCGTCTACAAGTGACTTGTTAATGTGCTCAACATTAGCGACTTCGGGGATATTGACTTCTGTATGTGAGAAGTTGCTAAGTTTATCCACAATAGCTTCTGGACGCATAAAGTAGCCCATGTGCCAGCCTGCATCTTTTGGTGTTATATGGGCAACTCTTAATGTGTTTCTTAATTCGTTGCATGTCCACATTCCTGCATGTAGACCGCCTAACGTTATAGCCCTTGGATGTTTCCATTGTTGTTTATGAACAAGGTCGAACGTGCGTTGGAAGTTAGTGAATGACAAAGCTATAGGGGTGGTACACAGAGGTTGGAACATGGAAGGTAGTTTTTCTATTAGACCAGGGCGACAAACTTCGTCAACGTCTACTACTACTAGAAGATCAGAAGGTCGTGTCTCAACACCTGAAGCAGTGAGTTCATTTACGCCTCGAGTGATACAGTTGCGCTGATGTGACTCATTTAACCACGGGTTATCGGCATTTGGCATGTCTGTGACCTTTATGTGGACAATTTTATCCATATATTTTTGGTACCTGGCTTTATTGACTTCGAAAAAGAAAGGTTTTTCCTTACACATGAATGTCTTGTCTGCCTCGACGATGATGAAGTGATCAACAACATTGTATAGCTCTTCAAGATGGACCTCAAGCATGTCGAGTTCGTTGTAGAAAGTGAAGCCGACTATGATCATTATTGGGTTAAAAACGACAGATGAGTTTATGTTGTTTTTGTGTGAAAAAGGTAATCGTATTATCATTGTGATAACATGATTAAATGTTTAAAGTAAGTTAGAAAACTTAGTTCGAGTAGGCAAGACCGCCCATACCACTCATTACGCGGAACACGTTGTAGTTAGGAGCGTAGACACGAACCTTGGCAGTCTTGGTTCCCTCAACAGTGGCGTTGGAAAGAACAAGCTGAAGGGTAGCGTTGTCAATTCTGGAGAAGTTGCAACTTCCGGATGGCTGGTGTTCCTCAGGGCGAAGAGCGAAGGAGTACACGTTGATACCGGTATCGGGGTTGCGGGTGTGGTGCTGGTAAGGCTGGACAAGGTCGAAGTAAGTACCCTCGCGCTCAGAGAAGCGGTCCTGGCCGTTAAGCTGAAGCTTACCAGTGACGACAGGGTTCTCACCCCAGCAGTGCATGTCAAGAGCAGTCTCGGCTAGGACGAATGCACCAGCATCAGAGACACCAGAGTTAAGACCGGCTAGTCCACCGTTTCCGAAGCCGGTGGCGCCACCTGCGGTGCTGTAGCCCTCACCAGCGGTAAGGTTGTTGTCTGACCAGAAGTGGGCAGAGCTGACATCGACGGCACCAGCATCGTGGAAGAGGCCGGAGGCGCTGATGTAGTCCTCAGCGGAGGCACCAATTGCTTGGGGTCCAGAGAAGGCGTGAAGAGCGTTGGGCAAAGCATCAACTGCATCAGTGTAGTTGAATGGCTGAGCACCAAGAGTCTTGAAAAGAAGGGCGTTGCACTCAAGAGAAGAGCAGTAGTCAACGTTCTGATCAGGCTGTACAACCCAGATGAGCTCCTTAACAGGGTGGTTGAAGTTCAACTTGATCTTGTTGGAAGAAGAACCAACAGATTCGTCACCGGTGAACTGAACCTGCTCAATCAAGTACTCATGAGGGTTCTGTGCCATTCTTCGGCGTTCGTCGGTGTCAAGGAAGACATAGTCGACGTACAAAGAAGCAGCAACAAGTGACTGGTTGTAAGCAGTAGAGGCCTTCACGCTTCCGGTGGTACCAGCTGCGCATGAAAGACCGGTTACAGCCCACAAGCATTCGTCGATAGGGCGAATGTCAAGGTTGATGCGCACTTCGTGGTACTGAAGAGCGATCAAAGGAAGGGCAAGTCCGGGGTTACGGCAGTACCAGAACTGGAAAGGCACGTAAAGAGTGGTCTCAGGAAGAGCATTGCGAGGAGCGCACACCTGGCGAGGTGCGGTAGAGTCGCAAGGTCCATCAACAGCTGCGAACGAAGGATCAGTGATGTAGGTAAGCTGGGTGGTGTTACCAACCATCTTGTAGTATCCACGCTCCTGTTCCTTGGAAAGAGTAAGCTGGTTCCAGATGTGCATGTAGTCACCATACTGGCGATCGATGCGCTGGCCACCAACCTCAACCTCAACCTGGGCAATCATCTGCTCACCAGGGAAGTCCAACCAGCGTGCGAACTGCGCGATGGACTGGTTGATCTCAGGAAGAGTTACCTGAAGGTATGTACGGTAAGCAAGGTCACCGTTACGGGCCAAAGTGCAGGTAACACGGCGACCGAAATCGGCCTGGCCGTTGAAAGTCTGCTCAATAGACTCCATTGCGAAGTTGGTATGGCGACGATAAGTCACCTTCCAGAACGTAATCTGAGGATTACCGGTCAAGTACACATCCTGTGCACCATAGGCTACGAGTTGCATTAATCCACCTCCCATTGGTTATATTATTGCTAAAGAAAAAAGTTTTCCACAAATCTACCGAATTAGTCTATTTCAACGTTCCGAGGTCTAGATTATTTGCGACAAAGCGTGCTAGAAAGTCGTCTTCGAATATTTCTTTTCGGCCTTCATGCTTCTTAGAGAAGATATATCTATCGGTTTTCTTAACAACTGTCCATCCGGTCTCAACTGCGTTGTGTATAAACACCATCTTCCTAAAGTTATCCTGGTTTATCCGAAGATTCTGAATTGATTCGCCAGGTACGGCGATATGTCCGTTTGTACCACTCATTAACCATCAATGAGAAAGTTCATAAGCTTTTCAAACTATTCCATATTAAATACATCCGGAGATCTCTCTTTAGAGAATGCCTGTCTTCAAGCCTAAGAGTAGTAAAAAAATAGAAGTATGTGAGAAAGCCACAACTACTCTTGATGGAAAACATCGCGAAATTATCGAGAAGATCAAGGACGAAGAGGAAAATCTTTTGCCTGTCCTAAGGAGGAAAAGAAAAGCCCTTAAAGCATCTATCAAAAAGTCTTCTAGTCCCAGTGTGCGCCTGGAAGCAGAAGATCTCCTCATCGACATCAATAGAGAGATTTCAAGAATTAAAAGCGCCAAAACGGAATACTATCTTGATAACTCTCAATTCATATTTGATTACTTCGAGAACAAGAAAGACATCGCATCCGGGAAAACAAAAACCAAGGTTCTAAACCATTTCTTCAATATAGACGCCGATTCTGCTGCGTCAGACACTACGTCGAGCACTGTCCAAGAATACCTCTCTAATGTCGATGAGTCTTTCATCGATGTTGGTGACTTTGTTGTACAAACAGATGTATGTCAGTTGTGCCACAAGGGAGAACTCATCGCGATCGACCATGAAGGTTTAATGGTGTGTAATAACTGCTCAGTTAGTACAAACTGTCTTATCGAGAACGAGAAACCGTCTTATAAGGAGCCTCCGAAGGAAGTATGCTTCTATGCGTACAAACGCATCAATCATTTCAGGGAAATATTGGCACAGTTTCAAGCCAAAGAAACAACACAGATTCCTGACGAGGTCTTAGAAAACATCAAAAACCAAATCAAGAAGGAACGTATCAAACTTCATCAAATTACGAACAAAAGAGCCAAGGATATCCTCAAAAAACTCGGCTATAACAAATATTACGAACACATCCCTTTTATCAAGGACAAGCTAGGCATCAGACCACCGGTTATGAGCCCAGAGTTAGAAGAAAGACTATGTAGCCTATTCATGGATATTCAAGCTCCATATGCGAAGTATTGCCCAGAAGATAGGGTCAACTTCTTGAATTACTACTACACTGTCTACAAACTATGTGAACTGCTTGAGCAACACGAGTTCTTGCCTTTTTTTCCCATGCTCAAAGACAGAGAGAAAAGGATCGAGCAGGACGAGATTTGGAAGAAAATATGCGGTGAGCTAGACTGGGAGTTCATTCCTACAATCTAGATGAGTTCAATCAAACGTTTTCTAAATATATGTAATAGACAAATGGTGTGGTGTCATGAAAGAAAAATTATATTCGTCCATATCCCGAAGACTGCTGGTTCATCGATAGAGAAAGCAATCGGACTATATAGATCCGGAAACGAAAACGGTTACGGTTACAACTCCAAAGTTATTGACGGACGACGTGTTGCGCTTCAACACCTGTTACCGGACGGTATTCGCAAGATCATTGGTGAGGAGGCGTTCAGTAGATACACGAAGTTTACTGTTTGTAGAAACCCGTACAACAGAATAGTCAGCGAGTATCACTGGCGAGCTCGCAATAAGCTTGTACCCGTTCGTAGAAACCCGTACAACAGAATAGCCAGCGAGTATCACTGGCGAGCTCGCAATAAGCTTGTACCCGTTCGTAGTTTTGATGGTTTCCTAGACGAGGTAGAAAATGTGATTAAGAATAACTTGTTCAACTCCATATCCGATCACTTGATCCCTCAGTCAGACTTTATCTACGACTCTGAAGGGAATCAGGTGGTTGATCACCTATTCCGGTTTGAGAAGCTAGACGAAGTCGAACAATTTCTTCAAGATAATTTTGGAACCAACAAACTCGAACATCTCGAGGCATCGATTCCATCCAGGGGAAAAATTGTTTTGACCAACGAGCAGAAAGAGAGAGTGTACAAGTTGTACGAGAGAGACTTCATATTACTAGGATACGATAAATAGCGGTGCTCAACTTTCTTTGATAGTTTTGATTGCTGATCTGGCTTTGTCTACCTCCTGACTGATAATAGTAAGCCTAGTTATGATACGGTTTCTCTCTTCATCATTTCCAGTAGAGAACAAGAAAGACCCATTGTGTGTCTTCACTAGTGTGATACTGTGCGTGGCTTGCAGACGTGTAACCGTGTCAATAAGATCGTTGAACTCGTATGATGGAAGCCTGTCTTTATACGCGTCGAAAAGCTCATCAGGAATGCGAGAGCAGTCGTTAAACGAGAGATTGCTTGATTTCATAGTTAGAATCTTCTAAGAAATCAATTGTCAGTAATATGCGCGCTTATTTCGGAAAGCCGACAAGGTTTGCACCGATGCCAAGACCAGCACCGCTTCTTGCACTAACAGCCATAGAAGGGATGTATGTGTCAAGAATGCTGAAAGTAGCAGCAGCAGTCAATGCGATAAGAGCAATTTCATCAAGTTTCAGTTGCTTCTGAGGAATGGCGAAAGCTGCGAAAGCCACCATTAGGCCTTCAACAAGGTACTTAATAGCGCGCTTAAGCAGTTCGGCGAGATCGATACCCATAAGATCCATTATATAGATAATCAACAAAAAAAATTGTGGTGCGGAAGAAGCTTAAAAACGATTTGTTCCAGTAAGATATACTATGTCGGACCAACCTGCGCCTAAGGGAGTTGTTACTAAGACAGCAAAAGATGGATCTAGCAATCCTAAGTATGTGGATGTGCTAGATGAAGATAAGCCTGTAGCCGGCCAAAAGTTCGCATGCGTTTCTTTTATCTCACCAGAAGCGATCATTAAGCGGAAGGATGTCTTCATGTTTGAGGAGTTCCTTAAGCAATGGGAGCTCAAGAAGGGCCTGGAAAAGTATACACAGTTCCTACATTTCGTATCGTACAAGCACAATGTAGACTTCGACGCTCTAACCAAGGACCTACAAGAGTTTGCCCAAAGTGAGAAGGACAGCTTGCAAGATGGTTCAGTACTCGATGAATACAAAACGTTCCTAGATAACAACGAGGACAAACTTACTCTTGCATACGACGAACAGAATGAGTTCCAGACGAGCACGCGTGGCGTGAAGATCAGAGGCTCATATCCTTCACAGCAGGAAGCAGAACTTCGCGCAAAAGTGTTGAGGGAGGCTGACCCGAGCCACGACGTCTATGTCGGCCCTGTCGGCATGTGGATGCCTTATCATCCCGAGGCATACAAGACCGGACGAGTAGAGTATCTAGAGGACGAGCTTAATCAGCTAATGCACGAGAAGGATAAGAATGAAGCCAAGGCGAAACAAGAGTTCGAAGACAGAGTCAAAGATGCCAAAAGACAGGCAATCGAGGATAACAAGAAGAAGGCGTTGGAGTCCGGTAATGTCCTTACTCAAACTGTCGATGCCGACGGCAATCTTGTAAGCGTGAAAGACTCGAGCAATCCACTCGAGTTAGGTAACGATGTGTCTGTTGCGGACATTCGCAAGGAACTCTTTGAGGATGAGAACGTCGTTACATCGAAGGGCGATGGTGGTCTGTCGCTTCTACCAGAGGAGAGGTTGAAACAGCTAGGTATCGAGAGTGCCGAAGATAGCGATGTCAAAGCTGACGATACCAAAGAGGTACCTGAATAATTTATCAATTTATCATCTAGCATATCATGCCATATGATAATCTAAAAATGTTCGCATAATGTATAATGCCAGGAGGAAAGACTAGCCTTATGACAGCCGGTGTACGCATGAGTACACGAGGCAATACTGCGGATAATAACTTCGGAGACAAGAAGAATGGTGGAGCATCTACTGTAGGTAACATTATTACCACAAATAAGGTATTGAGTGCAAGGCGACACCCTTTCATGTTCGACGTAAGGGGTGGAACCATCGTCGGCGGGGTAGGGAAGATCCAAACTATGGCTGCAATGATGAGTGATGGTGTTAATACCAATATCACATACCCTTAAGCATATCTATTTTCTTATTAGTTTATATAGATATGCCACGAATCTCGAGTATGCATGCAGGTGCGGCAAATATGTCATATGGTGCCAATTCAATGATGGTGCAAGTCGGTAATAAGTTGCAAGGGTTGCCTCCTACAACTAACAAGCCGACTCAATTAATTCCCCATATTAGGACGAAAGCTGATGGAGATAAGAGGGATTATATATTTTGCATAAATCAGTTGGCTGGAGGTGTAGGAAGACATGCAGGTCAGTTCACTCCTGGAGCCGACGGTGTGAAAGAGTGCACAACAGGCAAATATGACACTGACCAAAACACATGCGAATACATAAACATGGAAGCGCTTTCTGATTGGGTGGCGAATCAGTACTCATCCATTCTTGCGACATCAAAGCAAACATCGATCGTCGACAATGATATAAGAGCGAAAAACTTTGTCAGGTTAGCGATTGTTTCTAAGGCAGATTTGGATAACAATAATATGTATGCGGCGGTTGCGGGCGGCAGCGGCGGCCAGACTATTACGTCCTTTATTCATAGTATAGAGCATCTGCACGATGCTCAAACTAATTACCCGACACACCAAGCTGGTGTGCTTCACCCATCTCTCGACATAACGCCCTTCATGGATTATTCTTCTGGAGGCCCACAACCAGCTACTACAATATCCAATCTCAGTGGAGACATTACCTTGTGGGAGACGCCTGCGCAGTTCATTGCTCAATTGGTTGCAGTACAAAACTCGCTAGACAACAATATTGCAGCAAAGAAGACACTGGAGACACTTCATGGTAAAAATCTATTCATCTCTGGACACTCTGGACAGCACGTGCTAGTTGCAGTAATGCTTCCCGAAGAGTTTATTGGCTCAAGCGTTTTTTCATCAATGGTTACATGGCTGGATGCAGCGGTCACTGCTGGTGATAGAGCAGCACCTAAGATATGGAAGCTTTACTCCCTTTCGAGTCAAGGAACGCGAAACGGTTTCACAAACTACGTCAATACAAGAAGTGTATCAAACTCTATGTATTATGGTCAAGCAACCACTCCATGTGATGTTTCTCCAACTGCTCTACCAGTTGCCTCTAGACATTTTACATCTGGGCTGGCTCATATACCAAATACGTTTCCCGCAACATCAGCAATGGTGCCATTTGTAAACTTTTTTTATGGATAATAATGGATAACATAGTTCATCAATATTATCTTACCAGTTGCTTCTGCCTTTTTTAACGTTGATTTTTGGGCCCGTCCTCCTCCGGGATGTATTCGGATCGTAAGTCTGTACATCTTCATCATCAGAGTCTAATCCTTTAGAGAGATCCCAGAACTCTTTTGAACCAAGCCTGAATGTGCTATGGGGTTCGGCTTTATACCAGAATATCTGGTCAGACAGACGATTGCTTTTTGCATTGTTGTTGATGACAAGACACTCGTAGTTCTCGGTGCATTGGTCCATAATTTGAGCGAAAGACTCAAATGTAGGGAACATGCCGGCATAGTTCTCATGAATGATCTTTCGATTCTTGATGTAAGGTTCTCTTAGTATGAAGACGTAATCGATATTCGTTCGCAGATTCGGAGGTATTCCTAAAGGATACTGCATTGTGATGATGAGCATGACTTTCCAATGTCTGCCGTTCATGAAAAGCAGTCTCATCATTTTATCTCTAGTCCAGGAGGCATCATAAAGACAGTCATCAAGGATCACGAATGCTCTAGGATCTATGGTAGTTTTCTTGTATGTTTCCATTTCTTTCTTGACTTGTTTGAGGACAGTCCTTTGGCGCTTCAGTATATTCTCGATGATGGCAGTGTTGTACTCATCATGAATGAAGAGTTTTGGAACATGCTCACTGTAGAAACCATTCCCTGCTTCTGTGCCAGATATAACAGTGCCAATAGGTATATCTTGATGGTAGAAGAGCAGATCACGTACCAGGTAACTCTTACCTGTGTCACGCCTACCTATAAGAACAATTACTGGACCCTTATTCTCATCAGGTCGGAAGCTGATATTACGCATGCTAAACTTGCTTAGCTCTAGTTCTGTTGACATATATATCCAGTGCTAGAAAAATTATATGGGTGTCCACCGCGACTGTGGGTTTAGGAAGAAATAAATAAATCTGTTGGCTGTCTAATGGAGTTCACGTACCGCAAAGTCAATAACGGTTCATTATTAGAATCGATTAGCCATAACCAATACCTGGATCTGTCAGGTGCTCAAAACTACAACCCACTGTACAAGAGATTCTTCGATATGAACGAGAAGTCGCAAAGCAGTATGACCCTAAACAACAAGTACTATCTAGACGGAGTCGATATTATGACGGGAGGGAATACATGTAAAGCTTTAGTTAGAACCACAGACGGTATACACGAGATACGGGATGTTTTCTTCAAGTATAGTCCATTGATGGACCCGTCGAAATATATGATTGGTCGATATGATATTACGACGTCTTCTACACTGGAACTTCCTGACTTTAGTGGAAACAAGGGACACCCAAAGACGAAAGACCCTAATAATTCTGCATATGTAGATGCATTCTTCACATACCTAACAAGCCAATTACTTCACCAGCATGCATTTCCTCACGCAATAGACTTCTACGGATCTTTTCTTGCGCAGAAGAATAACTTCAGATTCAACATCGCTGATGATATCGAGTACCTGAATGACTCAAAGTTCTTTCATGATAACAGAGGTACACTTTTTTCAGTCGATGATGGAGCAGCTTCAAATGCTTTTAACTTCGATAGTAGAAAGAACAAAGACAAGTTGGTCATTTGTTCAGACGATCTTTCCAAGGACGTACTTAAACTAGATGATATAATGGATCTCTCTCTACTAGACTCTGTATTTACGAATGGTAACATGGAAATCGCGGATTCACAAGAAGAAGCAGACTTGGTGTTCACATTTGACTTGCCATCTAACAAAGATGACGAAGATGACGCAACGTCCAGTTGTTCGTCTAGGTCTTCTGTGACAGAAGGATCTGACGAAGAAAGCGAAAATGATGATGAAGAGTCAGATGACGAAGATGATGAAGACGATACTACATGCTCAACCGCTTCTGAGGACGAGCTTATGGCAACCATCAATCAATTCCCTGTCCAGGTTATCGCCTTAGAAAGATGTAAAGAGACACTTGATCAGCTAATCACAGATAATGGAGATGACTTGTCTGACGAAGAATGGGGCAGTATGGCGATGCAGATTATAATGATGTTGCTCGCTTATCAAAAGTCATTCGGCTTCACACATAATGACCTTCATACTAACAATGTTATGTATAACAAAACCGACAAGAGTTTCCTTTACTATAAGTGCGACGGTCGAAACTATAAGGTCCCTACATTCGGAAGGAATATTCAAGATAATAGATTTTGGTAGGGCTATATACAAGTTCAGAGGGAACGTTGTTTGTAGTGACAGCTATCATCACAAGGGCGATGCTGCAACTCAGTATAATTTCGAACCGTATCTCAACCCTGATAAGCCAAGGTTAGAGCCGAACCCTAGCTTCGATCTTTGCCGACTAGGTTGTTCATTATATGATTTCATCGCAGATGATGTGGAAGCAATGCCGAAAGGACCGAAGAACGCCGCAAGGCGAATGATAATGGATTGGTGTACAGATGATAAAGGTAGGAATATGCTGTATAAGAACAATGGTGAAGAGAGATACCCAGATTTCAAGCTTTACAAAATGATTGCACGATCGGTACATAAACACACACCACACAATGTACTATGTTCCGGTTATTTCGAACGTTTCACAACAAGTAGAAAGAAGATATCGAAGAAAGCAACAATCATCAATATCGACGCGCTCCCTTCATACTCTTGAACGCGGATATAACATCATATAGTGAAGTATAATCACTACTATATGGTGGTAACAAAATCAGGTGATCTAAAAATCAGGTGATCCAGTAAAGGCTGTGGTGCTCGGTGCAGAAATAACCTTATCAGATACCTGATCCATTATAAAGAGAGAGAGGCACGTGCTGCCATAGACAACAAGAGCATCACGGATAATCAGCTTCAGTGGGAAGTCTTCATCTTTCGTGATGTACTTCACTTCTACGAACTTGGCGATAGCATAAACGCAAGCGACAACAGCTGCTACGGCTAAATAACTATGTTCCATTGAAAAGTCATCTTATAATCTTAAGCTCGAGATAACGCATTTATAACGTCTCGACTTCCAGAATTGGTGGAGCTACCACTATACTCCTATTAAGATCGTTCACATCAGCAAGCTCTAGTTTGACCTCTTCTCCGATCTTCAAGGGCATGTCGTCATCATCGTCATCGTACTCTGCTTCTTCAGCTTTTCTACGCTCGCTTGCCTCTTGTGCGATCTTCTCTAAACGGTCAATAGTCTTTGGTGCTTCGATTGTGCTTTCGACACCATGTGTATCAAGTTGCTTGTCTAGATCGGAAAAGGCGACGTTAGATGGGATGTTATCAGTCTTCAATTCAACAAACTCTTCTGCATCTACTTGGTTATTGTCATTAGAGGCTGCGTCATCGTCCTCGTGGGCACCAGAGCTATTAGTAGATTGTTCTTCAACCGGAACTGGTGCGGGACGTTCGATAATTTCTTCCTTGATGTCTACATCGGTTTCTTCGATAGTTCCGAGATATGTTCTCAAGATATCTTCGACCGGCATAGTCTCGCGTATGGTCTGCAGAATACATTCCTTAATGATCAACTCTAATTCACGGTTATTCTTCTGGATAAGAAGCGGAGCGATGTTTTTCTCGAACAGATAAACATTGGTGTAGACTTTTCGCGCCACATTGGTGTAGACGTTATGTACAAATGTATCGATTGAAGGGACCTGCATGTCAACCTTCTTCTGTTCTTGGCCTACACGGATGCATGTAAGAGCCTTCAGCTGAATGATATGAACACATGTAATGAGATCCTCGAGATAGTTACAGGACGATACTGATGCGATTCTATCTTTCTCTTCCTGCACTATAGAGTTGTTCCACTTAGGAACCCTGCTTAGATAAGTCTGAAATGTAAGTAGGTACTTATCCTCTTCATCGTTCTCGCTGCAGATGCGTGTAGCTTCGTCAAAGATCGATTTCAGTCCCTGTACTACAGCTGGTGTGAATATGCCAACAAGGCGCGCACACCATTCGTTCTTAGATTCGGTCAGACTATTAACAGAGTAATCATCCATGTTCTACATGAGAACGAGATTTTCTAAATCCGAATCACAACGTAAATACAGATGACTGAGCACAAATGTCATATATAGTTTCTCATTGCGGAAATCACGCTTTACTTTGTCAAAACCAAGCAGGGCAGTCGCTTTCTTCAATGGCTGCATGTCTGAGTCTTCTATGTAATGTAGTAGATCGAGTCCACATATACCTCTTTCGTAGAGAGATGAAACAAGCTCCATTATTTCCGGATATGTTGGATTACTAACCGTTTGGAGCTTCTTTTTGAGCCAAACTCTCAATTTCTTCTCCTCAGTGTCGACCTGAAAATGACTATTGAGATCGTGAATATGTAGGTTCTCTGCGTTCCCAGGGAGATTAGGTATGGAGACACATATCTCAGAGAAACGGGACAAGATTGGCTTGAGTAGCTTGCGACGGTCTTCAACAATTATGAAAAACCGTGTGTTATGACTGAACTGCTCTATACATCGCCTCAATGCTGACTGCGCATCCGTTGTGAGACAATCAGCATTCGTGAGAACAATTGACTTAAATGTCGTCCCCGAAGATGCATTGTGGTTGGCCTTAGCAAAGAACTTCAGATCATCCCTAACAAACTTAATACCTTTCCCATGCGCACAGTTCGCCTGAAGTACACACTGTCTTATCATGTCTCTATCATCGCCATAAAGTCTGGAGATAAAACTGGCGACCAATGTTCTCTTACCACTTCCAGACGGCCCATGGAAAATTATGTTTGGTATCTTGTCGTCTATGGCGAATCTTTCTAGACGGTCTATTATATCTTCATGTATTGCAAGCGATGTCATGACTATATAAGTCAACTGTAGTAAACTTTAATATGTTACTCGCTCCATTGATTTTACTGTTATGTGAACTGTAGAATCAATTGTTTATGCCCAGCTGTTCAGGCTCTTAGTGTATGGGTTCTCTTTGAATGCTTTCAAGATATCAGGGTTGATCCGGTCGCAATTCCTTCCTTGGTCGTAGGTCTGAGGCATGTTGATGTCTCCGAATGTTTCTACAGAAGGAATCATGCTAACACTGGCAGAAGGTGCATTTCCTCTATTAGGGGCTCTATCCGCGTCTCTCTTCGCAATAGATATGTTTTGATAGTTGCTTGAAGATGAACTGACACCATGATTGGGTCTGCTTACCTGTGTCTTATTCGGATTGTTTCTTTGATTATAGCCGGCCGCGTAGCTGCTTGCAGCCGCCGAACTTGCTGGACCAGCACCACCTTTGTAAGACACGTTAGTTGTATCACGTTCCTGACCAACAACGTTATGCTTTGCAACGAGATATCCATCCTGGTTGCCTGCCTGCACGTTGAGATGATTGTTATCCAACATACCTTCGGTTTGTTCTCTGATAGTTGTTCTCGTGCGATCTGCAGGATTATACACCTGACCGTGAGGAACTGCTCCGTTGACATTGCCATTTGGTCTAAGATTACCGATAACATTCTCCTTACGTGTTGGTCTCAATATGTCAAGTATGGGAGCCATTGCAGACTTGATAAGTCCCTCCACACCACCTACTGCTCTTCCTTGTTCTACAGTTGAACGGTTGTTACAGTACTTCTGATAGGTACCATGACCGTGATCTCCTGTTGTTGGTGCAGCTTTTCCAGATGGTGCCGCGATACCAGGTGCTGCTAGTTGTTGTTTCGTACTTTCGTGATAGTACTGTGGTGCTGACGCTTTCTTCGTATCAGTCGATGCACCGGTTCCGAAGTATTCCTTGGTTGTCTCTGGTCGATTGACGTCGTGGAGAACTTCTATACCGCGTGCAGTCTGTGCTTTCTCAATACCAGTTGTTGTGAACCATCTGCTCGGACCGACTGTGTAATCTGTATCAGGTCTGTTCTTGTTCACCTTACCTTGTGTCTCGACAGTATGATAGTCCTTAATGTATGACGTTGCTGGACCTTGATGTCCATCCAGTGTATATGTCAGTCTTGGGTTGTTATCGGTTCTTAGCTGATTTACCGTCTTGGGCAACCAGGCATTTCTATCTTCGACACCCGCATTGTAACCATTGCCACTGCCTGTAGTCGTGTAACCCTGTCCTAAACCTGGGGCTACTCTTTCTTCATCCCATGGTTTCACGTTCGCCATTCTGGTGCTCGGATTCTGCCTAGAAAGATAGAACTCCGACATGTTAGGCATTCCGTTGGCCCAAGACATCTCCTTTTGTGGCTTAAACAGAGGAGCTTGCTCCTTCTTAGTGATGTGTTGAGACCCAGCACCTTGCATATTGTCAAGTGTCGACTCAGCGGTGTTTCTATCTACAGTTGCTCCTCTCACCCTTGCCCCAAAGAAAGGTTGCATATTGTTGTGCTTGAAAGACTTCGTGTCGATTGGTCTTCCGTCAAGGCCTGTTTTTACAGAGGTGTTCTCCCTTGAGTTGTGATCTATTAACTCCTCAACCTTGCTCTCCAAAAAGTATTTATCAGTCGCTTGGTTGGGATTATCGTAATACCTTACGTTTGACTGACTAATTGGCTTGGATACTGGATAGTTGATTGGAGGAATAGCGGGAACTACTCCAGGCAAACTGTTATCAGGTTTACCCATGTTCGTAAATCTCTCTTCGACTTTATCCTTATCATCGCCTTGATTAGAAATGATGTACATGGCACCTAGACCTAGTAATGGAACTGCTATCTCAGCCATAGTATATATATATCCAACCAGATTATAATTCATGATTCTCTGCATCATAATCTAGAGCCTACCACATGTACCCGCCTGTGTACACAACCCTTTTGGTATCACAGTGCCAGAGTATGGCTGGGAGTTTAGTGATCCTTCTTCATTCGAGATGGAACGCGGGGCTTGCGCTTTGAAGTAATCCCTCTCTATTAAACGTGTATTGAGGTTGTTCTGAAAAGGAATACATGTATTCTCCTGTGGATTGAGAGGCAAATATTGGAAATTGTCCTGCTCAATATCTAATGTAGTCCATGCTGGATTTGTTGCGCGTGTCTGATCTGTGAACGGTTGACAGCTAGGATATTGTATTGGCTTGGCGTTGACCTTGATAGTTTCTTTCTGGCTAATGCAGTCTCTACCAATCGTTTTAGTGATACCAAGCAATTGACTTTCAAGATTAATGCTATCGGTCATAAGATTTGCGCCCCACTTCTGCATCCTCACATATGGATCTTCCATGAAGCATGGTTTGGTTCCGTTTCCTGGCACATCCAGCATATACCGTCCAGGTCCTGTCGACTCCTGGAGCTGCTTCTCTATACGACAAGGATCATTATTAAAGCGTGTGAAAGACATGTATAAGATAACAATAGAAAAAGATTAGCCCATAAAACGGCTTCAAGTAAAGACAACTAGAGAGACAAAGGAATGACTGCGCGACTTTGTCTGGTTATGATAGTAAAGAATGAAGGTCACATAATCAAAAAGACACTGCTTATGTTGAATAAGAAAATAGGCTTCGACTACTGGGTTATAGCTGATACTGGATCTACTGATAATACCGAAGAAGAGATACGATCATTCTCCAGAGACTCCGGAGTGCAAGGAACACTTCTTAATCATGAGTGGAAGGACTTCTCAACGAACAGAAACATGGTAATCTCTCACGCGGAGAAGGTAAGCGACTACATGTTCTTCTTTGATGCAGACGACGGAATAGAAGGAACTCCAGAAATACCGGATCCCCTGACGAAAAACAGTTACACAATGAAAATCGGACATAATAATGCGTTCCATCGGATCGTTATCGTCTCCTCATGTATTGAATGGCGATATCATGGCGTGTTACACGAAACTATTTACCCTACTTCGAGAAGTGTCACTCCGGACGCTCAGGTTATCGGAGGACAGTTCATGATTGTTCCTAATCAGCATGAAGGGGGTAGAACTGTCGCAGGTGACAAATACACAAACGATGCTAAGGTGCTTCTGGAAGCGTTAGAAGATAAGAATTGCCCTCGACATCTAGTAGGCCGATATCAATTCTACTTAGCTCAAAGCTACGAATGTGCCGGAGATGTTGAGTCGGCTATCAAGTGGTATGCAATTAGAGCAGCGACAAAGATTGGTTGGACGGAAGAGGCGTATGTTGCATGCGTTCGCCTCGGCAGGCTCTACTCTGATTTGGGTTCCGACGGCGACGCGATTAAGTGGTTCTTGAAATCTACTAAGTTTTCACACAGACGAGTTGAGGGAGTCTTGGGAGCAATTAACTTATGCAGAAACAACGTGAGCGATGTTGCCTTGTACAACATGGTGAGGTGTGTGAGTCCCTCCGATTATGGAAACCCTTCCCAGGATAATCTCCTATTTGCCGAGACTGATGCTCATAATGTTTTCTTTATCAACACGGCGTTGTACGCATGCAACGCAGTTGGTGATCTAGAATCCTGTTATCAATACTTGAAATTACAAATGTCAAGGATGGAAGACTTGTCTCATGCACACCTGATTGCTGCATGTAGTAACATGATATGGCTTTCGTCATGCTTTGCATCAGATGATATGTCGAGATTCTACGAAGAAATCAAGAACGACCTAATAGAAAGAGGAATACCTAAGCGATATGATTCGAAGATTAGACTCTAGTTAATCAGTGGTGAAGGGGCAATCATTAAGCCCGGAACCTAATGTGGAATCAACAATACAAGCCGTCACTAAGTATGGGTTACAGTTGGCGGCCGGTCTTCTATCCTCATAATAGCCTTTCTTTGCTAAGGAAGGTTTCTTCTCCTATACGGACTGATGTATCTCTTGTCCCTATTCCCCACGAAAACATGCTGTAATTAGCTGTCTCACAAGATCCAGTCATCCTCGCATAGTTGCCGTCACCATAGAGTTTCATGCATGCCGCATGGCTGGAGCTGAGTCGCGTCATGTGATTAATAATCTCACTATGTCCTCCTTCTGCTCTTGTTGTGGATGTGCTATAATTGGCATGACATCCCGAACCGTTTATTGGTGATGGGAACGGCTTTGGACCAAAATCGGCGGTGATGCCTCTTTCCTCTGCAAGTCTAGTCAAGAAGTACCTGGCTATAGTCAAATCGTCACTCACGGAAATACCTCCTCCTGGTCCTATCTGAAACTCCCATTGCGCTGGACCTACCTCAGCATTAATCCCACTGATGCATACTCCGGCATACATACAGTAATCTAGATGCGTTTCAGCTATCTCGATACCTGGCTGCCGACTGGGACGACAATAGTACATGCCTTGTTCGAAAATGTTAGCAATGTTATTCGCACCTAGAGGTACTTGTCGTTTGTCTCCGTCCAAGAACGTCAGATAATACTCCTGCTCTAGCCCAAACCATACATCGTGTTGACAGTTCTGTTTCATTATCGTTTTAGCCCATTCCCTTGTTTTCGACATTCCAGGTATCAATTCGCCATTTATGCTACCAGTGCACAAGGCAACGAAGCTCTGATAGTTGGTGTGCCTGCGGAAAGGGTCTCTATAAACCGCGAAAGGGGGTTAGTGAGACTTCAGAGGTTTCAGACGCCGATGCGGATATGTCACCTGTAGAAGTACCATCGTATGACCACTTTAGAGAATAAAGATACTCTCTTAGTGACGTCGGTACTGTATCGTCGGACCCTGTATCATATTTAACTGTTCTTGTCTTCCACCTGAAGTCGTTAGCAGCAGTCAGCCAGACATAGTCTACTAACACAGTCTGGGTCATAGTTCTCCATAATCAACGATTGTCCGTTTAAACTAATTAAACAAACGTTTGACATAGTAGCAAATCATATAGGTGTAGACTAAATGCATGCCTATATGATACCGCTTGAAATCATAAACGAGATAGTAACACAAGCTAATCTTCTGCAGAGGAGAGAACAAGGATGGAACTATGTAAATAACGATATAAGGAATGGATTAAACGTTGTGAAACGGACTAATCTAAGCAATGGTCTCGAGTATACAGGTGCTGTTCAAGTGAGGTCGTTCTACTCCGAAGAAATTAAGAGGCTTTCATGGACCAAAGCGGAGCGACTTATTTATGAACACTGACATGTACGTATGGGGAGACCCATTCGTTGGGTTTGATTTCATGTAAGGCTCTACAGCTATATGTAATCGCATTTCTGCGCTATATGGCCAAAGCTGTCTATTCTGATTAATTTGAATGGTTTTCCACAACCGATTATAGAACCAGATGCTGCCAGCTCATCACATACCTCCTTGCTGGCATGTGGATCGACTTGCTGACCAGAATGTTTCAAAACGCCATGTCTGAAAATGGCACAATTGATTTCAGAAGGATGAACGGCGAATACGGCATGACAATGAGGGCAGTTGGATATAATGAGATGGTCCATCTATCTGTAGACCCTGTATAGATTATGTTTTTATACTATAAGATGTTTAGACTCTCTCTTGGGATCAATAATGCGGCAAGATTTTTATTGAACAATATGTTTCTGACAATATTCTTTGGTAGTCTGTACTATGCTGTTCAATTCATTGACGACATCGGTTTTGTTGTAGATAGCGACATTCGTAAATTAGACAAAATAGACGAGAACAATGGATTAATATCTCTGAAGCGATGCATGCATTTCAGTTTGGTTAGTCAAACAACACTGGGTTATGGAGGGGTTATGCCTGCAGGTCCTCTGACCCTCTTTGTAAACACCGCTCAGATGATTTCAATATTTGTAACTTCAGCGATCGAGTTGCTCTAGAGTAATTTCTCTATAGAGAATAGTATGAAACAATGGATAAGGTCTATACTAAAGAACGAAGAGGACTGGTGCCAGATGATGGGGTATAAGAATGTTTATCTGGACCCGTTTGAATATCATATCACTGATACGGTAGTCACTGGGGATGGTACAGCTTTCAAGCGTTTCCCAGAGAACCGACATGTTTATGACAAGTTATGGGTAGCAGACACACAGGGACTACGTTGTGGTCAGCTAGAAGATTTAAATGGCAACGAGGACACGATGAAATACCCTATATTCATCAAGCCTAGGTGGGGACACCTTAGTGCGGCCTCAAAGAACTGCTACAAGATATCTGATCCTGAGCGGCTCAAGCAGTTCCGAGGGTATGAGCATATGATGTGGTCAGACTATGTAGATGGTACAGAGGGTATGACCGATATGCTGATGCTCAATGGACGTATTGTTTATCAGCTTACATACAAGTATTCGGATGAGCAAAACGGATACAGTGATGTATGGAAGTATGTCTCACCTGACACCCCTGCTCCACAGAGAATAATTGACTGGGCGAACAAGAATGTCCGCGGCCATACAGGTTTCGTCAACATCCAGTACCGGAACGACAAAATCATCGAGGTAGGACTAAGACCTGCTCGCAGTGGCGCGTACATCATCGCGACTGACAATGAAGCCATCATGAGGAACATCTATAATGCGATGGATAGACAGTATTGGGACGACAGTCTCAATTCCAGGATGAGATTTAAGCCGTACTATGCGTTCAAATGCTACACTACATTGCCGATCATCCATATTTGGCCTCAGTCATTCATAGATATACTTTTACCTATGCTCACAGACCGTCCACTATACGAGTACTACTTCGAGCCTGTTGGTTCAGACGGAATGGTGTTTTTCCAGTTCATGCATGACGATTTCGAGAAAGGTATGAGAGCGAAAAGAATCATAGAGTGTCTATTTGCTCTTACCCAGATTGTCGTGGCGGCTGCCATAGTCTTCACGATTCATCTGCTAGTTACGAAGCGCAATAAGTTATCGATTATTGTTGCCGTAGTACTTTTTTTTCTGCTTGTTACTAGATTCCTTAACCCACTACATACCAACTACAACTTGTACAAGGGATATAGACAAATGTTTTCCGGAAAAGATTCAATGCGGAGTCCTGATGACTACACAGAAGACATTTCAGACGTTTCGGCAGAACTTCAGTGAAGATCGTTGCATCATGAGAACAGGATAATGATGCTCAAGAATCTTGCTACACTCGTTCAACGAGTTATATGTTGTATTCTTTTTCAATGTATCACTCTCCATTGTCACCGAACATCCACCCTGGTCGATATAGGACACATCTACGGTCCCAATTCCTGCTAGTTCAGCTACACCAAGTATCTTTGCCACACGATGTATGTCGATCATGCTGTCACTTAGGTGAATATGTAATCCTATCATGGACGGATTCACCATTTCTTCTTTGAGAAGCGTCATTATCTCCATAAGTGTTTCATCTGTGAGAGTACCAGCTGTGTCTGAAAGAGAAATCTGCGTGATGCCCCTCTGGAATGCGTATCTGGTTACTTCTTTTGAAATGTCCTGAGGAGTCGTGATATTGCCGCTTACCGGACAGTAGTCGACACATGACAGATATACCTTGAAGTTATTAAATGGTAGATTTGATGCTGCGTCGACGATAATGTCGTATGTTTCATCGAGTGATCTACGAACGTTTTTCCTCTGGAATGCATCAGAAACAGAAGCTGGTACAGATACTGAATCACATCCAATTGACACTGCACGTTTGAATCTAACCGCAGTCGGTGCGACTAGCAGATATGGTGTGAAACTATACGCATTTGGTCCTGTAATCATATCAAGTGCATGCTCGAATACCTTCTCGCTGTCGGCTAGCTGAGGCAGAACGTCCTTAGAAACAAGAGAACCTACCTCGATAGACTGCGGACGGTATATCTTTGCTATGGTATCAAGCATCGATAGTTTCTGTGCTGTTGGCACTACATCAGGAGATGCCTGTAGCCCGTCTCTCAACGAGACATCAAATAATCTAAACGGTCTTGTGGCTTGGTTCAGTACTCTCTTCATCATGGTAGTAAAAATAAAAAGACAGGCTTAAGTCTTTTTGGTTTTGTTTTTATCTGGTATAGTTAGTTCCCAAATGATGATACAATTGTCAGTTTCTTCTTCTTCCTTTTCAGCGACTGTCCTTCACAGCATTCACAACCAATCGCATGCTTTTTCACCCAACCAGCCCCGGGGATTGACTTTGGATTTAGAGGTTGTCGTGTCACGGAAGCACAGTTGAGACTGGGATACTTGGTGTACAATCTGAATATCGCTTGTTCTTTCATCTTTGCCTCGATCATGATATCAATGTCCACACCATACTTCTCTGGTATTTCCAGGAGGTATTCTGGAATAATCTCTATGAAGTCGCTATGGTGGCCGACTCTTCCGGATCCTTGCTCGGACACATGGAACTTTGGTTTTATGTCTCTCTTCATCCATGTTTCAAGTATTAGCGGAATGTAGTCAGCTGCTGGATTGAATGTTTCTGATGGGTGAAGTTTGCAGTAACACTGATAATGATGTGTATCGAAGACCACCGGGACTCCTACCTGCTGCGACACCCATAGACAGTCTTCTATCGAGAAGCACTTCTCGCAGTTTTCAAGCACGAGTCGTTTACGGACGTTCTCTGGCAACATCATATATTGTTTGCACCATCTCTCTTTCGTTGCCTCTTTATCGCCATATATCCCTCCTCCATGGACGACCATGACAGAATCTTTCCCTGCATCAATGATGTCCAATACTTCTGCATGGTAGCTGAGATCACATATGGTCTGCTCGAAGCTAGCTTTGCTTGGACTACCAACAACATTATACTGTCCTGGATGGAATGTCAGTCGATGACCATACTCTCTTGCTTTACTCCCAATCTCTTTCAAGAGATCAGTTGCGAAGTCATATGTATAGTCAACTACCTTAGGATTCGATTTGTGTGGGAACATCTCACTGCTTAGCCGGAGAACCCTTATTCCGTTTTTTTCATTCCATTCAATCATGGTAATTATATCACGCAGATTCTGCAATATTTTCTCCTTGAGAGCATCGATACCCTGTTCCTGAATGGAGCGTATGATCATCTTACGCGACGCGAAGACAGGCGGTTTCTGAGCCCGCAGTATTGTGTTTATGCAACATAAACCTAGCTGAACTGAACGTTTTACTGACATATTTGGTTACTTATTGAAAGAAAGAAAAACGAAAGAAAGAATTGCAATTTTTCTGACAAATGTTTATGTTTATGTTTGACTTACCTTGTTGAGACATTCCCTACCGCGATGCTCCACTCCATGTAGATCTCCTGGGCAAGCCTTTTTGTTCCTCTCATCCAGCGATGAGATTCCTCGAGATACTTGCTCTGGGAACGAGTACAAGGGCGACTAAGCTCTTCATCTGCCCACTGGCCCAGGTAGCGACAATAGTTCACAAGGCCCTCAGTGTACCAGTAACGCTGGGAATCCGGATTTTCCTGTAGTTCGTCAGAGTCTGCCCAAATATTAGAGGTCTCTGCGACGTAGTTTAGTTGGTGGTATGCATATTCCCAACTTGCCGATTCAATATCGACAAACCGCTCATCGATCTGTTTCACCCAGTTTGCAGATGACAAAGACCATCCCACTGCTGGGATGTAGTCCTGTCCGTCAAATGTAAGTGGTTCAATAGAGACGGGTTGCTTCTGCTGATATCCGTTATATGTTGTGGTTGTTCCGCTTCGTAACTGCATTCCTGTGGTCATGATTGTAATGCCGACGTCTACCAAGATTCAATTGTTTCAATTTTCTAGAAAAAAGAGTCGGTGACTCGGTTTTGTTTTGTTTTTTGTTTTTTGTTTTTGGTTTACACGTATTGACTTACCTGATAATAACTAATCTATATCTCTGAGTTGAAGAGGCGTTCCATGTTTGCGACTTCAGGCTTGTTGTCATCATGGCGAAGCAGCCTCCGAATGAGATCGTCGTCCCTGAATCGAATGGAATATTCGAACTGAAGCTTGTTTCTGCCAACCCGCCCCATAGCCTGAATAGCCTTTTCCTGCGTCATACTGTCAAGGTCCTTACCGATGTACCCATGGCAGAACTGGTAGTTGGTTCCGTAGATGTAGTCTGTCGAGGCTATTATGAGGTATAGCTTTTGCTGCTGAGCTAATTGCTTCATTATCTCTGTGTAAGAGTCGCTGTTATGTGACGCGAATACACCTATACCCATCATGAGTAAGAGCTTCCAGTAATCATGGATGTCATGAACCAACATGATCTTCTCCACCATTTCCTCTGGCACACTAGGCATGAACTCCTTGCCGGTCTTTTCGGATACGAATCGCTTGAGGTGTTCAATTCGGTTGGGAATGTACATGCTTGGAAGAGATACGACCTTGATGGAGTTTTCTAACGTGGCAATCTTTTTGCGGAGTTCTTTCACTTCTGGAGAACCACGCGAGTCATTAGATGCCTTCTTGTCTTGTCCCTCCTCGCCAGCTGTCAAGTCTTCAAGCCGCTTTTTATGTTCATCCAATCGTGATGTAACAGCTGCGTTGTACGCCATAACTTCGCTTACTACGTTTAGCTCGCTGACAGGAATATTGGCTGTCTGTAAGCAGAACTTCCCTATTTTCTCAACATCTTCTGCTAGGTAGATTGTAGGGCCATCTGTGAGAGTGTGTGCATCGTGCGTTGCTATTTTGACCCCAGCATTTGGACCCAAACGAGGTTCACGCCCTTTCTGCAACTCAGTAGTGATCTCTGGCCACATCTCGTCATCTAGATTGGAGAGAAGGTTGAGGTAGTTCGTCTTTAACTTCAGCATGTCCACCGCATCCATGTCTGGAAAGGCTACATCGATCGCATATCTTTCGTCGGCGATCGACTCCGGGAACATCTCGTTAACAACTTCTATGAACCTGATAGCCTCTCCTAAATCGATGTATCTCAAGAGTGTCTTGTGATGCAGGCAATACTCAGCACACTGCGCAGCTCTCATGTAATCGTCCTTATAGAGTGTGTGTGGTGCGGCTACACAGCCTTCTCGGTCTAGCATAGGGATAGTTTTCTTACAGTCATGACTAACAATAGATGTTATTTCTGCACCTATAAACTTCGATCTGAAGTCCATGATGGTCGGTGTCATTTCTTCGCGCTGAGGCAACGTAGCAGAAGACAGGACCATCTTTGGAATCTTGTTGAGGTTCCAGTTCCTTTGGATGTCTTCGTGACAATCATGCTCCTGATAGTCAAGAGTGATAGTAGGTTCGTCCCAGTAGGTCACCATATTATTCGCACTATTGAATGCAAGCATATAATTCATTGCCGGAATGTATGACTTCACATCGCAGATCATGAGCTCGACTTTGACTCCATTGGTGTTGTCTACCCTGAATATGCCTCCGGTTCGTCGGTTCTTCACATAGTCTGCAGCTGCAGCATAGTGTAACCTAATGTCCTCAGCGTCTCCACATCCAAACCCAAACGCAACCTTTCTGCCTGCGCTGATAGCTGCCTTAGCGAGCGCTAGGCCTACATGGCGCGCAGCGCAGACGAATATTACGCGGTTCCCTTGCAAGAGACCAAGCGGTGACATCGTTTTGCCTGTGCCTGTAGGAGCGATGTATAATACAAGTTGAGGTGCTGTGGCGTTTTTGATAGTTGTAAATAGTCGTTTTTGATGGTCGTATAGTTCTTCGTCGGCGTACTTCAGGATATATGGGTTTTTCTCGATAAGCTCCTGACCATTGTATACAAGCCCACGGTTGTTGAGTTCTTGTCTAAGGTCATTTACTACCGTCTTGAGCTTCGAGCTAAACAACCGGTTTATTCCTGACACTGAGTAGCCAACCAACGTATTGAGTGTGTAGCATCCAATAGGCCATGCATGATTGTTCTTTTCGCGTGCTTTCAACGTGTCTTTGAGAACGCCGAGAAGGATAAACTCGAATAGGCTTCCCTTCATTTTCTCAAGCTGACTGTCTGTGTTACTGAACCTGATAAGATCCCTCTTTCTTATCGTCTTTTCATCTGCCTTCTCGTTCAGACCAGGGATCGGATTTTTCTTGGAGTAAAGGAGGACCTTGTTGAGATCCGCCTGCAGGTACTTGACGAACACATAATGATCTATCTCGTCTCTGTCATCTACCTTGAGATGCTGAAGTATGGTCGACGTCTGATTTCTCTTCATGGTAACGTCGCTATAGGCATCCTGTATAAGTCTGATAATACGCATTTCATCATCGGGGAGAGGTTTTTCGATGCTCTCCCATTCATCTTTTGTGAGTTTTCTCTGTTGCAAGTCCATTTTGCTCTTGGTTTGTATGTTGAGTACTTTTCAAAGTAATTTCTATTTCATTTTTGTAGAAAAACCATACACATCATTGTTCAATCTGGAAAATTGAACTCGTTAAGAAACTAGATATATTGATCATCTAATACAATAATGACAGACCCTATTCTATGCACTATCCAAGGGAATATAGGAGCCGGCAAATCCTGTTTGGTGCGTCAACTGAAGCTTTCGCTTGAAGCAGTAGGGAAGAAGGTATGCTTCCTGCAAGAACCTGTCGACTCAATTTGGAGTACGATTAAAGACGAGAATGGCGAGCCAATACTATCGCTTTACTACAAAGACCAAGAGAAGTACGCATTCTCGTTTCAGATGATGGCCTACATATCACGTCTGTCAATACTCAAAAAGGCGTTGTCTCAAGATTATGATATCATAATCGCTGAGCGTAGTCTTTCAACCGACCGTCATGTATTTGCACAGATGCTGAGGGATGAAAACAAGATCAAACACGTAGAACACGAAATATACTTGCGGTGGTTTGATGAGTTCCAGAACGATTTCCCCGATGAGAAGGTAGTATATCTCAAGACTACGCCAGAGACAGCCAGTGCACGTGTTACCAAGAGGGCACGGGAAGGCGAAAGCATTCCTCTTGAATACCTCGCAAATTGTCACAAATATCATGAGAACTGGTTGGCGGAGAAACATGACGTTCTTGTGCTTGATGGTAATATCGATATCGATATTGACCCATCATACTCTACAAAAAGGATTGATGATGTCGCGGATTTCATATCGCGAGGTTGAGAAAAACAAATACCAGCAAAAATTGAAGCAATTTCAATTCTTTTCTCTCTAGCATCACAACAATCACGATGTCGCTAGCTCAAAGACGCCAACTAAAGATTAAACCACTGTTAGATATTATGATGGGTAAGAGAAGTGCACCGGTTCATCCGGTAGACAAAATCGTACTGATGTTTGACGGTGGTTCACGCGGTAATCCAGGACCAAGTGGGGCGGGATACGCCATCTTCAAGAACGGCAAAGAGACGATCGCGGGATACGAGCCACTCGGTATGGCTACGAATAACTACGCAGAGTACGTCGCGCTTAAGATCGGTCTAATGTCTGCGTTAAAAGAAGGATATATGGATATAACTGTTCAGGGTGACTCCCTCCTGGTTATAAACCAGTGTAGAGGTGACTGGGCAGTGAAATCAGATAGTATCAGATCGGTAAACAAGGATGTGATGTCCTTGATCGCGCGTTTCGAAGTAGTGCGTCTAAACCATATCCCTCGAGCCGAGAACAAACGTGCCGACGAGCTAGCAAACCAGGCTATGGACATCCAGGAATCCATATTCAAGGATAGGCTAATTTGTCAAAAGCAGTCTAGAAGACGCTCGATCCCCTTTGTACTTCAGTATGTCTATTTCTTTCGTGGTAGTTGGGAACTCATCACTACCATAGACTTCTTGTAGCAGTAACCATTCCAGCATTCCACCAGGATAAACAGCAACGTTGTTGAAACCTAGGCTAACCAGTTGGTTGTATTTCTTTACAATAGTATCATCGCATGCGTTCTTGCCATACACGACTACTCTCGCCGATCTGTTTTGATTGAGGAGAGCCTCCAATCTTCGTGTCTCTTCGCTCGCCGTGAGCGACCCTCTAATAAGACAGCTTTGCAAATCGAAACTGAGTGTGTTTATTATGGTAACGTCCGTATGCGACATTATTTCCTTGACGTCTTCAAAATTGATCTTTATGACGGACTGTGCACTACCCATAGTTAGCATTTAACCATATTGTTTAAGCGCTAACTGAACTCAGTCGAACTTAACAACAATTTCGACGTCTTCTTTCAGAATACTCTTGGATGCGCAGACAGACAGTTCTTCTCGGCGCTTTCTTGTTTTAGGCTTGCTGGCAGCAGTCTTTCTACGTGATGTGCTGTTTCTTTTGGCCATATCATTCTCTATTGCCTGTTTGTTGTCAGCAATATAATCGATAACCCCGTTTTCAAGGGCCCACTTAAAGAAGTTGAGCTGCCCTATAGTAGTTTCTATGTGTGACCCGTTCTTGTATGGTACACTGATGCGGTCCCATCTGCAGAATGGATCGAATCGTTTTTTCGAGTACGCCCGCAACTTCAGTTTATAGTCGTTGTATACCTTGAATCGCGCTGAATCTACGTCATATACTGTGAACATTGCCTTTGCATAATTGGTAGCGAACCAATCAACGATACGTAAAGAAATGTCTGACTCTCCACTGATTATAGAGAGCATTTTATCGAGATTATCGTCCCTCTTATAGAATCTAAGCAAGTTGTTAAGTAACAAGGAGTTTTGTGTGGTTGTTACAGTAGCCATTATTGTTATTTTTCAATGCTTAGCGTTTAAATGCTAACGTGCAATTAGTCTTTTTTTGCGTCATGTGACGACTTCGGTCGAAGAAATGCTTCCTGGACGTCCAAATCAATAGCGTAAGTGTTCTGGGCAAAAAATGGGTTTTGCCCTACCTGACCAACTTGATCTCTATCGTTCAATTTCTCGTTCGCTGTTTCTCGTCTATTACTACTTTGTAGCGCGTCTGATTGCATAAGTGAAATGTCTGTCATAGTAAGCTGACCGCCTAGCCCATGCGACTCACTAGCTCTGACGCCGTCATGTTCTTCTAGTGCGACGTTCACTGGATCTTCCTGTTGCTGTGAAGGTGTAGTTTCTCTCTTTAGGCTTTTCTCTGGACGCTCACCATATCTCCATATTACCTGTTCCATTAGTGCCATACAGTGCTAATTTGTTTCTCCAATTCCTACTCATTCCTTCTTAATTACGACCATTCGCTTTGTGAACTCAAACTTATCGAAGTCTGTTACCCTTCGTTTCAAATTGCAAGAGAGACAAGATACAACAGTGTTTGAATTGCTATGAGGCAGATCGTTATCGATTCTATCTAAAGTCCATTGGGTTGGATCTCTTACCTCACGATACATGATTCTTGTCTGTACGTCACAGTAATGGCATTTCATATGTGCTTCCCCTAGTTTCGTTATCACTTCGAAGAGAGAAATTAAACCTTCTTTTGTATGAATATCCTTTTTGATGTCTTGTTGCTTATACCCATTTATTTTTCTCTCCAAGCAGATTACTGCATCCGCATAGTATGGCATATCACTTCTGGCCCGACACAATGCTTCGAGCAAGTTGAGCTCCTCCGCTTCGGATAGATCATCATCTATCGCATCAGATCTTATACGTCTGCTTTTCGATTTCATTCAATGACTCAATGTTGTGCTTGCCTTGGATAATAACTTTCTTATTGCTCATATTGACAATAGAGAGAAACGATATACGTATTAAGCGTAACGTAGTTAATGTTTTGGAAACGAACATAAATAGAACCTGATGAAAAAGGGGTTAAACTCTTTTTGATTAAATAATATATCAGAATGAGCACAACAACACCGAAAACAGATGAAGACCATACGTGTCCACGACTTACAGAACATCCGTTATAAGACTATGATGTTGTCAGGTAAGAGCAAGAAGATAGCTCCGAAGTGCGGCAGTGACTCGACTGATGAGATAGACAAAATGCTAGAGGCTGAAAGGAAAGCTACCAGGAACGTCACATGGTCTAGACTAGATAGATCTAGTCGTGTCGTAAAACTCAGGCAGTACGCTGATAAAGTTGGAAAAGAAAAAGACATGACCAGGAAAGAAATTATTTCTCTACAGGAATACTTGGTCACGTCTATGCAGCGCAAGAAACGGTTGATACGCTCGAAGGAGGTGCGATACAATAAAGAGACTCAAGAAATCGAGTCGATTCCTAGTCTACATTATGTAAATGAATCGCGCAAGTTCACCCTTAAGAGGGCAGAGAGACGACAATCAACACTTAGCTCTTTAGGCAGCGGATCCGACACAAGTAGAAAGCGCAAGCCTAAGAAAAAGAATGACAAAATTGAATCAGGTATAAAAATAATCCCAGAAGCTGTATAGATGCCGATTATTGACGTGACAGACCTTTTAAAGCCTTCTCCCATTATCGACTCGAATGATAGAATAGCACTATTAGAGGTAGCAAGTGATCTAATAATGCACCTAGTGGAATGTGATCCACTAGACACAAGTTCGCCTTCATATCATAGCGATGTCATAGATAATGTCCTCTCGCTAGTCGTGGCTCAGACTTCCGACGCGTTTCCAGTTGATGCATCGGAAGAACTGGAAGAAATAGTCGAAGACGCCGCGCGGATCACGTTCGCCCATTTCGCTCCTAGGCGCTCGTATAGCAACGCTGATGTTAAGATACCTCCCAATATAGACGTTATTCGCAAGAAGATAGCATATCTTTTGGGTGTACCTCAAGCGGCACAGCGCACACCAGAATGGTATCAACAGCGTCATAACACTCTTACTGCTAGCAGCATATGGATGGCGTTGAGTAGTAGTCAAAGTACACGGAATAGACTGATATTTGGTAAATGCTCTCCTCTCGACACGTCCAAATACGACCGACATAACCTGGAGTCATCCCTTCATTGGGGACAAAAATATGAGGACGTATCTATCATGTGGTATGAACGGGAATACTCGACTAAGGTATCAGAGTTCGGATGTATACCACATCATGAGCACCCGTTTATTGCAGCATCGCCTGACGGAATTAACACCGATCCCACTTCCAAACGGTTCGGAAGAATGGTCGAGGTTAAAAACATCGTCAACAGAGATATTACTGGAATACCCAAGGAAGAATATTGGATACAGATGCAACTACAACTCGAGGTTTGTCAGCTTCGAGAGTGCGACTTCCTAGAGACCAGGTTTATCGAATATGAAAGTTTTGAAGCATTCTTGGAAGACGGCGATTTCTCCAGAAGTAGTGATGCAAAAGACAAAGGTGTAATGGCACTCTTCATCGATCCACACGGTACTCCTAGTTACGAGTACGCACCCATTGGTCTACACAGTGAAATCGAATATATTGAATGGAATGACAAGGTAATGAATAATACGCCAGGTAGAATGTGGTTAAAAAACATATTTTGGAAACTTGATGAAGTCAGCGTGGTTTTAGTTGTAAGAAACCGCAGGTGGTTCGATGCAGCACTACCTATATTCCAATCAACATGGGAAACTATACTCATGGAAAGAGAATCTGGATACCAGCACCGAGCCCCAAACAAACGTGCAAGAATAACCATGAACGCCCCAGTTACGCTTAAAGGGTGTATGATTGATGTGCCAGCACTGTAGACGCAAATAGAATATACACATCTTTAATTATCTGACCACCTATTAAAGATGGATGATCCCTGCAATAATATTTCTCCAGCAGAAGATGCTAATTATAACGACACACGACAGTATCTTGCAGTATTAGACAGCAACCACGATATGTCTCAAGGACGACAAGACGCTGACCTGCGAGATCATTCTAGAGCAGCCGCTGCGGCTTTAATGAGAAATAACCCCCTTGACGCCGGGATGATCGGTCCTGATCTTATTCATGATGACGTTCAAAGAGAGTTAAGGGGTGCTGTAACACAATTTACAAATGGCAAGTTTACCTCTATTGGTGGCGTAGCAGGGCGATCTTATGAGCGACATGTTCTTTCAGAATTATTCCAGGACCCTATGGCCACGAGTTTCCAGAAACTCTTGCGTGACTCTGAGGCGTGGAGTCTTAAGAAGAAACCGGAACGCACTGCATCTCCACACATTCAACATACTGGGTACAAAAACCAAGCTGAGAAGGATGCTGATCTGTTGAAGCCCGATCTTATTGGTGATGAGGAGACTAGAGATATGATAAACAATTCTCCCATAGGAACACAACCTTTACTCCAGAGCAACAATTGCTCGTGGGGGTCTATAAGCATCACCTGGGAAGATGATACTAACGCAGTTAGAAAACCAAATGGCGATTATTACTACACAATGGACTTGTTCAACGGTTCTGGGTTAAAGCGAGTGGCAGGATTCATGATGGAGTTCATGTATCCCGAGACACGTGTGGAACGAGGTGGACTGGTTATAGATGGTGGGTCTGCAGGGGCGCTGAGAATACTTGAAGCGTTGCCTCAAATACAATCGATTGTGTGTCCGGCTGTCGTGGGTGATTCGGCTGCTTTGTGTTGGCACAATATAGGGGGCAAAGGGAAAGAGAGAAACTTTTGTTGCTTCCCTACCTCTAACCAAAATAACATACCAAATGGGCCAGAACAGTTCATAGAAAAGAGTAATGTTTCGTCGGACGGTTTTGAAGGGTTCAACACGCAATTCTATTACGAGCGTCCAAGTGGGACTATCTACGACAAGAATAACTATAATGTGTTTTCTTTTAATCTACGTGTATCCGGGAACGGAGTAGATGTCTTGGGTACTTTCCAGTTTACACGAAGTGGTCCTAGCATGGGCCCCACTGTTGGATATTTGGCGCAATTACTCAACGCGGCCAGAAGTAGTGCAGACGCTGGATATGATGCAATGATCATCGCTTTGCAATCAGTAGCCCCAACTGGTTCAGTTTTGAGACTAAATGGATTTCCATCCGATCTCATGAGTGCACTAAAGGGTAATGTGATCCCAGTAGATACTGGACTACAGTTGTTTGAAAGGATATGTTTTGATATTAAACGTTGTGGCGACTGGGAACAGGTGGAAAGTGTCTCAGCTGTGGAGAAACATGATCCTTCTGTTGGAACGGCAATGTTAGGCACAGGAGACATTCTTTGCATGGCACAAGCCAGACTCAAAGGAGAGTGCGGCGCATGGCATACAGAGACTGCTTCTGATCCGACTGGGTGGGAAATAATACTGTTTCGAAACCCAAAAAACGTCAGCGAGGATCAGGTTAAGTTCTTCAAAATGAAAGACATTGTTGGTGTCTTGATCGTGCCGCTGACTATAATAAATAACAACTCTTTGGGTCTTGTCTTTGGTGCACTGACATCGACCATAGCGAAATGCAATGTATCGATCAAGACACTGTGTGAGGACGAGGACGCTGTAACACCCGCGAAGGCAATATCAGCGACCAACTTGGCGAACGTTGTAAGACAATGTATAAATACACAGATGCTTTTGGCTCATCCTGTCATGCCAGATGGAACCGATACTGTCGCCCTTTTAGAACTATGTAGGAAGTTCAAAAACACATTTGATCCTGCTCTTGCCCAACAAGGTAAAGAAGAAGATCTGGCTGTTGTAGTAGAACAATTTGCAGGCCTGCTTACAGATCCGGTGGATGAGTTAGTCACAGATCTTTCGCCTTTTGTCGAGAAGGTTCGGACTGCCCTCTACTCCATAGGCCTGGGAACCGCAGAAGTAGAAGACGTCTGTGAACTAGGAAATCCTGTGGAAGACGCAACTACAGTTCGGATATTTGGCCAACCTGAGGAGACTCCTACAAACATTGATGGCACGATCAATGAAAACTGGATCATAGACAACATGTTTAATTACTTCGCAGGCTGGCATACGAATATCGTTTCCGCTAGAGACAGTATTGGAGAGATAATAAATGTAACTATGACGGCGATCAATATCGATGGCGTGGATGTTTCTTCTGCTCCAGCCGTCGCCAGTTTAGTCACTGCATTCAACGATACATTAGACCAGCTAAAGCCGTATATGTCTGCATCTAGCGAATATATAAAAGCAATAACTAGAAGTACAGCGTCTTGTCCCGTTGACTTGATACGGGATATCAATCGAATGTACAAGCTGAAGTCGCTTAGTAATCTTGCTGTGCCTTCAAGAGTTGAGGGAGGTCGTCGCTCCGCTAGTCCAGAGGACCTAGTCCGAATTAGAGATGGGGTAGCAGAGACAAGAAATCTCATCCAGGCGTGGTGGGGTGATGGCGAGCAGTTTGCCACTGTAATAGCTCGAATGTTGCTCGCTGATGATGAAGACTTAGGAGGAGGAGGCTCTAACAGAATGAAAGGAGGTAAACGAAGTTCACCCTCAACTGCTGAAGAGACATATGAAGACGCAGTGGCAAACTACTTCGACATGCTGATCCAAGAAGTTATAGGATATCTTAAACTTTGTGACGATGCATATGGGTTAGGTACACCCGAAGCAGCTGCAACAAGGGCTGAGGGGTTTTACCAGGCGAAATACTCCTTTTGCAAAGGCATAATTCTCGACAGCGCTGGTAGACAGCTCTTGTATGGGCCTAAACTCCCTGAGGATAAGGTGGATTTGTTGAGACCATATCTAAACGATGAGAATCCCATGAGTCCAATACGTGTCTTACAGACCATTTTCGGAGACTGCGATGCGGCCGCAATCATGGGCGGTGTTAATTACAATAACGACAACGACGGAGGCGTAATGGTGGATGATTCTGCGGACGACGATGGTCCGAATGATGATGGTCCGAATGATGATGGTCCGAATGATGATGGTCCGAATGGTCAGCTTGGAAGCGGAGACACAAACGGGTTTTTCCCACGTCATGAAGTCGTATCACAATGGGTAGCAAATCCTATCGAAGATGAGAACATGAATATGTGTATAAAGCTCAGACACGCACTAAACGTTCTTTGGAGTGACAGTGGTATCGAAGTCGCCAGAGACGCTTATGAGGTGGCAATGCTACAAGATACGAATAATTCTGATCTTCAGCTACCCCATCCTCCAGAAGACGCAGATATAGGTTGGTTTATAAGAGAAGGTGGATCATTCGTAGAGAGAGCTGTCTACAGTGTCGTTGATATGCAAGATGTTCCGACTGCATTCTCCTCATCGCAATGGCAGAGGGAGAATCGTCTGACAAAAACGATGGGTATCGCAGCCGGCCATGGCCTATTTGGTCTCACATCAACGCTATGGACACCGGTTATGGAATACCTAAGTGTGCGCATGGCTGGCGACATCGAAAAGTCACGTAACATTCTCTCGGACATCGACGAGTTGGTAAACGAATCATTTGGCTCTTACAACTACGAGTCTCCTGTAGATGACATGATAACCACCGTTATGGAGATCAATCAGCGTTACAAGCTCCTAACCCGAGGACGCGAGGAGGATGTGGATGATGGTGCAGGAGCGGCCAATCAGACACAAGGAACCAACCAGATGGAAGCACCAGCAGCCAACCAAATACAAGGAGCCAACCAAATGGGAGCAGACGCGTTGTTAGCGGCTCAATTACAGCATATGGAGGATATGGAAGAGGACGTGGCGCCTACCGTTGCTGCCCCTGCCCCTGGGGATGCTGAGGTAAGAGAAACCAAGAGGCGGAGGGTTAACCTTCGTCTTGTGCAACCACAACAACATCCTTACGATATTGATTATGGTGAGGCGCTAGTCAACATGTTCTATCCCAATGCCAATGCCAATGCCAATGTCCCAATTCCACAAATGGTTACCGCTTTCGGTGGCAAGAAAAAGAAGAATACTGTGGCGAGACGGACGAAGAAGAAAGCTAAGAAACGCAAGACTACACGAAAGAAGAGCTTTACCGGTAAAAAAAGGAAAGCTAGAAACCAAAAGAAGAAGAAGACAACGAAGAAGAAGAACAAAAAGAAGAAGAAAACACGTTACAACCGAAAGTGATCAAGTCTATTCGGCCAGTCCCGTTCATGTATCAAACAATTCTATACATGAACTTATGGTGATGAATTAGTCCCGTGCCACATAGAAGTTGACACGAGGTACGCTGGTAAAAGGCGGTGCATTTGGAGGAGGAGGAATAACAGGTTCTGTATCTTCGTATAATGCCCGACAGAACCCAGGCGGGCTACACGTCCCGTTTGTAGGCCTACGCCAGTATCTGATGTTGTTCGTACCACAATGATCGGCAGGAAAGTCGGGATAGTCCGGGTATATTGCTTCCGCAGTGGACTTGACATTATACCCAGGCTTCTTCTTTTCCCTGTATGAGTCTATCAGAAGTGGGCCATCAACTGAGCAGGGGTAGCTACCTACTGAGAGGAATCCTTCTTTGCCTTTCGTCACACTAGTTATAAGCGCTGCTAGTGTGATTAGTAGTACCAGTCCGCCGATTGATTTAACAGCATCAAATTGGATCTTCATATATAGAGTAACGTGATATTTTTCTTCAGACCTTATGAATTGAGTTATGTCAGGGTTTAAACTATACTGTTTAGTACATATACTATGGCCAATACAGATCAGATGTTCGTTACGAAACGCAATGGGGAGCGTGTAGAAGTCGCTTTCGACAAGATTCTAAACCGTGCTAAGAACTTATGTGCAAATATTGAACCACCGATCAAGATCAACTATGCACAGTTAGTTATGAAGGTAATCGATCAGCTTTATTCTGATATACCAACCACGACAATAGATGAACTCTTGGCTGAACAATGTGCATCTCTTTCTACTAAAAAGTTAGAATATGGCGTTCTCGCTTCGCGAATAGTCGTATCTAACCACCATAAAAATACGCCTGGTACTTTTTTAGACGCGATGGACGAACTATTTAACTTCAAGGACTCTACGGGCAAAAGTTCGCCTCTCATCAGCGAGCACCTGTGGGCTGCAGCGACGTTACATTCAGCTGCAATTGAGGATGCGATAGACTACGATAGGGATTTCTTGATCGACTATTTCGGGTTCAAGACTCTGGAACGCGCCTACATGATGAGAGTAGGTGGCAAAATTGTTGAGCGCCCACAACACATGTGGATGCGTACTGCGCTTGGAATACATTTGGGGTCACCTTCATTTTCAATCGCCGAGACCATTAAAACATACGAACTTATGTCCATGAAGTACTTCACTCATGCCACACCTACTCTGTTCAATGCCGGTACGCCTAGACCGCAATTAAGCTCATGTTATTTGGTTGCTATGGAAGACGATAGCATTGACGGTATATTCAACACTCTAAAAGAGACTGCTCAAATCAGCAAATGGGCAGGAGGAATCGGACTTCATATTCATAACGTACGCGCCACAGGCACACACATTCGAGGCACGAACGGCTCTTCGAACGGGATCGTTCCTATGCTCCGCGTCTACAATATGACGGCGAGATATGTCGATCAGGGAGGAGGAAAGCGGAATGGAAGTTTCGCTATATATCTAGAACCATACCACGCCGATATTTGTGACTTCCTTGACCTCAAGAAAAACCATGGTGACGAAGAGATGAGAGCTCGCGACCTATTCTATGGACTCTGGATACCAGACAAGTTCATGAACGCAGTGAACGACGATAAGGAGTGGCACCTGTTCTGTCCAGACCTTACAAAAGGTCTATCGGATGTTCACGGTGAGGAGTTCAATAAGCTTTACGACAAGTATGTGTCCGAAAACAAGCATGTCAAGACCATGAGAGCTAGAGATTTATGGTTCAAGATCCTGGATAGTCAGATGGAAACAGGTACACCTTATCTTTTATACAAGGACGCTGCTAACGCAAAATCCAACCAGCAAAATCTAGGTACGATAAAATCTAGTAATCTTTGTACCGAGATAATCGAATATAGCGACAAAGATCAGACGGCTGTGTGTAACCTAGCGAGTATTGGTCTGAGTACATTCATCGTCGAAGCACAAGACGGTACAAAGTCGTTCGATTTCGAGAAGTTACACGAGGTTACTAAGGTCGTCACCATCAACCTGGATAAAGTAATCGACGTGAACTACTATCCTACCGAGAAAACTAGAACCAGCAATCTTCTGCATCGCCCGATAGGTATCGGTGTACAAGGTCTTAGCGACGCGTTTGCCATGCTAGACATTGCTTTTGATAGTAATGAGGCATCTGCACTAAACAAAGACATATTCGAGACTATATACCATGCTGCTCTTGAACAATCCATGGAGATATCCAGATCTCGACGAACTGACATGGAGAAAATATCAGCACATGATCAAATACAGCCTGTAATGGCATGTGAGTATAATCATCTTTGTACAAAGCGCGAATATTCTGATAACGGTATGGTCATCGACGAAGTCTACAGGTGTAGACCAATCGTAGCGGAGATTCAATCGGCTCAATCAGGCGGTCATCCTGGCGCTTATTCAAGCTTTATGGACTCTCCAGCAGCAATGGGTAAATTGCAGTTCGATCTATGGGGTGTTTCTCCATCAGACAGATACGACTGGACATATTTGAAACAACAGATCATGCGTGATGGCATCCGGAACTCGCTACTCGTTGCTCCAATGCCAACTGCATCAACGTCCCAGATTCTAGGTAACAATGAATGTTTCGAACCTTTTACAAGCAACATATATTCTCGTCGGACGATAGCAGGCGAGTTTGTGGTGGTTAACAAGCATCTTATGGCAGAATTGTCCGGATTGGGCCTCTGGAGCGAAGCCGTAAAGGACAGTATTATTGCCAATAAAGGCAGTATCCAGCATATCGAAGGGTTATCCGATCATATCAAGAATAAATACAAAACCGTATGGGAAATACCTATGAAGCGTCTCATCGACATGGCAGCAGACAGAGGCGCTTTCATTTGCCAGTCCCAGAGTCTTAACTTATGGATGGAAGATCCAAACTACAAGTCTCTTACTTCTATGCATTTCTACTCTTGGAAACGCGGACTGAAGACAGGCATATACTATCTCCGCCGTAAACCTAGACATCAACCCCAACAGTTTACTATAGATCCTTCTACGCCTGCGCAACAGGATGATGATGATGAGCCATGTGAAATGTGCTCGGCCTAGTATGACTTTTTGTCTTTCGTTTATTAGTGAGGTTCTCAAACAAACGAACTATTTTCCACTAGACAACGCGGTGTTGATATTTAATGAAGGCAATTTATGACCCCACACAAGCATATAAAACAACGAAAGTGAGCCTATAAGCATACTCCAAGTCATGGCTTTGTTGTCAGATTGTTTTACCATGAACCTAAGCAAAATAAACATTACAATGCTTATGATGACACTATGAAGCAGCATTTCCATCGGAGATTCCATCTTTCCATAACTAGAGAAAAAATTAACTTCGATATAAGTTAGTAGCTTCCACAGTACAGCTCATAGATGCGTCTCACACTTGCGTTCTGCTTCACAATGTCTGTTTTGTGAACATGTACCATATAACATCTGAAGCAAATTAGGACGTCAGCCATTGAATCATGTGTGCCTTTCGGGACGAAACCAAACATTTTGTTGTGGAGCTCCGACAAGGTGGGGTACTTGTAATATATATCTCCTTTCTGGCTCGTCCTTTCAATTGCACATAACTCCTTTGTGTTTTTCATTGTACAGTACTCTTCCTTCCGGACTCCTTCCCTCGTGAAATACTGCTTGCGTTTCCTCCGTATAGCTTCGACCATGCAAACCCGCTTGTCGAACGATATATTATGTGCCACTACAATGTCCGCTGACTGCAATGCAATGTCGAACTCATCAAGAGCAACACTGATAGGAATACCTTTCAGAGAGGCTCGCCTTTTAGATATCCCATGAATCTGTGTGCTTTCTTCAGGAATATCGACCTCGCAATCGATTATGTGGTCGACCATATCGCATTTTTGACCCTCTGTATCGTAGACAAGCCAACTTATTTGGACAATATATGGCCACTTGTCTGTTTCGAGGATGGAAGGATTGCGACCTTGGGGAAGACCAGTTGTTTCTGTATCGAATACGATGATTTTCATTTCCTCTATATACTGATAACAAACTAACTAGGAGATTCCTGTTCAATTTTACATCGAAAGAAAATTGATTTTTTTTAGACAACAACTAAGACCTAGTATAGTAATGCATTTCTGGACAACATATTGTTATCATTCCATCTTCATCATCTTTGCCTTTCACGTATGTAAACATTGCGTTTAGTGTATCGCTACCAAACCTCTCAGAGTAGACAGAATCGCCAGACTCTATAGCTTTTCGATAGAACTCCTGGAGCCTCTCGGAATCGATCCGGGCTTCGGCCGCTCTGTTCAGACAACCAGTATTGAGACCATACTTGATTACTTTCGTGTCAAATCCCGCTTGAGATGCAACAGCGGTCATATATAGCGGTTTGTTTTTCTCTATAGGAACGTTGAACCAGATCGAGGAGAGGAACTGCCACAAGTTTGGTCCTGACTTGACAAATGCCCTTCCGGAGATCTTCCAGTCGGAGCTTCCCTCTATCTGAACTGCAAATCTATACCTAAAACGTGTCATTACTCTTTACTTTCACCTTAATTATGGTCGTAAGTTAAGGAAAGATGTTCTTCAATTTTACGAGAAAATAGCTTACTTTCTCTTACTGTTCTATTTCTTTGAAACATATTCTCTACAAAGACCGAATGTTTTTCTATGCCATTCGGTTATTCCATTGTCGCGTATTCCCTGCATATGTTGAGATGTCCCGTATCCTTTGTTACTCAGCAGCCCATATTTACGATCAAGGTCTGGATGACTTTCACACAGTCCGGCAACATACGCGTCACGTTCGACCTTCGCTAGAATAGAAGCAGCAGCGATTGATGTGTACTTATCATCACCGCGTTCGATGCAAACTGATCGATCTGGAAGCAAGAGCTCACCAACCATACGTGTATGAACTGTGAAATCATTTCCATCAACCAAGAGCAAGTAGTCATCATTTGACCCAAGTTTCTCTTGCACAGTATTGATCGCTTTGTGCATCGCCCTATGGGTCGCACGCCTTATATTGAGGGAGTCGATCTCCTCAGCACTCGATGAACCGACTCCCCATGCCACAGCGTTCGCTTTAATGTAGTCGGCTACCTCACATATTTTCTTATGCGAATGGAATCGTTTGCTGTCTTTCATCAATTCATGCTTGTATGAGCCGTCTCTAGGTAAAACTACGGCTGCAGCGTAGACCGGACCGAACATTGGTCCTCTGCCTGCTTCGTCTATTCCCACCTCTATGTAGTCTGAATCTTCGTAGTAATGTGAAAGGGGCATTATACTATTGTAAGATGCATATGACCATTTAAGCCGTATCAATTTAACAGCAAACTTTTTTCGAGCGATAGAGTATAATGAAACTTCGAGCAATTCATCTTCTGATTATATTGATTGGTTCGCTTATCTTCTGTAGCGTATGTTCGGGTATCGTTGAAGGAATGACATCTAGCTCTTCTTCCACAGCCGACGTTAGCAAGACTTACGATAATTACGATGACTACTACAATGATAAGACAGGTAGCTCCAGCAATGTAGATGAGAGTTCTGATGCTACTCACAGTCAATACACTGGTCCAGCGGGTGATACAGTAGATGTATACTCCGGAAATCAAGGAACCGCTATTGTTGGACCTCGTGGTAATGTAGCAACCACGACTGACTCTAGCTCGGCATCCACATACAATAGCAACAGTGCGACCGTGTATACTGGCCCCGCAGGAAACAGTGCTGCTGTGGTTAATTCTAACGGTATAACCAGAGCACAGATCCCTGCTGGCGATGAGGACATGTACATACTTAAATCTCAGATCGTTCCACCAGTGTGCCCAGTGTGTCCCACGATAACCACATGCCCACGCGAAGAAGCCTGCCCCGCTTGTCCTCCGTGCGCAAGATGTCCGGAACCAAGCTTCGAATGTAAGAAGGTTCCAAACTACTCCGCTGGACAGAGCCAATACTTACCCAGACCCGTTCTCTCCGATTTCAGTCAATTCGGCATGTAATTAAGACCATATATAGTGTTATCTAGCTATGTATTGTCATTTAGCGTTTCTTTGTCTTTCTACCCTTCTTCTTCTGTTTCTTCCCGATAGACTTTCTTCCCTTACGAGCTTTACCTTTACTTGCTGAGCGTCGGATCGTACGGCGTTTTGGTTTCTTCTTACCCTTGGTTGGGGCGCGTTTTTTGGACTTCTTCGATTGTTTCCTTTTTCTCCTGCCGCCTGCGGCTCTCGTCCATTTCCTCCCCAGAGGATTCTTTTTCTTTTTCTTTCACAGCGGTTTCTTCCACAGCGGGTTCTTTCACAGCCGTTCCTACTACAGGCGCAGGTGTCATCACTACATCATCTTCACCACTACTAGCACTAGCACCATGAGCCGACTCCTTGATTGGCAAGTCGCTTCCAGAGAACAATGAGTTCATTATTGGTACCAGCCCCTTGTCACCGAAGTATGCATCGAGATATTCCATCGCACTTTGCTGATTAATGACATCAATTTCCCTTAGTCTTTCATTCTCAGCAGCGATGAAACCAATGTTGAGAACGATGTCGTTAGCAGATTCCTTCGTTACAGGGAAGTTTCCGGCCTCTCTCATGGTCATTAGTAGACTTAACAACTGGCTTGATAGAACGATGAACTCACCGTTTTCTCCTTTATTAATCGCACCGCTTTGCCAGCAGGCCGTGAAGAGGGATACGATGAAACCATTAAAATAGTCTACATTCGTACTGGCATCTACCACGGATACGGATTTTAGCGTCGGCATTTTTCTTGTTTCTCTTGCCATGGTAGCAAGCTGTAGAGGGGATGGTTTGGGTAGTCTCCTGACGCTTACGTCACATGCTGCCGAACGTAGAGCACTGTATAAAGATACAGGCCATTCGAATAATATCATATCTATAATTCCTTGCACACCAGAGACAGCGCCGACAGGGTTTAAAACCGCGTCACCAAAAGCGCCACCAGCGAGCACTCCTGCTAGCCATGCGGTCATTTTAGCGACTTCTGCCTCATTATTCTTAGCTATCTCCGAGCATGTTGTCGTGAGCCCAAATGCTCCACCAGCAAGTCGACCAGCAACTTCAAGGGAGCCTTCGCATGTCTTTTGGAGTACCTGCGAAGCAGTAAGCGCATTCATGATACTGGTAGACAAACCAGTGATAGACGTGTCTAGGTTAAATAGTTGCTTTGTGAGCGTCTGCTGTCCGATATATAGACCGCCGATGCTCAAGCAAGCGAGTGAAAACGTAATTGCCTTGCGGATAGCACCTGGAGCTCCGCCTTTTTGTCTCCTTCGCTTGCCGCCACCCGCTGCCCCGGTACTAAACAAACTGTCTGTATGTTCGACGATGCCTTTCAGTATATCCGGAAGATTGTTTTTGAAGCTCGCAATGAAGAGACTATCTAATGGTGTCTGGCCGCCTCTCGTTCCGCAGGCACGAACTATTGTATCCCATGCCGAGTCTCCGTACACATTCTTCACTATCTCTCGGTTTACGTAGTAAGATCCTAATAGCATCTGCGTCGCCGGTAGTTGCAAGAAGTGTTCAGGCTTTTTCACAGACTGACTAAGCACATTGTACGAGTTACAAACAGCTTGAGTCGCCATCTCTAATTCACTATTCATACAAGAAGCCATTGTTATAAACACTATGAAGATTTTTTTCTTCGTTTGATACACTTTTCATCAATGGTTAATGTTGGACACTTCTCTTCCTGAGGAACTATCCTTATTACGCACTTAGCTTTCTTTCCATATAACGGTTCAGTGCACCCTTTTTCACTCTTCGACTCTTTCTCGAAGTTGAATAGCTTGTCGTCTTCAGTACACCTTGCCCTAAAGTGTTCGTATCTTTCCCGAACATCGCAATAGCTAAGTCCAGATTGTTTTCCTAACATCTTATTTATTGTCTCATGCAATCGGTAGACGTATCTAGAAAACCTATCTCGATTTGCGAAATGTCTGTCTTTGAGAGGAAACGCATTGTAGTTACGAGTGAGATTTGTTCTACAATGCCCACATGGGAGAACGTACTGAAGACTCTCCATAAACCTCTTGTAGTGTCGCTTGTCTTCTTTTGTCGGCTTTACGGGATAGTTAAAGCTCATAGTGTGCAAGTAATGCCACATACTTGGCCCCCAAACGCTGGTTAACATACCGTCACCACTACCATAGTCCTTCTTGCGATAAGTTTTGGAGCGCGACTTCTTTTTCATATTATTCTTCCTTGTTCGGGACATGTTGATATAATATCAGAAAAAGATATACTCCGATATTATACTAAGGACATGGAATCAACTCTATCTACATTTCTCGACAGTACAAAAAAAGATTGTCTTCTTGTAGGAGGCGGTCTGATGATGATAGCAATTGCATATGCAATGCAGGTTGCCCATAATTCCATTGCATATTATTTGGTTGCCGCAGGAGGTCTCATGGTAGTCGGATATGGAGGCTGTCATTTCACAGGTGAGCTAGTTAGTGCGACTCCCGAACTGAATCGTATCCCTGCGATGCGACGCAACGTAATTGCAGCCTATGCAATGTCCATTATGTTAGCCACCACAGTCATGTACGCTACATACAAACTTGCTTTCTGACCAAAGCAGCAATCTTCTCTTCAACAGGTACGGATTGATCCTTGTTAATGAACGTGAACTTCACAGCACGAATTGCTTTATAGTACTCCTTATCGCTTTTGAATGCGCTTCTTTCTAGATTGATCAAGTGACCTCCTCTTCCTCTAAACAGCATATGTTATCTAGTATTACAACGTGATAAGCCTTTAGGCTGGTTCGTTAGTCTTTTATCCAACATTATCGCAGCTAATACTATAATGTTAGAATCATTGAGAGAAAACGCCAAGAAGGTATTGACTAACCCTCGAACTCTTGTCATATTAGTCGTTGCAGCTGTATTCATAGTCGCCGCAATTTATACGTACAATCAATACGTCAAACCACGACTGGATGTTGCATACGCTCCAAACAAGGAGTTTGTGAGTAAAGACGATTCCCCTGCTTCTGTAGCAGATCTTTACTTCTTCTACACGACGTGGTGTCCTCATTGTAAAACTGCCGCACCGGTCATGGCGAAACTGAAGGAATACTTAGAAAGTCAGGGAGGAAAGGTGAATGGTGTTACGGTTAACATTATAAGCGTTGACTGTGAACAAGACTCTGCTACCGCTGATAGGTTCAAGGTAGAGGGCTATCCTACAATCAAGCTGATGCATGGCAGTAAAGTAATCGAATACGATGCAAAACCCGATCTAGACACTCTGCAGAAGTTTCTCTCTTCTTCTCTCTAAGAAGGCTTGAGCCATCTTACAACCTTTCTCTGTCACCTCGCCCCTAGTCGTAGAGGAGGAACATGCTTCCAGCCACACATTCATCCCGGTCAATTCTGATGCATCGCAGGCAACCTCATTTTCGATGCTCTCATCGATCAATGCAGATCGTTCTATCATCCTATGGATTTTCAACAGGAGTGTATGTAGGTAAGTGACACCCGTTATGTTTTCTTGAGTGATCGATGCATCGCTACTACTCCAGATGTTAGGGAATCCTAGTATAGTATCCCTATCTTCTACGCTTTCTGCACAAATATCTAGCGGGTAATTATTCACTAGTCCACCGTCTGAATAGCACCCGCCGTTATATATCACTGGTCTGAATGCTAACGGGGCTGCGGCCGACATGGCAGCTGCTGTATGAACGGGCAAGTCTGGAAATGTGGTATGCGACAAAACTACTTGGCTCAAAACATTGCTTGCATTTAAGTCAACCGTAATAAGTTTCATGGTTATACCAGTCTTCTCGTACATCTGCATGAGTGTTGCGTCCTCTGCAAGGTCTATAGAAGAGAGAATAGGCTTGAAAATTATTCTGGAGAGGACCACTGCATCGACACCTCCGTACTGGAAGATATCCAAAAGATCGCTAGTTCCGTTTTCGAACGCCTTATCCCACGGTCTCTTTACGATGTAGTCTTTTATTGTCTCCATTTCTAATCCAGACGCCACCATCAACCCAACTAAAGCACCCGCGGATGTGCCGGTTATAGTCTTAATATTCTTGATGTCCCAGAACGCCTGTTTTTCCAGTTCGTAGAGGGCTCCTATCGTCATGAGGCCCGAAGGCCCACCGCCAGCTATGACTATATGTTCTATTGTCATTAATGAGACGTTCGCTAAGGGTTTAGATCTTTTTTCTAAGGAGTAATTAGTTATGGACTCGATATTTACACTAGATGATAGCGAAGACAAGCGAAAGATCAACATGGACGAACTATACGAAGAGAAACAGAAGAGGGACTTGATTACAGTTGGTGTTTACAACAAGATTCTGAACCGTGTTCAGTCTAAGATAAGGACTACGTCTCGGCAACGGAATAATATGCAGTGTTGTTGGTATGTTGTACCCGAAATGATGATTGGAGTACCTGCATATGACCATGGCGGATGCATAGCGTATCTGATAAACGAGCTGCGGGATAACGGATTCATAGTACGTTATACTCATCCGAATCTTGTTTTTGTGTCTTGGGCCCACTGGATGCCGGCACATGTAAGAGATCAGGTTAAGAAACAAACTGGCGTACTTATCGATGGGTTCGGTCAAGAAAAGAGACCGAAGAATACGGACAATTCATCGAATGATGATGCCTCTTCACAGGATGCGAATATGCTTATGTTTGGGACCAAGTCAAAGACTGTCTCTCTTAAGAAAGATAAGAAGTCATTCAAGGAAATAAGCTCTTATCAGCCATCAGGTGGTATGATATATAACAAAGACCTCATGAGCAAAATAGAAAACAAGTTGATATAAGTGATACCGTGTTCTCATATACTACAGCATCACTTCACCACACATGTGTTCTCTAGGTCTCTCATTATCTTTCTTTTGTCTCGAAGAGTGAGATCCCTTGTCGTCTTCGCGACTGCTTCTGCATATCTAGCAGAGTCTGGATGATTGCTATCAGCCCAATTGGGATACTGTCCAGGTATTTTTGCCAAATCTTCCTTCGCTACTTCGCGGCTTAATACATCGATTGCTTTTCCAGACTGGTCCCCCTCCCAGCCGTCCTGTTGATCTTTGACGTACCATTTTTCTTCATGAGTATGAAGGGGGCGATCGATCTGTGGGAGACCGCCTAGCTTCTTTGATATTATCTCTGTGATTAGACTAGGATCCCCGCAGATTAGCCCTGAGTTACGCTGTAGATCAAGTTGTAGCGACTTGGCGAAGTCTTGGATGGAGAGCGCATTTTTACAGTGCTCGTTTAGAAAGAAAGAAATATTGAAGGTTTTGTTGTGACTGTTCGTATGGGTGGTATTATGATGTCCAGATTCTGCGAGCATCTGCATCATAACCTGGTTTTGATCAAGAAGCTTTCCCATCACCTCAATGACAGAACGTTCAGTCACGTTAGTTGGTTGAGCGGCAGGTGTCGGTGTGTTTTTAATCGCTAGGTTCTCAGTACCGAGCAACTTTTTGCATATGCGTTTGTGACGAGACAAGTTAGACCTATTAGCGTATTCCTTACCACAATCGCAGTGAAAGGTCTGAGCAACTTTTGGGCAACTTTTTGTTGTCATTTTGTTGTCATTTGTTGTCATTTCACGTTTTTTGTGTTTTATGGTCTGAATATGTTTTTTCCAACTCGAAAGTTTACACGTTGTATAGTCACAACTTTCACAGTGATGTGAATGGGCAACTTTTGGGCAACTTTTTGTTGTCATTGTTGTCATATAATAGGACAACAAAAAGTTGCTTAAACCGTTTGAAAACGGGTGTGTTTAGTACCTTTTTTTCAGTCCTACATAACACCCCTACATGTTTTTTGAGTGATAGACTCTGTTTTACTTACAAGCGTCATGATAAACAGCATTTTTTTTTCGCATTCTCATCCTCAATTTCTTAGATAAATGATATCTTCTCAGATTTTCTGTCAAAAAATCAAGGATGAAAACAGTGTTAAAAAGTTACGTTTGTTAAGACGCCTTTACATAGACGTATAGAATCGGTGCAGAATATGTACTTACAAGTATGTAAGAGATATAGCAATATAGCATATACACGAAGAGAAAACACACACAAATACACGAAGTATCTTGCTACAGAGATGGAATGAAGGTTATATAGATTACTACTGATCTACATAACTTGTGGTGACCGCTTATTTCTTGCTTGAAGATTTTCTCGTTCCCTTTCTTGAGCGAAGGTTGTAACGAGGAAGCTTCTTATTTGTCTGCTTTCGGCAGAAGGATCTCTTCTTACCTAGTGCCATTTTGCAGCCCTTAGTATGGCGACACTTGGCTGTTTTAAGACCCTTACATCCGGACTTCTTAATTCTCTTTCTGTAGGCTCTCTTTGCGCTTGAACGCAACGATCTCTTTGAGGTTTTCTTACCTCCCGACAACTTACTGCAACATTCAGTCATTATGCATTAAGTTGAGAAAATTGTTTGATTAGGTGTTCTTCGCGTCCTCATTCTCAGGACTATCAACCGGTACTTGATATTGTGGGTAGAAGTAAGGCTGGATACCTGCGAACGGTAGGTATAATGCCTGCTCTTTCTTAGCCAACTCATCTTTTTCTCTCTTCAGGTCTTTTTCAACTGCCTCTACTCTTGATATTGTCTCTTCAGCTTTTGCAATCACCTTAGCAGGGGCATCATTATATTGATTAGACCCTACATATGCGGATTTGAGCGGTTCTGCAAGCGCTTTCTCCGAACTGGTTTCCCTCAGCTTCTCAACCTCTGATGCGATAACATCGGTGTCAATTTTTTTCACTGCATCGCCAAGCAATTTCTCTTCTTCTTCTTCTAGCAACGCGGCTTTGACCGCATCCTCTGATGAACTCGCACCGGTTAGATCCTTAGTTGGCTCTTCTGAGTCTGAGCCAATTGTTGACGGAGCACTTGCTATCGTGTTTGCTATCTCGGCTTCTAACGCTTCTATCTGTGAATTGCTAGTTTCCCTCATTTTGGATTCAACGATCGCCTCGAAAAGCTCCAGTCCTTCTATGAAATCGCTTTCACAGCCAATGTAAAGATCGATAATGACGCCTCTCGCTTTGACAACGAGATCCTGGAGTTTGGCTTCGGTTAGTGCTGGACTAAGGACAATAGACTTCTTTGACTTATCCTTAGTAACTAGGAACATTGTGTCTATGATAGTCACTAGTTTGTCCTGGTTATCACTAGTCGTTTTCATCATCTTGTTGATATGATCAGCATAAGCTTTGAACAAAGGATCGGATAGCGTGCCAACATGCTTTTTCGTGAAAGGTCCAACTCCACCGCACCCTTTGCTTCGGTGAAAGTCACGCAGCGGAATCTGGCTGAACTTAGTAACTACTGGCTTACCATCGGCACCTAGTGGGATTGATTTATTGCCCGTGAACGCCTGGTAGAATGTAAGCACATCATTTTCATACTGGCGTTTCATGGCGTCTGACATACCTGTGAACCCTCCATTGTCGTAGTCGTACATATCATAGTATAGCTTCTCTAGCTCGGGAATACCCGGTTCTTGATCCAAGTTTTTGTCTTTACCTCGTGCCCGATCATAGTTCATGCCGCAAAAGTCAGGACTAACAGTTATTGGGACATCTGGTTGCACATTGAAGTCTTTGTTGTTGACGAGAGCATTCAGTCGTTTGGAACAGATGTTGAGTTGCTTGGTTTTCGCTCCTTCGGGAATATCTGCCTTCTGCATTATGCTAGCTTGTACTGGCCTACCAGTACTATCCTTGTAGCTGTATGTAGGGTTGATAGTAGTTAATATCGCCGAAAACAGGTGCGCAGCCTTGACGTAGTGCTTCGCAAGGCCGATACATAAACGTCTCTTAGTTGTCTTGTTAGACACGTCAAGATCGTCCAACTGACTCTTCTTCACAAAAAGCACCCTCTCGTTGTCCATCTCATCGACAACTACACCATCCTTTGTTCTTTGGGCCAAGAATCTTACGTCTAGATCGTTTAGGTTATTGGCAATGATTTCCGACGTCATAATAACTAGATTGTTACAGTAGTCTGCATCAGCCAGCTTTTCCATATCTCGAAAGTTTTGTGTGAGAATATAGTTCGTTGCCACATAATCTATTTGCTTTGCTAAGGACACTTCTCCTGTTTTATCGCTTGAAGTGCTGTTACCCATGATACTATGTAGAATAATTAGATAAAAAATTGCAGTTGAATACAACATATTCCTTGTGACAAGATTCTCGAATGAGTGGCGTGAAAACTAAGAAGGTTAAGAAAGACAGAAGAGACAAGAAAGCCCTTTGGGATAAGTTTGACGAGGAAGTAGCACCTACTAATGAACCGATCCAATGTGTGTATAGAACGTCTGGAGAGAGAGAGACATGCGATTGTTGTGGAAACCAGTTGGCTCTAACTATTGAAGGCTTCCAGGCCTGTCAGAACAGCAAATGTGGCGTCGTGTATACCGATATGATCGATCGCAGTGCAGAATGGCGATACTATGGTGCAGAAGATAGCGGATCATCAGACCCGACACGATGTGGAATGCCGATCAACCCACTGCTCAAGGAATCGTCTTTCGGATGCAAGGTGCTGTGTAATGGAGGATCTTCACACGAGATGAGAAAAATCAAGAGGTACACCGAATGGATGGGAATGCCGTACAGAGAGAAGTCCCAATATGATGAGTTCCAGCGTATTTCCATGCTAGCTCAACAAGGAGGTATCGCTAAGATTATCGTTGATGATGCGATGAGATACCATAAGCGTATATCTGAAGCTCGCACGTTCAGGGGTGAGAACAGAGAAGGTATAATTGCCGCGTCACTTTACATATCATCGCGCATAAACCAGTTCCCCCGCACACCAAAAGAAATTGCTGAGATATTCAACCTAGACAGCGACGTCGCTACGAAAGGCTGTAAGAACGCTGTCAACATCATCAATGGGTTGGAACATGAGTTGGACAACAATGAAAGAACCAGACTCTGTATGACTACCCCGTCATCTTTCATTGATAGATACTGTAGCAAACTTAGAATGACTAGCGATCTCAATAAGATCTGTATGTTCGTGGCAATAAGAATTGAACGAAATAAGATGGTTCCAGAAAACACTCCACATTCCATCGCAGCAGGCATCGTGTATTTCGTTGCTCAGGTTTGCAATGCCGCCATCTCCAAGCAGGCGGTTAGTGATGTTAGCGGAATTAGCGAAGTAACTATCAACAAATGCTTCAAAAAGCTTGACTCACTTAAAAACGTATTGATCCCATCGCAGGTGTTAGACCAATACACTAGAGGTCAGACATCCCGGTAACAAACATCACATATCCTGAACACGTCTCGGTTCCTACATTCGCTTTGCGCAAGACTAGGTAGAGAATCACATTAATCGTAATTAACCCTAATAGCAGGGGTATCCAAGTTTTCTCTTGCATGTCAAGACCAACATTATGTCCTGATATTAGCATGACAACAACAAGACCTATGAGATAACATATAGTGATATGCAATGATGTCGTACATATCACTTTCCCAATATGGCATTTTCTGGTTGGAATTATGGAGATCCCTACGCCACCCTCTGACGTTGGTACCACTTTTGTTAAGTTTCTTTTAGTTTCATGCATTATTTGCATTCTCGCAGATTTGATACACGAAGATTCAATTTTGTCCGAGGGGTCTATTTCTTCTAAGAAAGTCATATGCATAGAACCCGACTGAGTTAACAAGAAACGCTCTTGCCATACATACACCATAACCCTTCCACATGTTTCCCTGTGCCGTTGCTTTCACAGCTGACCAGTTATTTGATATTTGGCGATTTCTCATAACATCTAGAGGATATGTTGATGTCCAAGAGATCATGCCAGCCACACCTCCAGCAATGAGGGGATGAACACCTATCTTTCTTGCAGACTCGAAAGTCATGAAATAAAACCCGAAAGAGATGCTCTCCCTACATACAGTCGTAGAGAGACCTTTTTGTCTGATAACTGCATCCCAGTTGACGACTTTCCCAGTTTGCCGTTTCACCTTTCCGATGTCGGCTAGGAATACCATTGGCGACATAATCGTGCCACTAATGAAACCTCCCCAAAACGGCCCAAAGTCTTTTTTTCGCAGTAATTCATACGTCCCGAAGCTAGCGGAGCATATTCCTACGCTAGTAAGCAATGGATATTTCAGTCCAGCCATTGGGGAATGGAGTTTCGTCGATCCATTCTGCATTCTGACTTTTAATGTGTCTAACGGATGCCCCACCACCGCCTGAATAAGACCTGATACACCACCATATATGTAGTCTTCCATAGTTGTACATATATACCAATAAATGTTTAACTCCTTAGGAGTTGAAGTTCATTTCACCGACGACATTACACGTCATCGGGGCTGATGCGAAACCGCTCCCGCCGAGACCGAAAGCATAAGTTGTAAACTGGACGTATCCACTCGAAATACTGTTCACACGCCGTTCAACTGCATAAACTGTTGCTACCTTGCCCTTCGGCACATAGAGAGGGGAATCGAGTGTAAACGTTTCTGGTGCGTAGGAGTTACTTCCATTTATGAAAGGGTTATAAATAGATGCTCCCGAAGTTGGAACACTTATCGAACGTGTATTCAGCCTTCTAGCGTAGTTGCTAGTCGTCGTGTTACCGTTTTTGATGTCTGTAGAGAGCATGTTACTAGGCCATGTTGACCCAGGGTTGAAAGAGTGATAATTAAGACTAGGTGAGCCGGTATTCGTTCCATCCTCGTATCCCACCCAGAGCTCCATGTCGACAACCTGCATTGAACCAGTAGTGTTGGCTATGGAGCAGTAAACACCGTATGTTTGAACCGTAACAGCTCTTATCAAACAATCGTAACTCATCAAATGTCTGGTCAAGATCACAGGAGATCCTTGACCGGTACTCGATACTTCCCACAACGAAAACTCATCGCTAGTCGCATGTTCTAAATAACTAGTCGAACTGGTAAGACGCTTGTGTACATTAGGAGCACCGTTTCTTATTGAAGTTGCAATTACGCAGGTGAATCTGTAGGGCGAGGTCTGAGCCCAATTTGTGTAAAGCGGTGTAGGTAGGGATGAAAACCCTCTACGTTGAACAGGGAATTGGTTTGTGTTATCAAAGAACTGCATTCCGTTTGCTGCTGTCGGGAATGTACCTCCACCAAGATTGTTTAGATGGCTTGTACCATTCGCGTTGGTTGCTCTAAAAATCAGTGTTGGTTCTAGCATATTAATGAAGCGACCGCTCGTGGTAGACGATCCTAGATCGCCTATTCTAATAGATGATGATGTGTGACGTGTCAAGTTATTACATTCTATTGTACTCGCACCTACCACGTTCTTACTGTTCATGTCAAAGCCTGAACCGTTGAAGAAAAACGTGTTGCCTCCACCCATCGAGAACGTACCGGCCGTATTAGCTATGTTATCACTCCGAATAAGTATGTTTCCATCCGTAACAAGAGAAATTGTTGAAGCTGTGCCAGACGACTCCGTATTAACAGAGAATCCTGCTCCAGCCTCGCTAGTCTCGAAGGAAACGTCCCCACCTTCCTTCATCGAGAATGTCGGGTGGGCTCCTGGTCCGCCATCCATGTCAATTCCTGCCACACTGTTCTCACCGTTGATGTTCAAATAACCATCCGATATTGTAGCATTTGTTTCAACGAGATTAAGTCGACCTTGGTTGATATTGACATATCCTTCTTGGAAAACATGGTCTTTCGTAGTTGTTGACATGCTGTTGCGGCCCTGCGGATCGTGATCTAATGGGGCTGCTTCGCGACTGCTAGTGTATGCGGTTCCCGTAGGGCTGGACGGAGTGTCCGTTACGTATACACCGGGAGAATTGTCAGGGCCTAGATTGGTGCCCTGGGAAACTATGTCCCATCCCTGATTGTCTCGATTCTGGTAGAGGGATAGGTAGAATGTACCCGAACCTCCACTAGACTTGAGCTGTGCCTGGAGAACAAAACCATCGTATGTACCAAGAAACATAATTCTTAGACCGGTTACTCTCATAGAGCTGAACCAGCTTGAGGATTCGACATCAATGTAGTGTCCGGAACTAAACTTACCTCCACATCTTGCGATTACCCCAGAGTGATGGCTTCCCGAGCGCTCGTGCAAGTAGAATAGACCTTCCGCACGAAGCGCATTTCTATCGGTCCCATCACCTGCCCTAGCTATAGTGAGCCAATCCCCATCAGAAAAGTTAGCGGTGTCCAATGTGAATGTCACAGACTCTTTTAGCGCGTAGTTTCCAGGTGCTACCTCTTCACCATTGACATGAAGAGTGGAAAACGAAGCGTCGACACCTGTTATATCGCCACAACTTATGTCATTGCAACTTATGTCGTTCCCTCTGATATGTCCTGGAATGCTGACGTTTTCTGAACCTATATGCGTGAACGTTTGTCCGTAGGCACTGCTTATCACGGCCTCCTTAACAATGGTGGGTAGATTACTACCATCTTGTACATTGAAACCATCATTGATTCTCCAGTATTGGACGTTTGTGACTCCAGATGGAGGGAAGTCTTTGATGTTTTCTTCGTTCTCGTAGAACTTGGCTTCAAGGTATTCAGCCTTATTTCCCGTGGCTGGATTATTGAGTTCGACAAAGAGACCGTATCGATGAACAACTCCTTGTGCTGGTGAGGATACAAGTGGGATATTGGAAGCTATCTTGGTGATGAAGACTCTTTTAATTAAAGGTTGTCCTTGCGTCGTAGTAAGGTCCATACATGAGCTATCATCAATATATATCGCCTCGGAGGTATCAGAGTTTGGTGTGGTTGCCGAGATCGCCCCTGTGCTGACGATTACTCTACCCCTCAATACATGCGCAAGCTGGGGTTGGTCTATTCCTGGATCGGAAGCGGTTATTCGGAATGTACACGCAGCCTGTATACTTGTATGAACTCCACTACTTGATTGAAACGGAGTTTCTATAGCAACCCATGCTAGAGGTATCCAACCTGATGTCTGATCGAACGTACTCCTGTATTGACTGGTTAGCGTACTGGCCGCCATAATAAGGCTATCACCCTGTGTAATTGTATTGCGATCAACTACGACATCTTGCTCGAATGAAGCGTTTAGCGAGACGTCTAATGTACCTTCGACTGCGACATTACCGCATATATCGACATTCCCTTCGACAAGTAAGTCGTTTAGTACTTTCACATATGGTGCTCTGAACGGAACAGTAGATATGTTATTCGCTCTTAAGTAGAAGTCGAGTGTAGGGTTCCAGTCAAGTTCATCTAGTACTAAAGCTCTGTCGTAGGGGTTACCAATGTTAGTTGAACCAGTTATAAAGCAAACAGGGTTGTTGTCTGCCTGAAACACAGTATCATTGAAGCTGTCAACGACCGTATCTCTGTACGGCTCCCATCCGTAATAGCTAGTGTTGTGCGAAACCCTTATCTGCCCCCGCCAATCGGAGCTTGTTGAATTAATCTGTAATTGGAGTATGGCACCGTCGTAAGTCCCCTGATCTGGAGTTGTGCTTGTGTTGTTAGTGAAATATACTATGCGTATGGCTCGCCATGACAGTGCACCACCATACCAGTCGTGATGAACCATGTTGATCGCATTTCCTCTTCCGAACTTATGCGAGGCATGAAAGTTCATCGTTTGGTGAACACCCGATTGCCATGATTCGACTTCGAAGTAGGCGTCTGCTCTAATATTAGAGGTAGATGACGGTCGTCCTGCTCGAGCAATTGTTATCCAATCGCCTGTATTCACCTCCGTGGCCTTTATATATGCCCAGTCGAACGACGTTACCTAATGGATAGCCGGTCCGGCCAGTGTTGCTCAGCTCTTTTTGGTCTATCAGTGTGTCTTCCGGGAGGATAGCCTGGTTGCGTACCAGCAGGTTGTCACATGATATGTCGGTTGCTTCGACACTATTGAAGGAAGCATCGCCCCCTGAGCCGCCAGCTCCTTTCGCACCTATGTATTTGATGTATGAAAGTTTGGGTTGGTCGGCGGCAGGATTTGGTATGTTTGCATTTAAGGCTGTATCAGATCCGAATATCTGCACAAACCCAGACTTAGGATCGACCAACCAAGCAAAGTTGCCAGTAAAATAAGGTTCTTGGAATCCATTAGACTTCGTTAACACCGGAAGATAGGAGTTCCAGCTAGGATCGTAGTTGAATGGTATCATGTCTGATAACCCACTAAACTGACTATTACTATTGCTAGATGGATCTGGGACATACCATGTTCGCTTAGGATCGTTTCCATTTCCAGGGAGCGCTTGTTGTAACGTGACGTTGTAATAGAAACGAAGAGTCCCACCGGCTAGATCCACAAACGAACCATCTGTTACGCTATTGTCCGTAAACTCTTGATGCTTTGCAGGGCAACCGTAGTACGTTATACCACCAGACGTATACGATACATTGCTCAGGTCGGCCGGAAACGACGTTGAAAATATTGTATCATTGATGACATAATCTGTGAAAGGGTACCTGTTGGTCGGGTTAGTGAATGGCTCTTGGTGCACAACATTAACCACATTATTCGCCTCCTTAAATAGTGAGTTTATCTTCTCTTGATCGGTGGCTGCCATATGTTTCTATTATATGAAGACAATTTTACATATTAGAAACCGTAGTGTTGAGCCGTAGGGATGATTTATGCGTATAATGTCACCCACTCAAGCGAGACACCCCCGATATTATCTGTGCTATTGACGTCCAGACCTATACTTATTGTGACCTCCGTAGCCGAAGGCGCACTTGATGTCGTGGCCCATACTCTTTGCCCATCAATCTGGTTCGCGACTGGTCCGTACTTAATCGCAATTCCCCTCTGTGCCGAGTTTGATGTCCGAGCTTGACCATCATAAGCATTGCGCGACGGTGTAGACGAGTTGAACTCTTCGTGGAAAAGCCAATAACCCTCTGTTGCTGAGGCGCTACCAGACGGAGTAGAAACGTGGCTGATTGCTGTTCCGCTTTGATTCTCGACATTGATTGTGTAGCCGTAACCTAGAAGACTCGTGCCACCAGGCAAGCTTGGAAACGTATTGGTCGGAGGCATCTTCACTGTAAATGTTACAAACTTGAGTGTCCTTGAAACCGCACCGGTTTGATTACCTTCCCACCATAAAGCGAATGCGCTTGTCGTATACGTGAAAGTATAGCTCGCACCGGTCGCAGTCAGAGAAGAATAGTCTTGGTTTATAGAGCCTGGATTATAGTATATGCTCGAGTAGTCGATATATGGCATAAGCTTAGGGACCGGCTCACTTGGGCTCCTAAATGCTCTGTCAGCCCACATCAGTTGTTCGTTCGCTAGAGTCTGACTATGGTTTAGGTTGGTCGGTGCAGCTGTTATACCTTGGCCAACTAGAGTTCCTACCGGATTACGAAGGGCAAACACAGCACCATTGCCTAATGTGTCCTGTAAAGCAGACCCCATCTCGATAAAGCTATCCGGTAAAGCTCCTGGTGCTGTCCCTGTGGGGCTCGAGTCCCAGGTGAAGTCCCACCACAAATACTGTCCCGCTGGTCCGAATAGAACATCTTTCGTGGTTGTGAAACTAGCTGTAGGTCTAGCAACGTTATTCTCATACTCAATCTCAATGGCGAATTGATCTCCACTGAACAATGTGTCCGCAACATTTCTCGAATATCTGATTCCGAGTGCTGTCGATGATCCCGAATCCCATGCTAATCCCGGTTCTATGTTTGTCAAGGGGTTATGTTGTGTCGTAGTTGGAGAGATAGGAAACCCAGACGGCCATGGGTGGGTAGATGTCTGTGACACTGGTGTCTCAATACTATCTTGATACTTCGTGATGACGCTAGATATAGTCAGGCTGCGTCTCCAGTACTCGTCTAGCTGGGATATGTCATAAGTGAAAGTAATAGGAACCGGTGTAGATGTGGTTGGAGGCATGCTGAGTCCGAAGAACTTGAATGGAAGCGAAGTAGTGGGATTCACGTAGGATGTCAAGCTGTAAGCAGTATCCTGTGTTGGTTGTGTCCCGATATAAAAGTTGCCATTCTGATCTATGCCCGATGTCTCCTGTCCTCTAGGACGAAGGCTAAGGCTCAAAGTAGGTGTTGTCTGATTCGAGGAGGTGTAATATTTGTCTATTATCTCCACAGTGTAGGGGTTGTAGTCGTAGTTACTGATATCTGGGAACGAGGACAGTGATATGTTCAAGACTTTAACGAAGTCAAGAGTTGCGTCGATATGGTACCCTTGCTTCCGATGTATGTCGATCGTTGTCGCTGACGATCCTCCATCAGCGATGGTGAGTTGTGATTGCACTGCGCCCCCTAACCCATTATTACCTGACAGAGAAAATGTCGTACTGGGTAGGAAACCGTTTATATCACCAGCTGTTTGCATCGCTGGATAAGGACCTGAACCACTGTACGCGTTTGTTACTTTGTTCTCAAAATTAGCTATCTTAACACCGACACTATCAGTGCCCACCAGTTCACCTTGACTTCCAGGTACTAAATTAAGACCCCATGTGATCGTATCTGATGACGAAGAGTAGTCTAGGTCGAACAAGTCGGTTGCTACCAAGAACAACACGTTCTCTATGACATTTGCTGAGTTAGCTGGATAGGCGTCCGATATCCTACTACCAGATGGAAATGTCGATGAGCCTTGCTGAGCGATCTCGAGTTCGTAACCACTAGTTGATAGAAGTCGGGAAATGCTTGCCTCTGCTTGTTGTCTCGTGGGGATACCTGTACTAAAGGAGCTATCTATTCCGTATGCTGTTGATACTGCGGGTGCAGCTAAAAACGTTGTTGTTGATGTCTTACTTATCATGTAAAAGTCATTTGCAGTATATGTGTATTCGGGATACCACTCCATGGTACCGCTAGTAGGGGTTGTTATCTCGCTATGATCTAATGAGTATGTGTTCGATATGCCATACATCGAGACATATGACGCGTCGAGCGGACCTGAATACAGGTTCCTGATGCTTGCGATTTGTTTCGGATTAGGATCGGGCACTCCCGATATATCGAAGCCAAAACTTAGGTTGAGTCCGAAATTGGCCGAGATCGTTTGATTCGGACCAGGTCCTGACCAAGGTACGTTGAGGCTTACGTCTGCCCCACTGACATCGTCGTTATAACCTCGCAGTGTGAATGCAGCATACGATTGTGTGCCGATAAACTCGATTACGGTTGGTGATGTTGGTCCACCGAAGCTTCCTAGTGGGATTGAGTTACCGCATCCATCCGGGATGTAAAGATAATTGTATGGGACAGGGCCATTAGCCGGATATGCTGGATCAACGCAGCTTTCAATGCCGTAGTTATCAAGAAAAACTCGGAATTGGTAACTGCCGCCAGGGGAAAGAACATTCGTGTTTTTATAGAGAGTGTATGGTGCGGTGTTAGATCCGTTCGTGTCCTCTAAGCTAGGTGTTTGAGTAGATGGCGGGCCACCGACGACTGCACGAACTACTGTTGGTGGGATAAATGGCCTATTAATGGTCCCAGACATACTAAGGTCTATCCAGCTCAAATCTGCGGGTGCTTGTGTTGCATTGCTCCAATCGAAATACTGTATGCGTATGTTTTCAAAGAAAGGGATCTTGAGTACTGGACTTGTTCCTGGTGCACTAGAGCCGATAAGAGGATATTGTAGTGCCTGTCCGAATGGTACAGCCGCTTGAGTCTGAGGGGGAAGATTCCATGATAAATCTATTGCCGCTGTAACAGTATTCAGTACCCCAGAACCGTCGGTGCAACTGTCGGGTTTGTCGAACAGGTAATATGAGAGATCAGCTTTTGTAGTAATGTAGTCCGTATTGAGTGATACTACTGCCTCTCCACCGGTGGCGAAACCAACATCGAACTGCTCTTCATCAAAATGAATGCCAGGAACATCTGTTGTTGCAGTAATTGTTCCATTATCGTGTTCGCCACTTGTAATTGTTCCCAGACCGCCACCTCCTTGAGAGGAAAGCTTTGTTCCTTCATAACGTATAAACGATATTCTCGGTCTATTTCTTTCAGTTGTATAATCAGTTGATGTGGAAAGATTGAACGTATTGTCTAACGTATTCTCAGACAGATAAAATACCAAGAAACCACTTGCGTAATCCATGACCCAGCCCAGCGAACTCGGGTTATTGGTTCCCGTAGCAGATTGCCAGGCTGTCGATCCGACAGGATACTTGACGATAGGGGTGAACATGAACGTGTTTTGATCATTATACTTCCACGGAATAGTGTCCCTAAGTCTGTTATTATCCGTGCTCCAAACCGAAGCGTTGCTAGTATCCGGTAACCACCACGCCTGGTTTTTTTGCTGGACCGACGCTAGATATACGTCCTTATAAAACCACAGCGCTGTAGGCATTCCGCTAGCATCGAGCACCTGAGTGGCACTTATTGTCTGATCCCAGACATCATTATTCCAGGTACTTGATGCTATGGATGCAGATGCATCCATGCTTGCGAGAGTATGTTGGAGGTTCACAGGAACATCTTCAGTATAGACACTGTTACCGAAAACCCCGTTTAGCGTTTTGTATTTCTCATTGTTGAACAATGAGCTTCCTTGTCCATCACTGGTTAGCTGACTTTGTGATACACCTTGATATTGCTTGAAGAGTAGAGAAAGTTCATTATCATCTGTGATCGCCGAGTTACTCATTATCGTATATATATTGTGATGCTACAATAAATATGCGTATTTACCTCTATGTTATCGCTCGTACCGTTATGCGACCTACTTCTAACGTCTGTGGAAGGCCTACACAAAAGAAAAACTCTGCCTCGTTCGTTGAACTCGTGGAGCCTGTATTGCCCGTGTTTTGATTGATTCTATGGCTGGATGGTGAGCTAGCTGAATACGATCCTATTCCATTATTTATGCCCGCAGTGCTTACAGGCGTTTGTGCCGCCGCGTGTGTTGTGAACGACGTAGAATTGGAAAACGTCACCGAACTGTCCAGCCACGGTGTGAATCCTTGTGCAGTACCGTCAATGCTATATCTACTTGTGGAGTTAACGAGATTTTCTTTGTAAAACAACAGGTAGTCAGACGCAAAATCAAGTATATTGCCTGAAGGATCTTCCACTTCGACTTCCCATGAACTAGGGAAGAACGCGGTGGTCGATATGTAAGAAAGTTTGAATACAACCCATTTCACGTTAGTGTAAGATTGTGAAAACGCGGACCCTTGTTGGGCAGCATCTATGAATAAGCTACTGCTATAGTTTACACTGCTCGTGTCCCCGCTATTCTTGTAGCTTGAATAGTCAACGGTTTGCAGATGAAAGTTGCCAGCGTAACTGACATATGGGTCGACATGCAGTTTCGCTACTGGTAATGTTGCACCTCTCCATGCGTCCTTTGTCCACATAGCTTGGTTCGAATCGATCTGGCTTGCGAAGGAGTACGTTTTTGGTAGGTACGGTGCTCTTGCCGAACCAGTGCCCAGTGTCGAAGTCGGCGATTGCTCTGTGAACGGGATGTTCGAGACACCCGTTATAGTATTGAGAGCAACCAAAGATCCTTTCCATCCAACAGTGTTGCTCAGTCTGAGAACACTGTTCGGTAGCACCGTACTAGAAGGGAGTGCTCCATTCGCCGTCCAAGAGTAATCCCACCATAGCATTTTACCACCCCATGTCAAATTGTCAAAAGTATCATTAGATGAGGGTGGAGTTCTCAGGAGATTGTTTTGGTTGTGTACTTCAATCTCGAAGCGCTGGTACCCAACTACTGAAGCCCCTGATGGGTCTGGTTGTCTGCTATATCCACCATTATGTTGATTGAATTGACTGCTAGGATATTGCAGTGTTCCAGAAGGTAATGTGAAGGATGTCCATGGCGCCACTGCGGTTGTCCATGGTTGTTGATCTCCGTCTATGTCATTAGGAGTGTTACCTACGTAATAGTGAAGATACGCACCCCCAATCACTTTTTCAGGGGGACTAGAGAAAGCTGGTTCATTATTGGGAGCCCATTCTTCGTCGATCTGCGTGAGTGTATATGAGAAATCGAAATCAGCTGATGCGGGCAATCGCACTCCGAAGAAATAACCATTTGAGAGGGCTTGGTTCTGACTAGCCTCGGCATTTCTATTACTCACGAGAATATCGGCGATCGGCTTTCTGGCTATATATAGGTCCACCTTCCTGGTGTCGGTCTGCACTACAACGTTTGTTGAGTCTTTGAGTTCTTGCTGTATCCGTACCTCGTGAGGTGAATACGTCGAACCACCCCCTGTACCATTATTACATATGTCTGGAACCAGTTGTAGGTCAACACCAGATATTTCGAACTGAGAAATTGTTGTACCAAGATAGTAACCCTCTGTCGTCAGACTCGAGCTTCCCGGGTCTATCATTTGATCAACAGAAAACGTTACCTCACCATTTTGGCTCGTTACAGACTGAGCGACGTTACTGTTCAAGTAGCCTTTTATGTAAGTTGACTCCGCAACAAGTGTGCTACTTGCTGAGGTCGAAAAGATGTGGTGTCTAAACCTAGTTAGGTCTTGATTAGTCGTATCACTACCCAGAAGACTATTTTGGTCTACGTAGGTTCCTGTATTGCCTGTACTATCTCCGTAATTACATAATACTTTTTGTGAAGCCAGCGTCGAGAAACTGATTTGTCCGGTCGTCTCGTCAAGAAAGTATAGAGTAGATTCCGCGTAATTATTCTTTCGTTCCCGGGCGACCACATTAGCAGAGAAGTCCTGACCGGTAACAGATGTCAATGACAGCGGGTTTGAGCCCAATGCAGCCGAGTATGTGGTTGTTACTTCGTCTCGCTTTGGAATGGGTGTAAGAGCAATGGCATTAGCTCCGATACCCGTTGCAGCGTAAACCTTCTGTCCAGAGAAGTCGACAGAGTTATTCGCGGCGTAGTAGGAATTGAATGTGTTCGTAGAAGGGTCGACCGTTATGTATTTATGTTCTGGAAAAGCTTGAATTGTGTCTGTACTCCCTGCAGTTGGACCCGGCCAATGAACGGTGTTTATGTAAGGGGTTGAGAAGGAGGTGAAATAAGGAGATTGTAGGTTTCCACCTACTTGTAATGAACCAGGTATTCTTGCACCGGATATATCGACTCCATACTCGACCCCTAGAGCAGTTGAGCCATATGCTGTGTTTAGACTAATATCCATTCCGTTTGCACTCCCTGTTCCTTTGATCCTAAAACTGTCGTATACGGGGTCTAAGAACTGAATCGTTGCGGGTGGATTCGCAGGCCCATACTGTCCGAAAGGGATGAAATTGGTTTCATCCGGCCAGTATACGTAATTCTTAGGACCAGCCGACTGATTAGTATACGCGAATCTAAATCTATACGATTTCCCAATCGCACTCTGAGACAAGTTAATCTCTAATGGGTTACGAAGATTGTATGTCACCTGAGAACCTGACGCATCGAGGATAATCTCACTAAGGTGGTTCGGGGAATTGTTATTGACATATGATACCCAGCTAACGAATGGACTCGAAATTGGAGTCGTCAGACTGCTACTCGTAATAATTGTGTACTGAGATTGAGTTTGCTCTAGGTAAGCAAACTCGAAATCTGCAATGTATGGTAGGTAATCAAAACTAGCTCCTAGGCTACTAGGAGCAACGGCAATACTTGTCTGTGTCTGCGAAGGTGTACCAGACAACCAACTCAGAGTTATCGATGTTGTATTCAAGTTGTATGAAGGATTTTCAACCCTTGGAGGTTGGTCGTAAAGATCAGACTCAATCTCATCTATTCTGATTGTGTTTTCATTCACACGGGGCAACCCGATCTTTATCTCGGTCGACCCATTCGTCTCAGTTAGAGTGAAACCATCATTCGCCTCAAAAGCAAGGACATCTCTAAGAGCTGGCTGGGTACCCTGCGGACCGTTTACTAACCCGATTGACAGACTACCTGTTCCTCCGGATGAATCCTGACCAGGTGGACCCTGAGCTCCTTGTATGCCCTGGGGACCTTGCGCACCCTGGGGACCTTGACTATTTGCTCCAAAACCAGATGTATCACACGAACCGAATGTTAATGAATTAGACATGCCTATATATAGAGACCACATTTTTGCAGTTATTGCATCGCATTAATATGTTTCACAATTACAATGGCTCCTCATACAGCGTTTATTATACCCTATAGGGACCGCGAAGCACATAAACTAGAAATGGATGCCTATCTCGACAAGTTAATGACTGCACGACAGTGGACAGCAGATGATGTTGTGATAGTTTACGCACATCAGTGCGATAAAAGACCTTTCAATCGTGGAGGAATGAAGAACTGTGGCTTCATCGGAGTCAGAGATACGTTCCCAGACGATTACGGCGATATGAACATCGTATTCCACGATGTTGACTCCATACCTGAAGACATCCACTTATTCCCGTACTCGACCACTCAAGGAGTTGTTGCGCATTACTATGGCTTCACCCATGTATTGGGAGGTATACTCACGATCAAAGGCAGAGACTTCGAAACCTGTAACGGATTCCCAAGTTTATGGGGATGGGGAATAGAGGACAATGAGCTGCAGAAACGAGTTTTGCGGAACAATATGACGATCGATAGGTCTGTTTTCGTTGGAATAAAGGAGACTACCAAAATGAAACCCATGGGTCAGGAAAGAGTTAAAATTGTAAGCAGGACCGAAGCAGCCATGTTTAAAAACAATACCGATCTTGGCGGTGTATCTCAAGTCACCGGAGTTGATTATACCATTGAGAATGAAATGATGAATATTCGGGCTTTCTATGTCCCTAGAGCATTCTCCCACAATGAGTTTTCCAAAGAAGACATGAAGCTTACAGGCGGTAAAATCTTGCTTAACCCTGGTTCTTTCCGACGTAACTGGAGTCTTACTTTATAGATCCTAACTAATGCATTGTATTATGTTATCAATTCATTAGCAAACATTTTATGGCTCGATAGGATCTTTACCATCACGACCTGAAACACTCGCTTGTATCTCAGATGTGTCTCCATCAAATCTTGTATCAAATGAGGTCGCAGTGATAGTTATTGTGCCAGATGCACCTTCCAAAAACCCGACGATCTCGCCTGTTACACCTGACTGCCAGTTGCTCGAGTTCAGCTGAGTTGAGTTCAAGAAAACATCAAATGCACCGCTGCTTGTTGAAGCCGTTAGATTAACTGTTGCTGTAGGAGTTGTCGAGAGGGTCACGGTGAACGTCTGTGGTTGTCCTGATGTCAAGAGCATAAATCCCGGAAAGGCAGTCATGGTTGCTGGTATTAGAGCAAAGTAGCATGGGATGAATACTGTCTGACTAGAACCGCCTCCTGCTTGTGTAAGATCGATGGATGTCTCAAGAAATACCATAGAGTTGCAAGACGCAGGAATACTGTTTGATGAACCTGTGCCGCCTGGGAGAAAAGCCGTCCTGCTTAAAGCATAACCTCCCGATCCATTTATCAATCTCCCGTCTACCCTTGACGGGGCAGATACTGACGACCAGGACACTGTTGTGGGACTTGTTATATCTAACCCGCTACCTCCTCCTCCTGAAGTTCCCTGAGGGCCGACAAGACCTTGGCTTCCCTGGAATCCCTGAACTCCTCGCAAACCCTGAGGTCCCTGTGCCCCCTGTAGTCCTTGGGCTCCTTGGAAACCTTGGGATCCCTGTGCTCCTTGAAAACCCTGAGGTCCTCTATACCCTTGGGCTCCTCTATAACCTTGAGGCCCTTGGGCTCCTTGCAATCCCTGGCTTCCCTGTAGCCCTTGTGCTCCTTTCAATCCCTGGCTTCCTTGTAGCCCTTGACTCCCTACATCTCCTTGGGACCCTACATTCCCCTGACTTCCTTGACTTCCTTGAAGCCCTTGACTGCCAACGTCTCCCTGGGTCCCTTGGCTTCCTTGTAGCCCTTGACTTCCTACGTCTCCCTGCACACCTTGAGAACCTTGGAAGCCTTGAACACCCCTGTATCCCTGGACCCCTCTGTGACCCTGAGATCCTTGCACGCCTTTCTCACCTTGCACGCCTTGCTCACCCTGGCTACCTTGTAGTCCTTGAGAGCCAATAAACCCTTGGACCCCTCTGTGACCCTGAGATCCTTGCACGCCTTTCTCACCTTGCACGCCTTGCTCACCCTGACTACCTTGTAGTCCTTGAGAGCCAATAAACCCTTGGACCCCTCTGTGACCCTGAGATCCTTGCACACCTTGCTCACCTTGGACCCCCTGGTCGCCCTGGTCGCCCTGGCTACCTGTATGACCCTGCTGACCCTGTGTTCCTTGTAGGCCTTGGACTCCTCTGAAGCCCTGATGCCCTTGTGCACCTTGTGCACCTTCGTCTCCCTGAGCTCCTTGCTGTCCTTGTGATCCTTGCGTCCCGATTAGACCCTGGACTCCTCTGAAGCCCTGATGCCCTTGTGCACCTTGTGCACCTTGTGTCCCTATCAATCCCTGACTACCTTGTGCACCCTGAGCGCCAATCGATCCACTTTTTGAAAAGCCAATATAGTAGTTACTCCCTGGCAAAAAAGAACCTCCGTTGCCCGAGCTTGTCAGTACAACAGGAAACTTGCGAAGCTGTATATCTGTTTGTACCTGACCATTTACCTTGAACATAGCATGGTTAAGTGAGTCATCATCAGACCTTATCATTATGTAATCATCTAACTCGATCTCATCCAGAAATCTCTCCAAATTGATGTTGTCTACATTGAATGTGTTGATATACAGATAATTCAATTGTAAGTAGTCAGATTCGTTAAACTCATCGCCTAACCCGAAGTAGATACTTGTGAAAAAACTATTGCTCGGTTGGACGTCATCCGTATACGCCCATAAATGCGGAAAGAAATAGTCACCTTCACTCCCTTGCACACCCTGTGTTCCCTGCTCTCCTTGTGTCCCTTGGTGTCCTTGGCTGCCTTGTGACCCTTGTAGACCTTGGTTACCTTGCGCTCCAATATCTCCCTGTGACCCTTGTGTCCCTTGGTCTCCTTGGCTGCCTTGTGTCCCTTGGTCTCCTTGGCTGCCTTGCGCTCCTTTCAGCCCTTGGTGTCCCTGAGATCCTTGGCTACCTTGCGCTCCGTTGTCTCCTTGGTGTCCCTGAGATCCTTGACTACCTTGTGTCCCTTGGTCTCCTTGGCTGCCTTGCGCTCCTTTCAGCCCTTGGTGTCCCTGAGATCCTTGGCTACCATTGTCTCCTTGGTGTCCCTGAGATCCTTGTGCACCTATGTCTCCTTGTGCACCTATGTCCCCTTGGTGCCCCTGAGATCCTTGGCTACCTTGACTACCTTGACTACCTTGGCTACCTTGAGATCCCTGCTCCCCTTGTGCACCTATGTCTCCTTGGTGCCCCTGAGATCCCTGAGCACCTTGGTCCCCTTGAGATCCCTGAGCACCTTGGTCCCCTTGAGATCCCTGAGCACCTTGGTCCCCTTGAGATCCTTGTGTTCCTTGAGAACCTTGTGTTCCTTGAGAACCTTGGTCTCCCTGAGAACCTTGTGTTCCTTGAGAACCTTGTGTTCCTTGAGAACCTTGTACACCCTGTAACCCTTGGCTCCCCATGTCACCCTTATCACCGACGAGAGCAAAACTGAGAACGTCAGTCTCTCCAATCGTAAACGGGGTTGGATCAGACGCGGTCACAACAGACACGATTAACTCCCAGTCTCCAAACGGGTTTTCAATAACATCACTAATCGTGAACTGTAACATCACTTCCGGCTCACCTAGCTTGTGAATGCGCAATACAGCTTTTATTGCTGAGTCAACAGCTGCAATAGACTGCATAAATGTGTTTATCGTATCTTCCTGATTGAAAAACTGAGATACGTATATTACGGTTGTTTGGTCTTGTGTAGGATCACCGTTCAATTGATATGTGTCCGGTGGAAGCTGCGTGTCGGGCAACCCTGGATGAACAGCTAGGTTGTAGTCAAACGATGCTCCTCCAAAATTACCGTCTCTGCCTTGAGGACCTTGTGCTCCTTGAGATCCTTGCACTCCCTGATCTCCTTGCGATCCCTGCTGTCCTTGAGATCCTTGCACTCCCTGCTCTCCTTGCGCTCCCTGCTCTCCTTGCTCTCCTTGCTGTCCTTGAGATCCTTGCGCTCCCTGCTCCCCTTGCGCTCCGACATCCCCCTGAGACCCTTGGTCGCCTTGATGTCCTTGGCTCCCTTGAGACCCTTGGTCGCCTTGATGTCCTTGGCTCCCTTGCACACCTTGACTTCCTTGCACACCTTGGGCACCATCACCGCCTTGCGCACCTTGGGATCCCTGTTGTCCCTGAGATCCCTGGGATCCCTGAGATCCATGACTTCCCTGTGGTCCCGTATCACCGGCGTCGCCGAATGCGATACTATATCGTACACCAGGAAGAAACAATCCACTACCAGATATCGGTGTGACATCGTACCGAGATGTTATTGTACCCGAACCGACTATCTGACTTGATTCAATTAGAAAAACTGCGAACTTACTAACATCGCTTTTGTTATAGATCCATATCTTGTCGCCTCCTCCATACGAAGCTAGATGCGCCTGGTTGTCAACCATTTGAGCATCCAATGTGTTCACGTATATGGCGTTCACCTCGAGATAGCTACCATTGAAGGAGAATCCATCATCCGTCTGTACTCCTGTTGTAAAAAAGGTATCGATTGCTACGTCTTCGCCAGAGTGGTCCCATTCTCTAGCTCCTCCCATTGCTCCTGTATCTCCTTCTAGACCGATGTTTCCTTGATGGCCCTGTACACCTTGTGCCCCTTGTAGACCCTGGCTGCCTTGAGTGCCTTGCTGTCCCTGAGCACCCTGACTTCCTATGTCTCCTTGGGCACCAGTGTCGCCCTGGCTACCTTGGACGCCTTGTTCACCCTGCGCACCTATGTCTCCCTGGTGTCCTTGAGCACCCTGAGTTCCCTGGCTGCCTTGCTGTCCCTGAGCACCCTGACTTCCTATGTCTCCTTGGACACCAGTGTCGCCCTGACTACCTTGGACGCCTTGTTCACCTTGCGCACCTATGTCTCCCTGGTGTCCTCGAGCACCCTGAGTTCCCTGACTGCCTTGAGTGCCTTGCTGTCCCTGAGCACCCTGGCTTCCTATGTCTCCTTGGGCACCAGTGTCGCCCTGTGGACCTTGTGCTCCCTGCGTGCCTTGTGCTCCCTGTGTACCTTGTGCTCCCTGCACACCTTGCTGTCCTTGAGGACCGTCAGGTCCTCTAAAGTCAAACCCAATATAGTAGTTTTTATCAGCCTGGAATCCGTTGCCTGATCCCGATACGTGAGAAACATTGAACTGCATATACCGGATGTCCTGGATGAAAGTATTGAAGAACGTGCTAGTCACTTCGTACACCGCATATAGGGTGCTATCAGTGGAGTCTCTAATCCAGATACGGTCTCCGGCTACAATTGATTGAAACAATCCTTCATGGTCTGAGAGACCTACGGATAGTGTGTTGACGCTTACCACGTTGATCTGTGCGAAGTCGCTCTCCGGAAACGAGCCATTCACATTCTGAAACCCAGTATAGAAGAATGAGTCGGGTGGACTCGGCTCGACAGTGTTTGTCCATTCTTGTGCGTTAATCATGTCACCCACATCTCCTTGAGTTCCTTGGTGTCCCTGAGTACCTTGCTGGCCTTGGACACCTTGAGACCCTTGACTGCCTTGCTCTCCTTGATGTCCTTGGGACCCTTGACTGCCTTGCTCTCCTTGATGTCCTTGGGACCCTTGACTGCCTTGCTCTCCTTGGCTACCCTGAGCTCCCTGAGACCCTTGCACTCCTTGGCTACCCTGAGCTCCCTGAGACCCTTGCACTCCTTGGGTTCCTTGGGTTCCTTGGGTTCCTTGTTCTCCCTGTTGTCCTTGAGGACCTTGCTTGCTTAA